CACTAAATGTTGCGAGGTCAGGTAATGAAACACATGATTGTGTTATGCTGACTAATGATATTGATGAAGTCAAAGGCTATCTTGAACACAAATTGACCGATGAACAATTGGCTCAATTGAAGCCCGGACAATACCATGTGAACACAAACTATGAAGATACATCAGGCAATCAGGTTCTATTTGCGGTATGGCTAACTGATTATGATATGCCAGACCATGTAATTGAGGCTATCAATGGCTACATTCACTTCAAGAAGTTGCTTGAGCAATCTATTGAATCAAGGAATAATGATGATGATGACGATCTTGAAGAAGCCGATGAGGGTGAAGATATTATTGAGCCTGTATTGACCGAATTGGAGATTATTGAGTCAGAGTTTGAAGAAGATATATTTGATGAGATTGTTGAAGATATTGAGGCTGATGAAGAAGTAGTTGAAGAGCCTGAAACTGATGAAGAATGCAATCATATTCATTGCGCCTATTGCCATTTGGATAACTGTTGCACTTGTGAAGAATGCTACATTGAGCCAGAGGTCAAAGAAGAAGAGCCAGAGGCCAAAAGAAGCCGTAAAGATATGGATGATAGAGTAGCAGATCTTGAAAGGGCAGTTAATGCACTATTCTTTGATGACCTTGACATTCAAGGTGTTAATAATCCAGCAAGGATAACTGTATTGATTGCTGATATTGCTAATCACATGGGTTGCTCTGTTGATACTGTCAAGAGGGTGCTTGAACACATGGCGCATACCATTCACATGAATTTGAATAATTACAATCATCAAAATGGTAATGTGTGGCATGATGATAATGGTGAATGGACTACCATAGAATGGCTACCAGAGCATGAATTAGACTATCAGGATAGAATTGTAGTCAAGTGCCAAAGAAGCCCAACAGGTCGCTTCAAGAGGCATACAGACATTGAGTTTAGAGTCATGGAGTTTAATCATGAAGTTGGATTGTTAGGTGCTAAAACACTACGAGATTATACCAATGCACCTTCAAATGAAATATGGGGTCTTGAATCGATCTATCTTGAGAAGTTTCCACCTATGCCATGTCCTAAATGTGGCGAGAAGTTGAGTCAAGGTTCATGGCATATTACTGATAGAGGTCAAGGTAATTCTAAGGCTTCAACCGATGGTAATGAAAGACCATTGCGTAATGATGGACTACAACCATTCATTCAAGTCAATGTAGGCATTTCATGCTATAACTATGAATGTGATTATGAAGGATTAACTGCTACTAAGAAAATTGACTTAACCGATGTTATTGAGGCTACAATTCAATCTCAAGGACATGAAGATTACAAAGTTGTAGGCTACAATCCTGATGACATGGATATGACTCAATTCTATGAGGCTGACAATGGATATACCAGATATGGTAAAGAGCCTATTACAGAGGATTTAGAGGCTATTACAGAGGATTCTAATGATGCTGATGAGGTTGATATTACTCAATGGTATGAATGTCCTAACTGTAATCGCAATACTGCCATACCTGTTGAGAATGGTGTTGATTATTGTAGCCATGATATTTGCTCATGGGTTGAAACTGATTGCTCTGTTTGCTTTGAATCAATGGGTGAATGTGTATGCCCTGATGATGATGACGATCATGATGATGATGGAGGCATTACAGAGGATTCTAATGATGATGATGGTGGAGATACACCATCAGGTCTTGAGCGAATCTTTACGCTCAAAGTTATTGATGATAAATTACATCGCATTGAGGATTCACCAGAGATTGATGATGAATCACCAGAGGCATATCTATTACTTGATTGGGATAAGAAAATACCATACCAAATCCATAATGCAGGTTGCAACCATAGCAACCTATCCAATAACCATAGAGGTCAAATGGAGATAGTCTGTGAAGGCACATTAGAGGATTGTGTCAAGCATTACTTTGATGTTAATTTCTGTGAGAATGCTGAAACTATGTGGGGTAATGAAGAAGGATTCATGGTTGAGGATTTTGACCGATACATGGAGATGACTGTTCAACAATTCAAGAATAGCGATATATGCAAAACTACCGTTCATCTGGGCTATGCACCATGTCTTTCAAGCGATTTCAAAGCGAGGCTCAAAGTCTTGAAGATCGGTGATGTTAGCGCACAAACATGGCGAGCAACCGCAGTTAGAATAGCAGCGCAAAATAACCCTGTAATTGATGATGAATCACCAGAGCCAGAACCTGCTACAAGTGATGAGTATGATTCAAGATACGGTCATTATGCTAAGTGGTCTGTTCTAAGTGCTGATGATTGCACATTTGGTGTCAAAGCGTGTCGCAGGGTGAACAAGGATGTTGTTGTCATAGGATTATCAGATATAGGCAGCGCAGTATCACTTGAAACTGATGAGGCGGTTCATTACATGGTTGCAAAGAATAACAATATGCAATTTGTCATCAATAATCTTGAGGATATGCACATAGACCAAAACGAATGGATCGATGATGATGTATATAGTGAAAATAGGCATTGGTTTGGCAAAGTAGTAGCGGTTGGTGGCGATGTAGCAGAGTCTGTATTCAGCAACAAAGGAAGCACATCTATTGCTAAAATAATGGGTGTCCCGGTTGCTACTATTCATGGAGGATTTCAAGAAACTAATATCTTGAAGGCAACCGCAGCGAATTTAACAAAGACTCATCAAATGTATGACATAGCAAGTGAAACTGAAACAACCGATGTTATCATTAGACCTATGGCTTGTTCTTTCAATTCTATGCACTATCAATGGGGTCATAACTCCGACCAAAATAATACACTACATGACATGGCTAACTTTGATGAAAGAGTATTCAAGAAAATGGTGTCAAACTTGATGAAAGGTGGGAAAAATGCTGGTGATGCTCATGGTTATGATTACTTGAGGTTCTTTGGCACTATTATTGATGCTAAGTCATTCAAGGAGTTTGCAATCGCATTGAATGGTGCTAAGAGTAATGACTCTGGTGTGTCATTGAGGATTTACAATGCACACTATGATGGTGAATCATCAGGTCATTACTACGGACACAGACTATCTATTGTTGGTAGGAATTGGTCGGCTGACTTCTTCCATCAGGTTAAGCATAACTCTGTATTGGAGATACCAGAACATAGAGTCTTTGATGCTTCAAATATCTTCTTTGAGGACTGTTGAAGCACATCAATAGCAACATGGTGTATAGGATAGGGGATAGAGGCGTGAATACAAATAGTCAAGCCTCTATCCCCTTCATACAGGGGAGATTCAAATGGGTGTAAAGGATTGGATATTTGGCAACAAAGAGCCAGATCTCGCACCCATTACAATTCAGCAGTTTGAGCAATTGCTGATGAAACGCAGGGGTAATACAGGTAATGTCATTCTAAGGATAGGTGATGAAGAATATGCCCTGCTCAAGAAACAGGATTATCAGGACATCAAAGATCTCTTGACGATCCTAAGAAATCAATTCAAACTCACGGAGGATAGCCGATAATGTTCTCATCATCCCTCAAATTCGGTTCTCAACAACCGGGTATCGGCTATCCTCCACTTTTACATTCATCAGCGTTTCAGCATGAAACGCATAGAAACTTTATATGTTAGCATACCATCTGGGTATGGAGGTCGGAGTTATGCGACCCTATCCGATAGAAGTATTCATATAGACATACTCCTTCGGAACGACTAAGGCGCAGAGCGCATAAGACAAAGAGGTTATGAAAATGAGCGAGATAATAATGGAGAACAATGAAGGTAATGAGGCTACAAACAAAGACATAGTAGTGGTGGGTAATATCCATGCACTATCACAAACCCAGATGTGGGTTGTCTATGATACAGGTGCAACACAACAGGTAATCAAGGCTAACAGAGCAGATATTGGTGCATCAGGATCTCAAGGTATCGCATTACCTAATGGAGAAGGAAACGAATTGGCATTCTCATTCAAAGCGTGTGAATGTCCTAAGTGTCAAAACAACAACGACAATGTGCAAGATGGCATGAATGATGAGGATTTAGATGCTATCAATGCAAGAAGGGTCAAGGTTGATGACGGAGATGACAAATCACACTTCTTCAAATGTTCAATGTGTAATGGTAAAGGTTCTATTACACAATTACCATCAGGTATGAATCCATTATACCCTGTTGAATTTGATGATATTGTTCAGAGCCTTGCTGATGGTGTAGTGCCAGAAGCAAGTCAAGTTATGTTCCCTTCTATGCTATCAGGTGGCAGGGCTAATACTGTTGATAATTGGAATGTTCCTATCAAGAGGGTTGATTTAACTGCGCCATGTCCGATGACAGGCGAATCAATACCTGTATCACCAGCAATTGTAATGCACTTCAATGAATTGTATGCAAGTGAAACTATGCCTCATGGTATGCAAATTGGTAAAGCCAGAACAGGTGTATATCGCACAGTCCAACATCAAACTGTTATCATGCCTTGGATTGAGATATGTGAGCGTAATGGCTTAGATTACTCCATCTATGGTGCTAATTTCGGTCAAGATGCTATCATGCAAATCAAACTCGTTGAAGGCTCTGATACTACAAAGGCTGACCTAATCAATTCTCTAAAGGCAGAGGGCATCTATATGTCATCTGTTGATGAAGAAGGCAACCGAATACCACTATCACAAGACCCACGATCTGTGCTATCCTTTGGTATTCAAATCAAGTCCACATTTGATGGTGCTATTACCTTTACAGGTGTCTGTGAAAGGCTTGCTTGCACTAATGGTATGATTGCTAAAGAAATGATGGCTCTCGCTGCTATTAACCACAAGAATGGCTCTATTGACAAGATTAACTTTGGTGCTATGGCTAAGATTGTCCTTGATGCTGCTATGGCTCTATGGGATGAAATGTTCATGGTTGAGCAAATGAATTTCATCAGTCTAACAGACAATGATGTTGAAAGAATTGCTTTACTCCTTGAAGCCGAGAAACTACTTGTAATGCCTAAACTCGGCAAGCAAGGTCAATTGACAGGTGGCAGAGTATTCAGGGCTATGGTTGAAGGTTGGGCGCACCCAGAGCGTGAATTTGTAGCAGTTGGTGGCGACAACCCCGGTGAAATCAAATCCTTGAATCACCTATACAATGTCTATACAGGTATCTATACTCATCAGCAAGGCACTAATGATAAGTTTGGCTCTGTAAGTGGTGGTAAAGCCATTGGACTTGATGCTACTACTAAGAATCTCAAGAAGGTTCATTCAGTCCTTAGAGATGTTCAACAATCAGCAATTACCGCATACAACAACAGATCTCAAGATGAGCAATCTATGACTCTGAAAGAATATGTCGCAGCATTCGGTATTCCTATGCTTGAAGAAATGCCTCAATTAGATGAGGGCGGTTGGTTGCCAACAATCCACTACCTTGATACTGATGGAAACGCAGAGAAGAGCCACAAATTGAATATGCACTACCATGCACCATTGGTGGCTTGAACGGGCTTAGAGGTCAAAGGAGAAGGTAATTATGGCTATATCTAATGAAGAGCCGAGAATCCCTGTGGAGGTAGTATTCCGCATAGGTGAGAATCCTATGCGTGGTGCTATCACAGGTATGATTGCTCAAAGAATTGAAGATAGTTTAGTTGATCCTGTGTATGCAATTATGCCATACTCTGATATTACTAATGCTGGTTGGAAACAGGCTGACATGGTTAGATGCTTTATTGCTGATGAGAATGGCATTGAAGAAGTGGCGGTTGAATGGACTACAATAGTGCGTGATACTACCCCTGCTACCCCAGAGCAATATGCTGGCTTAGAAGGCTATCTTAGAGAGCATGGATGGGATATTACACCTATCAATGCTAATCAAGTCGATCATGCTACTCGCAAGATGGTTAAGAAAAAGAATCCTCAACCAGATAATAATTTATTCAGCGATTCATCACAAAATGTTGAGGTAATCACAGAGGAATTTGAGATTACTCTTGATATTGTCAATGATGATATTGATTCTCAATCTGGCATTGATAGTGATAAATTCAAGGAGGATTGGGCTTGAGCAGCAGGGCAGACCACAGAACAGGTAAAACCACCTTTAGACAAAGAGATGGTATTTCACAGGTGTTTTGTTATGAATGTAGCACATTATTCAAGTCGCTTGATGGTTCACCATTAGGTCATACAGTTAGAACCTGCTTGAGATGTGGTGCTGAAACCAGCCATGAGATCCCAGAGGGCTTAGGTGAGGAAGAATGATTACCTATCAATCAGTTAATCAGGTATTGCTTAACGAGGATAACCCTCTTTATGATATGTTCAACGAGGAACAATTGTGGTTAGATTTACAGGTTAAAGATGGACTAATTGTTATCATAAGCAATTATCCACACCCTGAAATATCATCATCACAGGCGAGAAAACTCAAGCAATATCTTGAGCCTCATATTGATTCAATGCCTATTTATTTACCCGGTGGGTTGATTGATCACTACATAGAAGGTGAAGAAAAATGAGTCGTTCCTTGGTATGTGGAGATTGTGATACACACATGGATTTAATTCATGGAGGCCACATGATGGTTAAGAGCATCTATCATTACTGTTGCCCTGATTGCAAGAAATGGACTACGCTTGAAGAAGGTGATGAATAATGTCATCAGGCTTCAATGGTATAGTATTCACTAAGAAGCCACAGAAGCGCAAAGCAAAGGCTCTGTGGAATACTGTAAGGAGAGTATCAGGTATGCCACCTTCTATGATGGAATACAGACCACCTAACCGATGGCATATTGATGATGATGGAAACAAGATCTGGCGTAAAACTGCTGAATGGGTGATTCATCATGAAATGGGGAGATTTCTATTCAAGGGTTCAGCCCAGAAAGTAGCAGAGCAAATAGAAACAGAAGGGTTAGAATTAAATTGACTAACTCCTTCGGTTGGTTTGGCGGAATTGCTATGAATATCTTTGTATTATCATTAAGTCCTATCTTGGCTTCAAGGTATATGTGTAATATCCATGTAGTCAAAATGACTCTTGAGTATATGCAAATGCTCGCTACTGTATTGTATCTGTTAGGTTTTACTGCTGACGATCTCAAGAATGCTGGTATTGTCAATAAGTCTGGTAATGCCTATTCTAAGACCCATCAGCATCACCCTTGTGTCAAGTGGCTATTAGAATCAGGTGCTAACCGTTTATGGCTCTGTGAGGCTGCTATTGAGGCAGCAAAGGAGTATGAGCGAAGGAGAGGTAAAGTCCATGCTTGTTATGCACCTATCACTAAAGCAGCGCACTTTATGATCGTCAATGACTTGTTAGAGTCAGGCGAGCCGACTCCATTTGCTCAAGCCATGCCAGATGAATACAAAGTCAATACAGGTAATCTTGATGATGCAGTTAAGGCATACCGGGCATTCTATGTTGCCGAGAAGTCTAATCTCAAAGGAAAACCATCTGAATGGTCGTCTATTACAGACCATAAGGTGTCTAAACCTAATTGGTATATGGAGGCTTTAGTATGAAGGACACATTAAATAGACAAGAGGGTGTCGGAGGCATCATGGCGAAGCCAAAGAAATTGAAATGGTCTGGCAAGAACTGTCCGACTTGTGGTAATAAGACTGTAATGTTTCACATTGTTGAAGATGGTATTGAAATGATAGAATGGCATTGCGGTCATCAAAGAGGAATGGGGCGACCTGTATGAGTAAAATAGAGTTATACAATTGGCAAATTGAAGCAGGTGATGCTATTCAAGATAGTATCGATCAAGGTGATGATGGTGCTGCCGTAGCAGCCATCACCGGGTCTGGTAAAACTATGGTTGCTATTGAGGATATGAAGAAGTGGGAATTTAGACATCCAACAATTCATTGTCGCTTTACTGTTGTTGTTCCGACAAAGGCTTTGGCTATCCAATGGCGAGATGAAATGATTGAGCATGGTGTTGCTCAACCAGAAGAAATTGGTCGCATTGGTGGAGGCTCTATCAAAGGGTGGAAAGAAGGAATTAAGCATAAGGTCAATATCACTACTATTCAATCACTACAAAGAGGAAAGGGTAAATTGCTACAAATACACAATGATGATTATCACTATGTCATTGTTGATGAATGCCACAATCTTAGAGGGGCTAAGAATAGAACCGCTTTAGCAGGTATTCGCACAGACTTTGTATTGGGTCTTAGTGCTACTCCACACCCTAATGATGAAGCAAGACAGATCGTTGAGCAGGTAATTGGTAAAATTGTTTATTCATATCGTTATGCTCAAGCATTGGCTGACGGTGTTATTCCGCCTTTCGTGCTAAACTGTGTGAGAGTTAAGATGGATAGTGAGGAAACCAAAGAGGTTGAAAGGCTATCCAGATCTATCAAAAGATGTATGCAAGATGCTGAATACAATACCAGAGAAGAGAGGAATAGACTTCATGCTATTGCTCGCAATCTGGGTTCACAAAGAAAGAGGATTCTTAACCGTGTCAAATCCCGTTCCCACATGGCATTGAGGATTATGGCTCATCATGGTGATGTTCCCACCTTACTATTCCATGAGTCCACAGAAGATGTTGATAGGTTATCACAAATGACTCCGCATTTGAATGCAGCAGTATATCATAGTAATCACCCTTCTAAGGATTCAGAGTTAGAGAGATTCAAGAATAAGGAAACAAACCATCTATACTCATGCCATGCTTTAACAGAGGGCTTCAATGTTCCCTTTGTTCAAGTGTCTGTAATGATGTCTGGCTCAAATGCACCACTAAGGAGAATACAAACTCTGGGGCGTTCCCTCCGTGGTAAAAGTGATGAGCCTAATCAAGTGTATTTCCTTTACATCGATCACAGAAAGGACATTGAAGGATTGCACAATCTAATTGAAACTGCTGACCTGCCACCAGAGGTAATCAAGCACTATGAGATGACAGAGGATTGGATGAAGGAATTGCCACCACTACCGAGAAGAGAGAAGTGGATTCCTATTTCACCTAAGAATGGTGATGAAAGACCTAAGTGTGATAAGTGCGGAAGAACCTTCAAAGGTCAGGTTGGATTAAATACTCATCATTGTGTGCCATCCAGAAAGGGTTGGAATTGGGAGAAGAGTCTTGAAGAAGTTAAGGATATGACTTTTGATGAGTTTATGAGAGGTTTTTGATATGGTATATACTAATGAAAAATGCAGGTTCGGGCATAAGAAATGCACAGGTAAAGCGGAGATAAAGAACAAACATGGCGTTTATATGTGTAAGGTATGCCATGAAATATGGGTAAAACAACCACCGATTAAAAGAGATAGGCATGGTAATGCTATGCCTGAATTTAGAATACACCATTTTAGTTTCTAATTGAGCGTGGCATCATATACTCAAACCACTATCGGTTAATCATGGCGAACAAAATTAACATGGCTAAACTTGAGAGTCTTGTGAAGAAATACAAGAAAAACACCACAGTATGGAAACATTACAGAGGATCTGGCGGAACAAAAGCAAATGTGCTTTTGGCTTGTGAGGCTCTTAGAAAGGACTTTACTGCTAAAGATTCTATTGAGGCAAATCCACCTAACTTCGTTAAAGTTGCTAAGAAGGTATTGAACAATCAGGCTATGCCAGATGTTCACAAACTTCGTGATAAAGTGCTGGTAAAGATTCAACAGGCTGATAACTTGCAACAAGATCTTGCTAAGAGGTTAGCAGCAGCGCAGGTTGAAAAGAAGGCTCAACAAGAGAAGTTGAAGGAGATAGAATCATTCTTATCATCGCCACAGGCTAAGAAAATTTCAAAGTGGCTTTCTGAATAGGTGTTTCGGGATGAGTAGCAAGTTATACTTAGCCTCATACCGGGGCAGGTTCATGGAACAAGAACGGCAGTATAGATACAGAGCCGAATCATGGAAAGAGGTAATGAGAGAGGTAGTCATAGACAGAGGCACACTTCTGGGTAGTGCCGAGTTTGAGGAAATGTCTGGTGTTGAAAGAGCCGACAAACTATCTAAGATCGATGATGCACTATCACTATGCTATGATAACATTCAGAGGTTGGCAAAGAATAGAGATATTGCTATCCCGGTCAAGAGAGGATTCAAGTATCGTTGCAAGAGGATTAGAGAAAAGGTATCTTCTATGACAGACGATGAGTTAGGAAAGGCAGGTGCTGAATAATGTCGCTTCAACATGGAGTATTATGGGAGGGTGAACATAGTAGGTTCATCATGTCTGTATCTGATCCTTATCATTCAGGTTGGTATGATGTATTGATTGAAATTTATGGTGATGAAGCCGATGCTAAGGAACAAGCCGTCAATATACTAAAAGAGGCGGGATTTTACAGACCGCATGACAATTGGCGAGATTGGGAGAGAGTTGAAGCGACATACATGAAAACACAGGCGGTTTATCATCAAATTAAGGTTAGAAATGATACTAAAGTAAAAGGAGATGAAGAGGAATGAGCGAAGATACAATCCCCTGTCCTGATTGTAGTAATGTAATGGTGGAATGGCTTGAAGGAAAGCATCCATCTGGTGAAGTAAAGAGGCGAGTTAGATGCAAACAATGTCGGAGATGGAAGTGGTTAGATGAGTAATGAAATAGAATTGGACTTAGGTAATTTACCACCACCGAATGAGCAAGATATTATGTGGGCGTGGCGACTTTGGAATACGCTCGCTATCAAAAGCACAGATGGCGCATTTCACGGTCTAAATAGTGAAGGCGGTATATGGGATATGCCCGGTGTTGGTAGGTATAGAAGGACAGGTGCAACAGAATTGACCTTGACTGAAATCCATGCTTCACAAGATACTAATGAGTTAGGTATTACAATGTGGAATAGGCATGATTGGATTGTTTTGCTTGCACACCAGATAGGTTGGGTTGTCATATCCGATCAAGTGCAAAAGGCTGATACAGAAGAGGTATCACCAGACCAAGACGAGCCACCACTTGCACATATTGGTAATGTGTATGCTTGTCCTTGTGGCATGATTTACTCATTACTCGGTGCAGATCCTGATAGGTTGCGAATCAAAGTGAATGATGATGGCGATTGTCTAAATCCTCATTGTGATGTGATTGTTCCTTATCCTCATGCGGGTGTTCTAAACTCTGTTGATGATAGAGCAGTTATTGCTAAGATGCAAGCGCAAGAAGCGATAGTGTCATACGATGAAGAAGAAGGTGCAATCCCTATTCCTATACCAGCAACAGATGATGAAATACCCATAGTTGATATTACATTGACATCAGAAGAAGAATAACCGTAGTTTAATATAGGCTACCCTCTGTGGCTATTGATATGAGCAAGGCAGATATGACTACTTATGTTGAAGGTTTGAATGATGAAGAAATTATGGCATTGGCTGGTGTCGGTTCAGCACTAAAGGTGTTTGGCACAGTCCTTGAAGCGGAATTTGAGAAGCGTAATGGTGTTCTATTAGATTCCGATAGTCGCAAAGAAAATGATGGCAAACCAAGTCATACTGCCAATCCTGTAATTGATATTGATATTCCCGGTGTGTCGTCTTTCATGCTAAGACCGACTACATCTAACAACAAAGCCAGAGGCAACGGTTGGGCTAAAGATGTTGGACTATCAGACAAAGTAAAGACAGGCAATGTGCCTCCGACTTTACTTGCATCTATTCTTGTTGATAAGATTGCTACTATGTTAGGTGGCAACATCAAAGACAGAGCATTGATTGATATTCAAGAGGCTCTTGCTTCTTGTATGACTATTACTGATGGTAAATTCAAGTTTGATAAGAAGCAAGCCCCGCCATTGAATCACCCTGTTGAGGTTGCTGAATGGTTGGATAAACTATCTATGAATTTCATTGGCACTACTGCTGGCGCAAACCATGTCAGCATGGAGGTCATACCTATCCCTCAAGAAACACATTCCCCTGTTGAAGCCCCTGTTGGTGAAACTGATGAACCAGACCTTTCGTTGGCATCCCATCCCGTCAATGATCATCATGTTGCAGAGGCTACTAACGACCCAGAGGAAGAAAGCCCAGATTCACCATCTGGCACTTCCTTCATGGATGCTCAAGTAAATATGCTTCTATTCGGTGGTTATGGTGGTGGAGAATGACTAAGTTGATGTGTGCTTGTTGTGGTGAACCGCACAGGTTTATTGATGAAGATACTCCCGTTGGGTCAAGACCTTTCTGTTCAGAGAAATGTTGGGCTGAATATAACGGTATGGAGATCAAACCAGAAGGCTACTATGGGTTTATTCAAAACTTTAGGGGTGCGTGAAATGACCGATGCTAAATACAATCAAGCCCTTCATAGGAAATTAGATACTTCATTCACACCGGGTGAAGAATTGCACCTTTTGACACAAGATGCTTACGGCCAGCGTGTGCTGAATATCAGGATATTTAGGGTCGCACCTTCAAGAAGCGGTCATACAGGTTATACTCAAAGAGGCTTCTATCTAACTAAAGAAGAAGCCACATTACTACGAGATCATCTAAATGATGTATTAGAAATGGATGAAGCATTTGAGCCGACCCCATCAGGCATGAAGCCTGTGGGTGATACTCTCAAAGGTGGTGGCGAATGATGAGCGATATACCAAGGGCTGGCACTATTGCATGGTATGAATACTATGCAGGTAAAATCGTTGAGTTAGGCGACCACATAGAATTACCAGAAGAAGTAGTCAATGACGCAATAGAATTGTGGGAAGAAGCGATAGGAACATCACGATCTCCATTACCATTGGTTGTTGATTGTCTGTATATTTGTGCTAAACTGTCTGGTAATAGAATTAGTATCAAAGCCATGAAGAGGCACACTAAGGAATTGTGGAGTAAGAGGATTGAGGTATTACCACTTGACAGGCGAAGGAATGAGCGAAGATGGGTATGGAAATTCAAAGACTTCATCATGTCGCTATATCCTGATGAAGCAGCGTGGGAGGATTTTACCGAAGCGTGGCAAGATAAAGTTGTGGATCCCGAATACTTCAATGAAGAGTAGTGAAAGGAGATGCAGGTATTGATTGCTAAGTCCACAGACTTCTCGCACATCGCTGCGAGTTGCCGACAGGCATACAACGGTATCAGGCGACCTGCGATTGTTCTTGAGTCATGTTTCAACATGAACCGCACAGAAATGGTTGAATATATACAATTCTTCTATGAAGATGATAGAGTTGAATACAGATTAACCGATGAGGATTTGAGGGAAATCTTCTATCTATTGACAGATGTATATCCCGAAGAAGTTGAAGATGATCCTGACTTAGTGCAAATCATATCTAATCTATCAAGAGTAAATGAAACAAAGAGTCCATTTAGTCGCATACATTCTCTAATGAAAGGCATACTTGATGCTGATGATAACAGGATAAGAGCCATGCAAATGCGTTCTGTCCTAACCAGACTAACCGCAAGAGATGCCTATTGGGTCATATTGCGGTTGCAGCGTAAAGCCAATCCATTCAAGCGGAGAGATGTAATAATGGCATTGGCTAATGTATTCAATTTACCAACAACCAGATTACAAAGAGCATCGGCTTTTATGCAGTTGCCGATGTTAGCGAAGTATTTGATAGAAGGAAAGGAGATACCTTCAACCCCTGCTATTGGTGATAAAATGCTGATGCCTTTACCTGTTAGGTGGGCTGATGCCAATTTGCCATATACAGATACCTATCTTGAGGTAATCAGGGGCGAGAGGCTAACTTTGCATATTGAGGAAAACCATGCTATGCTAAGAGATCCTAATGGTGATGAGGTTGATGAGGACTTAGGAGTATTCACCACAGACTCATTCCCTGATGGTATCTATGTTGTTGAAAGGGTAGCAGCAGATGATTTCCCAATTAGTGTAGTGGATTATATTCTATCAAAGGACAACATACAGGACTTGACATTTGAGAAGAGAAGAGAGTATCTTGAGGAAAACATACCAGATATGTTCATCAAATCTATATCCCATGTCCGTAATCCGTCAGAGATGAAGAGAAAGTGTCCTAAAAATGGCATTGTTCTGTTGCATAATGGTAGTCAAGTAGTTGATTATACCAATCCCCGTTCAAGTATTGTGCGTTTCAGCACAAAAGCCACAGGAGATGTGTTTAGGCTCATTGGTGGTGTCTGGTTGCATATTGAAGGTCGTGGGCTATGCCTTGCAGGTTGGAGAGTCGCAGCGAGAGATGGTGTTGATGGATATTATGAAGTCGGCACAATTAGAGCCGAGCCTGATCTTGAAAAGAAGTTAGGTAAAATGACTAAAGATGCTAAGGCGTTAGAAGGAGAGGTAGCACTAATGAAGGGTGCTACATTTGTTCAAGTTGATGTTCACTTTACAGATTATGATGATAGAGGTATTGTCATTCAAGGTGTTATTACAGACATAATTGATGATGCAGGTATATCAGATGTAGTGCCTGTTGAAGAAGTTGAATGGTTGGTGGGTGATGATGGAGAAAGATGATTTGACATTGTTGCTTATCGCACAGAATGCTCGCATGAGGATTGCTGCGAGGCTCACAACAAAGCACAAGACCGGGTATCAAATAAGACCTGAATGTGATTTGTTTGGTCGCAATAAGATACCAGAAGATGCAGTTGAGTTTTTGGCTCGGCAGGGGCTACCAGCACAGAATAGATATACACAAACCCCACACTTAAACAGGCTATTGCGATTACTCAAACCATATCAGCACTTCACTAAAGATCCGCAGGGATTAAATGATGTGGCTAATCACATCGGTAGTCTGCGTTCTGTGAAGAACCATGAAGATGTGAAGAAAGTATTGGAGGAATTAGATGCCGTTATTTGATGTAGTCAAGGAGGATATTGATTTCTTTGAGGCGTGTCCTAATGCAGATCCATATCTTGATAGCGATGAAAAACTAAACTCATTCCATGTCGCCAGAATGTATCTAAAAGAAAGGGATAGAGTTAGGGTATCTCATGCCATTAACAATGCGAGCATGGGAATGAAGTTTTACATGACTCTCCTAATGAATACGGTTGAGCCACAATATCAGCAGGGAGTCATGTTCGCAGCGAGAGAGTTGTATAAGAAAGTGCCAGAGGATTTACTATCCTCCGTAATAGCATTCTCACACCCCGGTGGTAGCCATGCAAGAATCAAATTCCCAGAGAAATATGACAAAATACCCACGAAACTGTTGGGTGATTTGGGGTTAAGGTCTGATCAATTAAGTTGGTTTTACAGGTTGAGAGAGAACGAAGCCTTCATTCGGCTGATGGCAGGGAACATTGAACCAAAGCATAGAAAACATATCCCCCTATTTGATACCACACTACTCAAAACTAAGGCTAAAAGCAATACTGAAAGCCTGTTTAGTAAGAAATGGGAGGCTAATCAATGATGCCGAACCTTTTATACACTACTCCCTATTGGCATAGGTGCAAGCGGAGGAATTTGTTATGAGTCAGTTATGGATTAAACATAGACCAGATACCCTATCACACATGGTGGGGTTAGATAACCTAAAGAAAGATGTTCCCGGTTGGATTGTCTATGAAAAGAATAACTTTGTCTTGCGTTGTGGTGGTGTTATCTTTTCAGGTAAGCCGGGAACAGGTAAAACAAGTGCAGCGAGAGCGATAGGTAAAGATGCTCTTGGATCTGCGTTTGAGGCAAACTACCATGTATTCAATGCCTCTGACGATAGAGGAATACAATTCATTAGAGATAGGCTGAAAGGTTTAGCACAACAGAAGGCTATTAACTCCACATTCAAAATTATTAACTTAGATGAAGCCGATGGTTTGACTAAAGATGCACAAGATGCTTTGCGACAAATCATAGAAGAAACTTCATCACATACCCTATGGATTCTAACTTGTAATAGGGTGTCAAAGATTATCCCTGCCTTGAGATCAAGGCTACCGACATACAGTTTCAATCCTCTTGATGAAGATGAATCAGAGGCTTTCCTTGCAAGTGTCATTGAAGAAGAAGGGCTACCAGCAAAGTGGGTTGAGGATTTACCTGCTCTTGTTTCTAAGTGCAAGGGTGATATGAGAGCGTGTCTAAAGACATTACAGATATGCAATCCTGATGAAGATGATGGTCTTAAATCACATCTTAGAGAGGATAATGCACTAATACATGATTTACATCAAACGCTAATTCAACAAGACTATGAAAGTAGTCTGTCTATTGCAAATGACATTGTGAAGTCAGGGTTGAACCGTGAAGATATAATTACAGTTTTACATAATTCATTGTTATTTGAATTTCAAGATGGTGGTTTAGGTATTGCCATTGTATTGAAACGCCTGTTGATATTAGGTCAATGGGCTGCTAAGTCGCCAGATTGGACTTCTGGCGATCTCCTATTCCTCCATGCAATGATTGGAGATTATCACAACAGAGGTTGATTAAATGAGTAATAGAGATACAGGAAACGAATGTTTAGAAGAAGCCAAATCCATTCTTGGGTTTGAAGAGATTGACGAAGCAAGCCTTGCATTTGGCTCGTGGATGAAAGAGAATTTCCCAGAGATGTGGGAAGAAGCGGGTAATACTGCTGCTAACCTTGACGATGAGGATTTCAACCACTTTGCTGATATGTTTGTATGTTCAATTGGAAGAAGCGCAGGTGGATCAGGTGGCGGTAGTGGCACAGAATGGTCTGGTATGGTTATTGGCTTTGAGCGCAGATTTGACATGATGGAGAAGAAGCGCAACATGGCTATTGATGTGGCTACGGCTGACATAGGTATGGCTATCAAAAACGGTTTCAATTACAATGGCAAGAAGTGGGGCATTGGGCGTGTCTATCCAGAAGATGGTGTTTGGAAAGTTGAACATTCTCAAGGCACATTCATTTCTAAGGAGAAAGCCGATAGTAGTCCTAATTGGCTAATCCCTCTCAACGAGAGAGTTAAGATTGCAATTCTAAAACCAGACAATACTCCCGGTATGGCGTATGGTGTCAAGTCCGTATGGGTATTTCATGGTAATACACAGGAGAAGTTTTTGTCCGAAGGGCCGAGAACAGTTATCCTTGAAGGTTCATGGGAGGCAGCAAAGACTGACTTCGATCTATGGCGACCTATCACGGTGCGTGGAGAGATTGATGAAGAAGGTTGGAATGGCTCTGGTGCTACGCTAACAGTTAGCAATCCAAATGTGGTCTATGGATATGAATGGATCCCAGAAGGAAAGAAGCGAGAAGCAGCAAAGGCACTATTTGCACCAGAACAGTATTTGGCTACAACAGGTGATGCTTGTATCAATCTAAAAGATGTCATTGACTACCACGAGGATAACAAGAAACCTGCTTATGTGGATAAGAATGGAGTCCAAAGATACAATGGTGCATTGGTCTGTGTTGTTGGTGGTGTAATGGATATTAACCACGAGGGTAAAGAAACCCAATGGGATTCAACAGGCAGGGATTTCTATCTATCAATTAGTAATCAGGTATTGCGAAGGGAAAACCCCAATGCAAGAGTCGGTGTCAAAGTTAGTGGCGTATTGCATGACGACCACCATGCTATGGAGATGAAGAAGAACGGTGAATGGGTCAAGTTTGCTCGTGGTTCTCGTGTCTGGGTAGTTGGTCGCACTAATGTCTATCAAACCACAGACGGTGAAACAAGAGCCAATGTTGAGGCAGTTGGTATCTATGCCGTTCCTAAGAAATCTATTCCGTATCAAGAGCCATCGGCTGACTCTAATGATTTAGGCAACCTAAATGGCTTCGGTGTCGGGGGTGATTATTGATGGGAACAGGATTCTTAGACGGATTTGAGCCAAAGAAGGGTAATTTTGAACCAGAGCCAAAGGGCAAAGGAAAGAAGGCTTCTAAGGCTAAGACAAAGCCAAATACCACTAAGGTAGTTGAAGAGCCTGTTGTTCAAGGAACACAGGTTGTTGATGATTCATTTGATGCTGACAATGCAAGAGAAGCAAAAGCCTTGCAACCAGATCCTATCGTTGAAGAACCTAAGCAACAAAAGACTCAAGCATTACCTAATGCTAATTCCGCTATTCAGCGTATGATTGCATCAGCAAGAGTCCAAATGCCAGCAAAGCACAATTATGTCCTTGCAGGTATCGCTGGCCCACCTAAGTCTGGTAAAAGCGGTGGTGTCCTTGATAGCCGAACCAAAGAGGAAATCAAGAACGGTGCTGAAATAGCACACCTTGACTTTGATATGGGTGGTCTATCAACAGTAGCAGCGCACCATAGCGACAGTCCGGGCATTCTTGTATTCAACCCTTGGGAGTTTAATTATGACTCTGAAACAAATGATTCTTATGATTTCCCTGCTACATACACAAAGACAATCAATCTATTGAAAGGTCTGTTAGAGCAGGTTGAGTATCAAAGAGCATACTATTCCGAACATGGTAAAATGCCTAAGCCTTATCTCAAAACTGTGGTGTTTGATGGTGCAGATCAATGGTTGCACATCTGTGAAACAGTAATGAAGATTGAGGACTTAGAGTTGGGTGCTGATGGTCTTGATGCAGCAGTATATCTCCGTCAGCATGAGAAGGGTGATGCTAAGAAAAAGAGCGTTAGCCGATTCAATTGGAATCTAAGGACTATCAGATACCAAACTGCCATTCACCTATTGCGTGAGTTGTGCCGATTGGGTGTGCATTGTTATGTTATCACACACATGAAACCCGGTTATGACTCATCAGGTAATGAGGTCGCAGGTGCTGATAAACCTAAGTGGCATTCCGATACAGAGGGTCAATTACAACAGGTCATCTATACCGAATTAGAAGAAGAGCGTAATGAATTGGGCGAATTAACAGGTGTTGTCAAAGCATACGGTGTTGTTGTTGCTAACCGCACCAGCCTTGCATCACCAGAGCGTTTCCTTATCTTTGAGCGTAATTCCGATGGTGGAGTATGGCATGGTTGGCCGGGTATTGCAGAGGGCGACTTTACAGGGGGTGTTGAATGATGACTAAGATGAGCGTAAATCAAGGTCTATTCCTAAACTTCCTTAGAGGCTTCGCAGGTATGGAGGATATTGTCATTACAGTATCAGAAGAAGGCTATCGTGCATCAGGCACTATGGAACGATCATACTATGTTGAAAAGTGGGTTGAATACAGAGATGGTGAATCTTGTGATGAAGCAGGTAGTATTACTATCGGTCAATTAGAATTGTTCAAAGCACTTGTAGCAAGTTGTGGCACAGGCATTATGTCTATTTCACAAGATTATGATACTATCCGTGTCCGTAGCGAAGAAGCCGACTTTACCATTCCGACAATAGCGGAGGCTAACTCTCAACAGGGTGTTGAAGTTGTAGCCGATATGGTAAAACTGTCAAGTGCTGACAATTGGGATAAGTTTGGCGAAGCCGACATTCAATTCAATTCAACCTATGAAGCGGATAAGTTTCAGCAATTGAAGAATGCAGGTAAAGCAATCCAAACAGGTGCATTGTATTCCGTTGAAATACAACAGGACAATACATTGTTGCTAACTGTTGTTCGTGATCAGATACGCTTCTCGGTGGATTTAGATGCCGATGAATTTTCAGTCTTTGAAGCAGGGGAGAATGTAATCCTCTGGTTCGGAAAGTGGCTTATGGATGCTCTCAAGGCTATGCCGGGTAAGGGAACAGTCCGTGTGCTTGGTGGTGCTGATGCACCATTGATAATCAAGCATGAAGCCCCAGACAATGAAGCATGGGGAACACTATGCGTCATTGCACCCCGGCAAGAGTCGGGGGATAATGCGTGATTATTGAGGCACTTGAACAAGATACATCAATGGATATTTTTCTCCGCTTTCGTGATGAAACGGGGAATGTGATGGAGAAAATTGTTGAGAAGGTTGAACCGTATTTCTATGTCCGTATGGAGGACATTGATGACATATTGCAGAGGTTTGAAACATCAGGATTGCAATATGGAGTTGGTTATGAAACAGGTGGCTATTGGGCTTTCAATCCCGATGACCCTGAAAACCCTATTGAATTGATGATGATTACTTGCAGTAAAACTTCTGATGTTAGAAGGCTGCGAGATTTGGCTATGGAATCATGGGAGGCTGATGTTGATTTCAAGGACAGGTATCTTATTGACAATGTTCCCTTAGAAGATATGCCAAATTGGTATGACTACATGGTTAGAGCAGGTGGCTTCGATCTTGAATGGAATAGAGATGAAGAAATAACTGCTATGGGTTTCACCACAAATGGTGAACAAGTCCATCAATGGGCTTGGCATCCTAATTTACCACAAATCAATCGGTCATGGATTCAACCATATTGCTTCTTCTTTGAAAATGAAAAAGAAATGCTCATTCATTTTGCTGATTACTTCTCGGACTTAGATCCAGACATCATCACAACATGGGCGGGTAATCGTGCTGATTGGCCTATGATATACAAGCGATACAGGTTTCATGAATTAGATTTGGATTGGTTATCTTCAATACCTAACAGACAATCTGGTATGACTCCACCAATGAAGCCATTACCGAGAGATGGTTCATATCAAGAAGGCACACAAGTTGTGTTAGGTCGCTTAACATTAGATTTGGCTGACAGGAATCATGGCTTTGAGCGTGTATGGAAAGATAGTGGCAACGGTCAATTAGGAGATAGAAGATTGGGTTCTGTTGCTAAAGAAGCATTCCCCGATAATCCCGAATGGTGGAAAGTGGATTTTGAGAATGACCCAGAGTTAGAAGGTAAATGCGATAACCACCACGATCTATGGCTACACCACTTCAACAAATTCCTTCAATACCATAGGGGAGATGTGCTACTAACAGATAGGTTAGACCGAGCATATCATGTTGGGAGATTCTTTAGTGCTTTACAGGCGGTTTGTGGCGTATCATACAAATCTGTATTTACAGTTAGTAAATTCGCCAGAGGTCAATTGCGAAGGCGAGCCAAATACAAAGCCCCATCAGCAAATTACAATTTACAGAAGCAAGGCTATCCCGGTGGCTTTGTATCAAAACCAAAAGGTGGTCGGCATCACAATGTAGCGGTTCTTGATTACAGAGCCATGTATGCTGAAATACAGAGGGGAGGAAATATCAGTCCTGAAACAAGAAGGAATGCACCGGGCAAAGACATCAAGCAATTACCCAACGGAACATATTGGTATCAAGGTAAAGTCGGCATATTGCCACAGTTGCAAATGGATTTAGCCGATGCTCGCAATAAAGCGAAGGCGGAGATGAAGAAGCATGAGGCAAGTAGCAACGAGTATGCAGGTTTCAATGCTTTGCAGTTGGCGTATAAGAGAGCAGCAGCGAGTTGCTATGGTCTGATGGGTATGGAGGGCAACGGTGAATCCGATATGGTAGTTGCATCAACAATCACATTCATGGGGCGTAGCCTTGTTGAGAGGTTAATGGAAATATGCGGTGAAATGGGTTATGAGCCACTTGCGGGTCATACGGATAGCGCATACATCGGCATAGGCGATGCTGACGGTGATAAAATTGCTAAGGAATTAACCAAGCGCATACAAGAGGAATATGACTCTGATCGGTTCGTTGTTGAGTTTGAGAAACTAATGAGGTCATGGGTCGCAGCGAATGATAAGAAGAATAGAAACTTCGGTTGGTGCATACACCCAAAAGAAGGATTACATTGCACAGGTTTTGAATTGAAGAAAAGTAATGCAGCATCCATCACAAAGCGTGTGCAAGAAGAAGCATTCATTTCATTGTGTCGTGATGATGGCGACAGAAAAGCGATTGATGATATTGTATTCGGTGCTATTGATGAAGTGAAGAATGGCAACATTAGCGTTGATGAAATCACAATGTGGGGCAGGTTAAGTAAAGATCCAGAGAAGTATGGTAATGGAAACTTCTGGGGTGCAGCAGCCAAATACAACAAAAGGAATGATAACAAATTCAAATCGGGTGATAGCGTTCCTCACATTTACACCACAAAAGGCATAGAAGCATATCAAACAGATGAAGATGCTAAGAAATTGCGAGTTGATTGGACTACTGTTATATCTAATCAAATTATAGCCCCTGTTGCGCTCATTTACGATGCAATGGGATGGTCGCAACCAGACGCATCGGGGGCGAGAGCCAAGCCATTATTTTAGGTGATATTATGATTACACACAAGCCTCCGAAAGCATATCCAATACCAAACCATGAGGGTCTATTCTCATGTTATGATTGGCATCCAGACATGGCTGACAATATACTACCCAGAATGAGCAAATCATCTGTTATGTCGGACTTCGGCTTCTGTCAGCAACAGTATGGAATCAAGAGAATCATTGGTATGAAAGAGCCACAGAACGATGCTATGATTAGAGGAACGAATGTTCACGACTCGCTTGAGTATTTCTATGATAATGTGGATATTGAGAAGGCTTCTGATATGGATCAAGAACAGTTGCGGATTTACTTCAAGAGTTGCTTTGGCAAACCAGAAAACGCAAGAGAGCCACAGGAAATGTGGCATTTAGATGAGGACTTGCATATTGACAGGTTATGTGAAGCAGAGGTTCAGCGTTTCATGGTATGCGACCCACAATACTTCTTGCCAACGGGCAACGAGTTAGAAGTGGATTTGGTTCACGAGATAGAAGTGGATGGCATACCACAAAAGATACATTTCAACGGATTTATTGACAGAGTATTCACTAATCCTGATGGGTCGCTTCATATCCATGAATTGAAAACAGGTAAATGGCTCAAGAATGGTAAAGTCAGCAAAATCAAAGAGGAAACTATGCGAAAGGAAATGGCGTTCTATGTTTGGCTTCTAAACAAGACCGACCCATCATTGAGGATTACTCATTGGGGTTGGGATCATACAGGTGGTGATGAGATATTCCGCCATGTTGAACCATGCAGGGTTGAAGAAATCCAGAAGATGATTGCACAAATGCAAGACTGTGTTAGAAAGCATAGGAAATACAAGGGAGATGGCGACCTTTCACCGTTCAACCTGTTAAATCCGGGCGCACAGTTTAGGATATGCGATCCTTGGTGTGCGGTCAAAGAGTTTTGTCCGAGATATGCGGAGGCTGAAATATGAAGGATTTGCAGGTTTTGATTGGAGATTGTAAGGAAACGCTAAGGCAGTTGCCAGACAAAAGCGTTCACACTTGTATAACATCACCACCGTATTACGGATTAAGGGATTACGGAACGGCTGAATGGGAGGGTGGAGATCCTGATTGCGAGCATTCAATCAGCCACTTTACAGACCCAAAGAAGCCAAATGTGGATAGGCCATCACGAAAGCCAGAGGATAGGAAGGTTTGCAACAAGTGTGGTGCTATCAGAACCGACAGTCAAATTGGTTTAGAAGATACCCCAGAGGAATTTATTGAAAACTTAGTTGAAGTATTCCGAGAGGTTAAGCGTGTATTGCGTGATGATGGCACACTATGGTTGAATTTAGGCGATACCTATTGGGGCGGTAAAGGCGCAAGCGGTCAAATATCAGCCGATAAGCAAGAAGCCAGAACAAATACAATAAGCACAAAGCATTCTCATGTCGGTGGTTCTAAACAAACAAGGCCGACAGATAGGACACACGGTATCATCAAACCGAAGGATTTGATTGGCATACCTTGGATGGTTGCCCTTGCACTAAGGGCTGATGGTTGGTATTTGCGACAGGATATAATCTGGCAAAAACCAAACCCCATGCCTGAATCTGTTAAAGATAGATGCACAAAGGCACATGAATACATTTTCTTACTATCCAAATCTAAGAAATACTACTACGATCATGAAGCAGTAAAACAGAGGACACAAGATACGGTTCAAGGTAAAAGAGGTCAAACGACATTCAGAAACAAAACCGAATCTATGCTAAAAGACAGGACTTGGGAACATCATTACTCCGTATTTGGGAAACGCAATAGGCATTCAGTATGGAAAGTGCCTGTTAGACCGTTTAAGGAGGCACACTTTGCAGTATATCCACCAGAATTGATTGAGCCTTGCATACTCGCTGGAACATCAGCAAAGGGTTGTTGTTCCGAATGTGGAGAACCATATAAGAGGTTGATTGAAACTAAGCGACCACCGACAAGACAGGTAAATGCAAGGGATGTTCCCGGTCAAGAAAGGCATGGTTCTCTCGGTGTTGAAAGATTTGACGAGCCTATCAAGACTACAACAATTGGTTGGGAATTAAGTTGTGATTGTAATGCTGATATTGTGCCATGCACAGTTTTAGATCCGTTTGGTGGCTCTGGAACAACCGCAGCAGTTGCACTAAAACACCAGCGACAAGCGATATTGTGTGAGTTAAATGAAGATTATGTTGATATTCAACCATTAAGAATTGAAAAGATTAGTGGCAGAGTTGAGGGGCAACAGACATTGTTTTGAGGGGTAATTATGGCGAGAGAATTTGCAGACGATGTGTATAACCCACAATTCTCCTATGATAGATCATGGGCGAGTATTGAGGATATGCTTGAAAAAGCCGAGAGAAAACAGAATAAACATTACATGGCTATGCAGGGTTGTAAAAAGAGCGAGCGTATGTTTCACATGAGAAACTACAAGGCTCTTGAGGGCGTTGTCAAGTCATTGAGATGGGTGCTTGGAGATAAAGACATAGAACATCCGTTGGAGTAGTGATAGAATGACATACGAATTGATACATGGCGATTGCATCAAGGTTCTCCGTGAAATGGAGGACAATAGTGTTGATGCAGTTGCCAGCGACCCTCCGTATGGCATTGAGTTTATGGCTAAGAAATGGGATTATGATGTGCCTTCTGTTGAAATGTGGAAAGAATGCTTTAGGGTATTAAAGCCCGGAGGCTATTTACTATCCTTTGCGGGTTCACGCACATATCACCGTATGGCGGTGAACATTGAAGATGCAGGGTTTGAAATCCGTGATCAGATAATGTGGATTTACGGGTCTGGTTTTCCGAAAAGCCTCAATCTCAAAGATGATTGGGAGGGTTGGGGAACGGCTCTTAAACCAGCGCACGAGCCTATTGTAGTCGCTCGCAAGCCCTTCAAGGGAACAGTAGCCGAGAATGTGCTTGAGCATGGAACAGGGGCTTTGAACATTGACGGTTGCAGAGTTGGTAATTTGGTTCAAGATACTTCAAGGAACGGGCGTAGTAAAGAAGTCCATGCTACTACTGTGTTTCAGGCTCGTTTGGGTGAAGAAGTTGATGGCAAAATTACAGTTGGTCGCTGGCCTTCTAACATTATTTTTGATGAAGAAGCGGGTGCTATGCTTGACGAACAAAGTGGAACGAGCAAATCAACCGTTAGGCCACCAACAGGTAAAGGAATACTTGACCCAGATAAAGGTTGGAATAACAATTCAATGACAGACAAAACCATACGGGGCTTCAACGATTCTGGGGGCGCATCACGATTCTTTTACTGTGCTAAAGCGAGCAAACAGGAGAGAGATTTGGGCTTAGAATCATTTGAAGATGGCAAATCAAGAAAGTGGCGTGATGATAAGGGTATGAAATATACAGGTAGCGGTAATTTACGAGATGAAACAGGGAAAAACATACACCCAACAGTCAAGCCTGTTGCCTTGATGAAATACCTATGCCGACTCATCACACCACCTAACGGTGTTGTCCTTGACCCATTCATGGGATCTGGCACAACGGGCATAGCAGCAGCCACAGAAGGTTTCAATTTTATTGGTATAGAGCGTGAAGAAGAATACATTGAGATTGCTCGCCATAGAATAGCACATTGGGTTGAAGAAAAAGAAGAAGTCCTTAGAGAAAAGAGAAGGCAAACTACACTATTTTGAGGCGATAACATGACGGCACACATCTTTAGGCATTTTCCCAGAGAAGTGGATATGCGTAAGCGTAAGGTGGTGCATTCAATGGAGGAATTGCAGCAGTATGTTTCCGCTACCAATGGCGGTGATAATCTAACTACTACTGTGTATGGGTTTAGAGATCTCAAGCCAAGCGGTCATAGAGGCGAATACAATACCGCAATCATACCGCACTTTGTCATAGACATGGATTATGAGAGGGCTATGTCAAACCGCACAATGGAGGAAGCGGGAGAAAGAACCCTCCATGAAGTGAACATGGTTCATCAGCATTTGTTGTCAAACGATTGGAAACACGCCATGTTCTTTACAGGTGGCGGGGTGCATATCTGGGTCAATCTTGACAGGACATACTACCCTGTTGGTTCAGAGATGTCCGACATATTGGTTGCGGGTCGCAAGATGATAACCAAGTGGGTCAAACAATGGGATTTGACTACATTAGACCCCGTTGTGTCGTTTAGACCAGACAGGCACATTCGCATTCCTAACACATTCAATTTCAAGCGTGGGCTATGGGGTATGCCTCTATCCACAGAGGACTTGACAGGCGGTTGGAAAACCATCATCAAGAGGGCTAATCACCCACATGGAGGCATGAAGATATATGGGTCAAACGGGCTTGAGATGGAGGTATTGAAGCGTGATCCGAGCAAGCCGTTTGAAGCAGAGGAAATAGACTTGAAGATGGAAAAGGTTGGCTCTATCTCTGTTTTACCATGTCTTGCTAACGCAGCCTGTGAAGTGGGTGGCAACCCACCGCATGAGGCTCGTGTGTATCTAACAATGTATCTTCAAGATAGGCTACGGTCATTCGCAAGACCGCCATCATCTTCATCGGTATCTAAAGATAGTATCAAGAAATCAATTATTGCATTCATTAGAGATTTGAATTGGTCTGATTTTAATGACGAAACCACCACAAATCAAGTCAATCATGCAGTTGATAGGCAATACCTATCACCGTCATGTCGGACTCTTTATGAGAAGGGTTATTGTCTGGGGAAATGTCCTATGTATGATGGAAGCGGGGGTGTCTAATTATGAGTAAAAAATCCAATTGGAAAATCAATTTTTCAATTGAAAAAATCATTGTCAATGGAAATGAAAATCCAATTGAAAAAACACAGGTGATAAAATGCGATTGACTATAACTTTTTGCCAGAAGAAGGGGTGTAATAACATCATTAGATCAGGATTTAGATTTTGCCACAAGGCTAATTGTGGCAAGACAGAAGAAGTATCGGAGGAAGAATAGATGACAGATGAATTAGAGAAAATAAGGGCAGAGAAATTAGCAGCGTTGGGTCAAAAGATTAACGATGTTGAGAAGGACTTTGAAGATATACAGGCGTTGAAGAATGAATTTACATGGGCTGACTTTGGCTATGACGAACCCGAATGGGGCGTTAGAGAAAGTCAAGATGTTCCTAACGCATTTGAAGTATGTCAAAAGCGACAGGTGGTTGCATTGACACAATCCCTTGAATGGGGTATGTTGGTGTCTGATCTGCTTAACAGGGCTAAACTTGAGGAATTGATTATGACAAGGGGGGCTAACAATGACGAAAACTGAACCAGATACATGGGTATTCACTTGTCCTGACGGCAACGAGTATCATGTTGGCGACATCATACCTATGCACAGAGCAGCCGAAGGTATCATCTTCGGTGAAGAAGTTGTTAGAATAGCCTGTCCGGGTTTTCCCGGTGCTACCGTAATCAATGAAATTACAGGTGAGAGTATAGAAATACCTGCCATACCCCCAAGTAAAGATTGCTTCTTTGTTGGCCCTGAATCACAGGGTTGGCGTTGGCAGTATGCAAGAAGTGCAATCATGCACCACAAAGCGCATGAGGCATTTGAACAGAAGCAGTTGTTGAAGGCTCTGGGTAATTTAGATGAGGAAGGTGTGCAAGATGAATAAGATTCTATTTATTGATAACAGAGAACGGTCTGGTCTTGAGGCTTTGGTGAAGAAACACGCAGAAAAGGCTAAGATTGAATGGGAAACCAAACAGAACCTAATCACAGACTATTGCTACGGTCAGGTTGCTATTGAAGCAAAGACCATGCAAGATTACTTTCAATCACTACAAAGCGGTCATTTACAATCACAATTAGAGAACATGGATGATAACTTCAACCATGTAATCTTGGTTATTCACGGAACAATAGACAAGTATGTGCGTCAAATGCGAAAGCGGGGTAATAGGACACCATACTCAAGGATTGAAGCCATGTTCATCGGCTCGTTAGCCAGATTTGATGTGGACTTTGACATTACTATCATGCACTTTGATACTACTTCGGCAGCAGCCCGATGGATTGTCAAGCGTTGTGAGAAAGACGGCACACTTGGTAGCGCATCAACCTTTAGGCGCATGAGGCGAACCACAAGCGAAGATCTAAGAATTGATGGTCTAAGGGCTATGGGTTGCAGCGAGGCTATTGCTAAGAAACTGATTGCTGAATTTGGCTCTCTTATGGAGATAGGTTCGGCTTCTGTCAAGGAATTGATGAAGATAGAAGGCGTTGGTAAAATAAGAGCGAAGGCAATCACAGAGGCACTAAATAGTGAGAGTCCTGTGATAAAGGAGAAGGTAAAGATCACATCAGCATAAATGCTTATGTAAAGGAATATGTTGGGTAAAAATCCGAGGGGTGAAATGATGGCAATAGAGATGAATGCGGGGTTAAATAGTATAACAAACACACAGAGAAAATGGTCTGATTATGCAGTTGTGAACGGTAATCAAACAGGTTCACAATTCATTAGAGGCTACATTGAGCGATTCAATACGGTATCATTTTTCAATGAATACGCAGGGCTTCTATCATACTTCTTTGCTATGGGTCAATTGGCTGCGCCATTTGTCCGTATTCCTATTCACGGAACATACATAGATTGCAGGGTTCACACATATTGGATTCAGCAATCAAGGACAGGTAAATCAATCGCATGGGAATTTACAGACAGACTGTTAGAGAAACTTGACATCTCTTCTGACTCATTTACGGCAGGTTCAGACGCAAGACTAATCGGAACAATAGACAGGCAACCTGTTTTAGATGACAATGGGCGACCAACAGGTGAATACAATGACATTGTTGTTGAGGGGCTTCTAAATGGCTACAAAACACTACTGTTTGACGAGGCTTCTATTCTATTGAATGATGCAAAGGCACACTTCTCGGATAAGATTCTATACTTGCAACAGGCTATGGCCCCGTTAGGGTCAAGAACCAATGTATTGGTTAAGCACTTGGTTGGTGGTTCTGTTAGGACTCCTTCTGGTGTTTCATTGTGGATGACTACATTCCCACCAAAAGACATTATGGATCATGTGCTTGACAAAGGTTTCTTTCAGCGTGTATTCCTATTTCAAAACGATGTATCTCTTGAGCAAAGACAGACAACAAGCGAACACCGTATGTCTGGTGCATACCGAAGGGTGTCAAACACTATCATGGATTATGAAACACTTGCCGATTATATGCAAGAATGTGTTGATTTGGTTAGAGAGCGACTATGGGATGCTATGGGGCTTGAAGTGGAACATGAAGAAGTTAGAGAGCGAAATGAAGATGGTGAATTAACAGGACAGATTATCACCGTTCCTGTATCAAGAGAAGTCCAATGGAATAACATGAGCGCAGGGGCAAAAGAAGATGCTGCTATGGAACACGCTTATGATATATTCTCGGTATCACCGGGTTATGAGGCAGCCGTTCTAAATGCGGTTGATGATTACTATGGTTTAGTCCATAGTGTATCAAGCGAAACCATTAGAGAAACCGCTATGACATTCGTTCCTAACATTGAAAACTACACACTTATCTTCTCTAACTTGATTGCCATTACAATGAAATCATCTGTAATCACAGAGGATCATGTGATGATGGCAAGTGAAATCATCTATGATAATATGCACAATCTAATCATCTGGCTTGAACAGAAACAGAATTTCAAGGACAAAAAGCGACTTGCTGGTGAAAGAGCAGCATGGATGCAAGCATTCAACCAATTACAGAAGTTTGTTGATGAAAAAGACGGAAAGGAGAAGGTTAAGCAAACCGAGTTGTTAGCGACATACGCAGCACAACAAAGTATTGCCAACATTACGGCACAGAGGCGATTCAAAGCCCTTAGAGATGGGGGTCAGGCTATCGTTAGTCGTGCAGGTAGCGAGAACGGTGGTTGGAGAAACTATGTTATGTTCACATGGGGTGGTTAAGTGGGAATAAATTGCTGGTTTTGTGGTGGTAAAATGATATGGCAATCAGATGCAAATTATGATGAGGTATTTGCCGAAGGTGATGGGGTAGTAGCATTTCTAACCTGTTCATCATGTAATGCCGAAGCAACATTTTCATTGAAGGAAGGAGATGAAGGTAATGATTAAAGGAATAGCAGTAATTTACAATACAGACATAAACGATGAGTTTGATGTTGAGCGAAAGATAAGAATGATAGCAGTATGTAATGATAGAAATGATGTTATGTTGTTTGCTGACTTTGATGAAGAATTAGGTGCTATCAACCGAAAGACTGTTGGTTGTCATGTTTATGATCTTGGTGAATGCCAATGGAAAGATGAGTTTGGTAATGCCGATATATCAACACTAATTGGTTATGATTTGCATGATACTCTAAACGGCAACACCTTTGACATTCTCCATGAGGTTAAGAAAGTTAGTGCCGATTATTTACAAAACAACGGCAAAAGGTTTGCACTTGAGGATTTACTTAGGTGGAATGGGATAAGAAGCAAGCCTATGATGTTGCTTGATAACATTAGAAAGGAAATGGCATACAAGAAAGGTGCTTTACACAAGGTAGCCAAAGTAGCAATCAATGAAGCAAAGATGTGCCTCAAATTATATCAGAAAGTAATCAAGACCAAGAAAGTTAGGTTTTTAGACGCTAATACAGGAAAGAAACCAGCCTGTGTTGTCAGTTGGGGTGAGTTTGGTGAGGAAGAATGAGCAAACCAGACAAGGGAGTCGGACAAGTCCGAAAAATGTTCATACCATGTCCTTATTGCGACAAGTGGGCTTGTGTCAGACATCTCGTTTGCCATCATTGCGAAACCCCCTTGCTACCAAAGGACTTGGATCCATACAGAGAAGAAGTCAGCACCAGAAGGTGGTAAAATGAGTATGTGCAAGGAATGCGGTCATGCGATTAGTGTGAGGAATACAAGAACATCAAGAAGCAAAAGAGAAAGCATTTGCGGTAAATGTTATCTGCATCGTAAGGCGAAAGAGAGAAAACTCAAGGGTTTGGCTTAGAATAGCCTTCTTTGCATTTCCGACATATCAACAGTATTTGGGAAATTTCTCAAACCAATCATCTCAACCTTTGCTTCTTTGTTGCCTTTTGGTTTCCTAAGCCAAGGGTGTATTGTCATATCAGCATCTTGTGCAGCATCTATGAGATTATACATAGGTTCACCGTCTTTGTCATACATATAGTTGGAATAAATGACCGGGCCTTCTAACTCTGACGCTATACGCAGGGTATCTCTTTGCAAATCATCAAAGGTCTTGCCCTGCAATTGCTCTGCCGAACCGCCATAAGAAATATCTCTCCCCTGATATGGTGGATCTAGATAGGTAGTGTGCTGCGGTGTCAAAAACTCTGATGTTTGTCTTAAATCACCTGTGTGTATATCAACATCTTTCAATCTGGCAGCATAAGGGTCAAGGTTGATTGAGCCAACATCGTGTGGCATATATCTAACGCTTGAACTTCTAAATGAGCCTTCTGCATTAGGTATCTTGATTTTCCCCTCTGTGTATGGAACGGCAGGTTTTTCACCCCAATCTTCATAGGAAAACATACCATCTCTGTATTGAAGGTTTGAACCAACCAGCAAATGAGCAAGCCTCATCAAATCATCATCGTCTAATTTTTCACCCATCACATCTCTCCGATAGCGTATTTCATTCAATTCATTCATCATACGCACTTGATCATCATAATCTTGGGCTATATTCACATCACCCATGCCCTGTTGTAGTTGTGTCATAAGATTCGTCATATCTGGGTTAATATCGCCATATAGACCCCTCCCCTGATTCATTCCCAAAATGTATGAACCACTACCACCGAATAATTCAGCAGGTATCTTATCTTTACCAGCCATTTGTGATAAGGCTCTCAATTGTGGTGCTATTTGCGTTTTGCCACCAATCCAATTGACTACCGTTGGCAACATCTCGGTTTCAGGGTTTGTAAAACCGGGTAAAGATGCAAAGATTTTGTTGTAATCTCCACCCGCCTTTCTCGCTCTCGCCATTTCAGCCCACGGCTTACCCCTTCTTTTGCCACCATCACCAAAATTTAACTCTGGTAAAATACCCGTAGTTGAAGTTTTGTTGGCCTTTGCGCTATTGTATCGTTCTAAAATATCCTTAATCATGGGGTCTATCTCGTCAATACTCTCGTATTCTTTCCCTCTGAAACTAATACTTTTCATCAGATCCCACGCATGTTGGGCTGCACGATCATGGGATATAACACCACGCACATTATTCCCTCCGATGCCAATGCCGTGATAGACCACCATGCTCGGCATCCATCATTAAGTCCATATCGTTCTCAATAGGCTCTATGTCCTCCGAAAAATCAAACTTAATGGTTAGTGCATAAAGGTATAATGCAACCGAAAAGATTATAATACATATAAGCACCGAGAGCGCACCGAAAATTGAAATCATCTGCTTCTCGCCACCCTTTTACCACCTGCACCTAACTGCCTCCGCATCTTAGGTCTTGCACCAGAGCCACTACCCCTGACTTTAGATCGTTTGTATCTGTTAGCGGTTCGCTTACTCTTGTTCTTGCGTGATACTCCCCACGCCCTACGCTTGGCTTGACGCTCGGCTCTCCCTGCTAAGTTGTTCTTAGTGTAGCCTCTAAATTCGCCCTTCAATACTCCCCAACCCGCAGCGATTGCTCGCTCTTCAACTTGGGTCGGGCTTTGCGCCATATACTACCGCAAGACGGACATTCCCATAAAAATATCCTTTCCCTACTACCCGCATAGAAGCCATTTATGCGTAAAGCAAGGACATCCGACTTGCAACTCGGACATGATTGCTCAACCTTGTCTTGATACTTCTTGCTCTTCAAACCAATCAAATCTAAATCAGTCATATCAGAACCCCGAATGCGTGTAATAAAACCTAACATGACCGGGTGGATTGATGGGTGCTGCTGGATTAACATAGGGATTAGTCTTTGTTGTAGCCAAATCAATCATGGTGATTACATTTCCAGCGACTGTAAAATCAACACCCTCATATAAATTTACACTAACATCCATTCCAGAGTCAAACCATGTCGCCACGATTAGGTGTGCTGAACCCGCAACAGGGTTTATTGGATCAGGAACTTCTGTCGGTAGTGGTTGAAAGTGTAGTTGTATCGGACCCGGTCCTGCATAGGGATAGGTTTCTATTGATTGACGGTGAACAGGTGTCAATTGATATGCACCACCTGCCCCCGCACCTACTGCTGCATCTGATTGATAGAATAGATGTGTTTGACCTTCACCGTGATGTATGCCACTTGTAGCCACTATCGCAGGGCTATACCCTTCAGGGTTTCTTGTATAGAATATACCCAACCCAGATGTGGGTAATGAACCCGCACCCAAAGCAGGGCTTGTGATTAGATTGTTAATTGGGTCTGTTCCATCACCAGAAGCATTTACCATAGCGGTCAATGGGTATGGCCCGCCACGCATGAATACTCTCTTGTCCTCAACAGAGGCTACAACGGGTGCTGAACCACCATAGGTGATTCTCATAGCAGCAAGGATAACAGATTGTTTCACTAACTGTGATGATGGCATTTGTGGGTATTGCCCTCCGCCTGTATTGACCTTTTGACCGCATACCAATCCAATGTTATTTGTCGCTGCACCCAACTCTGGATCGACTATAACAAGCACCCAACATTCCTCATTCAATGCACTTGGCAATCCCGCAACACCCAAAGGATTGAAGCGAGCGTTGTATAATCCAGCAGTATCAACATCAAGTGATGATGCCGAGCCTACTGTGTAATACATTCCATCTAATGCTACTATACCTGCATCAACAAAGAATGATTTTGTGCCACTTGTGTTCTTTCTCACACAACAATTACCAGAGATAGGGTTATTACGATCAGAACCACCAGAGTCCTGTGAATAGTTATTCAAGTTTAGGGGTATGACACCATTCAACAACCCTCTTTCTGTAAAGTTGGTTAATGTTGCCGTTGAGAGAACATCACTATCACGCAATCCATCGGATTGCCATGTAGCACCTGTCGCAGTTTTCTCATGCCCTTCATTTAGTCCTGTTGTTCCCATTACCGTATCTCCATTACAATATCCACACGCACTTCATTGGTTGCATTCTTGCTAATCGGGTGAAATGAAGTCCGATAGGCAGGGCTATCCAATATGGTAGCCCCATGCACCGACACTTCTTTGATGTCCTTTGCACTAATTAAACTTGTATCAAATGTAGCACTAATTGAGATGGTTCTGTCATCTATTCTCTGTATGATTGGTGTTGTTGTCATAGCAGCAGCACCAACACCACCGTCTTTGCTTGATGCCGAACCACCTGTTGTGCCGAGAGTCATTTGTTTTACAAGTGTTTGAAGGTGTGTAGCCAACTGTGCTTTTATTCCATCCAAAACAGGCATCTAACTCACCCCGTAAAATACGGACTTTGATTGCCCTACGGGTTGCCCCCTCTTATGGATAACCCTTATTTCAGCACCATTCGGCACTAATACTGCGTTGTTCGCAATGAGCGTGATAGTATTTGCTGACAATGCACCCGGTCCAACCACACCAACATGAAGCCATTGATCGTAATCTGTCGCAGCACCTGATGATGTAGTGGCAGCGACCCTAACCTCTATGGAGTCGCCATTTGCAATACGGTATCTTGAGTCAAGCGTTCCTACCGCTATTGTGGTGGTGCTACCTGCGGGGTGATCTGCGGTTGAATATACTCCTGTGCGACCACCGCTAACACCTATGTTTCCTAACGGGCGACCCAGATTTGTAGTGGCATTGGTTCTCCAACCCGCCCCCAGAGCCATGCTACTGTTGTTATTCATTCTAACAACAACACGAGATGATGCAAGCACCCGCACAGGTGCGGAGAAAATCAAATCAATCAAGTCCTCAAGTGTGGTGGCATCTGTGCTACTTGTTTCTGCTGATGCTGATTGCAGGTCAGCGATTAAACCCTCTATGCCCTTATCATATTGACCTATCACCAGATTTGTTAGACCTGTTGTGAAATTGGTGTATGTTTCAAAGACGGCAAACTCTCCCTTGATGCCCTCCATGACAAAATCAACACCGATAATATCACCCGGCTCAATATCCTGTGCTTTTGCCAGCCCTTCAACACGAAGTATAGAAGAACCTTGTTCAGTCCTTCTCATCAATCTCTTTGCAAGTTTCAATCCTTCTTTCTTGCTCTTTAAGCCCGGTAGCGTTTGTATTAGTGTGCGCTCTAAGCCTTCTCCGCCCTTGCCACCCATCTTTTTGATGTGTTCCATGTCTTTGACTTCGGCTATCACAGTTTCATTCTCGGCAACTGTGTCGCCATGTATGATAATGTGGTTTGCCCTCTCCATCATAGCACTAACTTCAATCAACTGTGGTGCGCTACTTGAACCGACCCTACGATCAGAGAGGGAGAATGCTTCTTCTGTGTAAAGAAGGACTCCACCATCACCAATTACTAATTGGCGACCATCCATTTGTGAAAAGTGTCTTAACAAGTCCATGATAAACAGACCCTTGCCTGTCCTATTGACGAATGAATCACTATGTTGCATTGTGTTATGGAGAGATGGGTGTCCTCCGAGCATTGACAATAGAGATGTTTTACCATAAGGCTCAAAGCCCATAGAAATAAAGATTGGATCGGGGTGTATTACTTCAACCGCTTCTTTGTATGTTTCATAATTCACCAAATCAGCACCAGATATATTGTGCGTAATGTCGTTAAGCAACATCAAAGCAGCGTCAGTAGTCCTAACACCGACAGAAATGTTGTGTCCTAACCTTATCCCCTCAATAGTCATACCAGAATTGGATAGTGTGTTTTGTTGAAGGTTTCTAAAAATCAAGTTGTTGTTTTTATCTTTACCAGCAATTCTCCACTTCTTATTTTTACCATCATACAAGTAATGTGGCGTAGTAGCATCTTTAATTGTATTGCCATCAACATAGACTTCATTCAAACCACCCGTTCCGGGTTTGTTGATGTATGACAGACTACCCCCTGTTTCACCGTCTGTTATGGTGTAGCGTTGGGCTGAAAGCATACTAAAATCACTTGGATCATAATGCCCTAATCCCCGATAGGAGATATTAGGTGCATACTCAACACTATCATTAGGTGATGTGCCATCCCATTTGTCTGTATGATAAGATGCAACGGTCATAGCATTATCAACAAGAGAAGGAACAATCACCAACTTCTGTGATACCGAATGGATATTGTTTTTGGTTGATTTGTATGTGTTATCCGTTCCCCTTAGCATTGTGTCTTGGGCTATTTCAATTAAAACCGTAGCGGAGAATCTAATTGAAGTGGGTGAGGGGAATGCTACAATCGTTCCGACTACCCCGTTCCTTGTGCGTATGACTTCGCCAATAGAGAATACTTCGCTTGGGAATTGTTGTCCTACATTCGGTGTTCCCGAACCTGACGACCAATTTGCACCAACACCTGTTAGTGTATCTGTTGAACCTGCTGCTACGGTTGCACCTGCATATATTGAAACCCCTGTTCCCATATTTTTACCCGGTCTAACTGTCATGCCAACAAGATCAGTATCTAATGACAAATCCCCTGTTGCTGGTGGTGCGCTTGGATTAAGATAGAATGTGGTTCTCGTTTTATTACTGTATGTGAATTGCCCTGACTTGCCTATAACAATTAGTGTTCCCGAAGGAGGGAAACCGCTTGTATCTTCAACTTCAATGTAGCCACCAAAAGGCGAAAGTGGTGGTTGCGGTGCTGACTTGACAATCTTGCTACTAACACCTAACACAGTCAATGCAGTTGGGGTTTGCTTCTTGATTGCTACATTATTCTTTGCTGCCATAGCAAACGGTCTTGTAATCTCTGCGTGATTTGCTTCACTTTGCGATACTTCTTCGCCACCGCCCGGATGTGTTGATTGAGAATACCTTGCATCTGTATCAGCGTGTATTATTCCTTGCCCGTCAGTCCGTGAAGCATCGGATTTGAAATGTTGTAGCATATTCGCTGATGGTATTAGATGCCAAACCACATCACGGTTGTTTGCATCAGGCCAATCAATTCTAACACCGCCCGAATTTAGGCTACTTATTGGAATCATAGGCGAAGTGCGTTCCTCATTCAACTCAAATATACCATATCTGTTATCCCTATGGAAATGCCCTGCATTGCCAACCTTAGCATTCGGGCCTAACAACCAGCCATCTGGGTGCTGGATCGAATTGCTCTGCCCTCCTGAAAATGCAGTTATCTTTAACGGTCTAACCGCCCTAACAACATAGTCCACATATTTTCTAACATTTTGACCTGCCTCTGATGACAAAGGATCGAATGAATGATGTTGGCTCAAGGCTTGTGAATCATAATCATCACGGTTAAGATATGTTTTACGGAGAATAAATACACCACCCCACGCTGGTAAATCACCGCTACCACGAACCGCCCATGTATCTATCATGGTATAATCTGGATTGTTTAGCATCTTTGACACTTCTCCACCAGCCAAAGCCCCATGACTTGAAGTTGTATGTAAATTGAAAATTGGTTTGTGAACAGGTTGATTTATCAAATTCCGCCCATAGGGTTGGTCGCTAATTGATGTGCCATACACATCTGTTGCAGTTGTCGCTACTGCATCATACGGTTTTCTTGATTCATTGAATTTGGTTTTCCTGTATTTGCTGACATAAGACGGGAGAACGGGGAATTGCTGACCTACAATCAAATCTGTATGTAAAGAAGCAGCCTTTGTGCTTGTAATGATATACTCTTTCTCTTGCCCTGTCCTTTTCATTGAATGGGGTTCTGTTATTAGCCCCAATCTTGGCGACATATCCGATTGCACTTGTCTATGATCAGCAATTTCTGATAATGGTATAGGGAATACCCCTCTAACTGTTGCCGATGTAGTATCTTTCATATCAATTTCTCGCCCCCAACCATGAGATGGGAAATGGTGTTGCCTGTCATCATGTATGAAATCTGTATTTGTTGATGAGGGTAGTGTAGTGCCTGTGAAAACATCAACAGGGTGTGCGTTTAGGTGCAGGTTATTCCCTTTCTGGTGAATGAAGTTAGTCGCTGGACTCGCTGAAAACTGTGTAGTTTGTGTCAAAGCATCAACAGAATCCTTTGCTTTCACCGCATCACCTGTATGGTGATTCAAATCAACAATTGGGTCAGAACCTTTGTTCAATGTCTTAGCAGTAAGCAAAGGTGCGTTTGTTTCCGTTGGCGAAATGCTTGTGAAATCGGTCTTAACAGACTCCACTACCCCTGCTGGCATAGCCTTATGACTAACCAGACCTATACTCTCATCTTGTAATACTCTCCCCATTCCTACTTCCTTTTCACCTTTAGCCCAAGGTTCATTAGAGAGTCTTAGGTAATCCTCACCTGCTGAATGGCTTGTCAATACCATACCAACAGGGGTAGTCCTTTCAACACCCGCATAACCTCTCGGCCATAGCCAATCAGCACCATCGTCAATTGTCGGTAGTTTTTGCATGGTATCATGCACACCACCATCAAAGCGAGCAGATCTGGTGATAGCCTGTTGTGCGGTGTTGCTTGCTGCTGATTGTGCAGGGTCGCCAGCGAGCATATTCAAAGCATCACTTGCCCCTCTCATACCCCATGCTCTAACAGGTAGCCTACGGCTGAAATCTATTGCCGACATTGGTGATGTAATAGTATAAATCATGTCATAAATTCGGTTAGAAGCATTCTGGTGCAACACAACTTCTTCATAACCTACTGTTGGTGTCAAACCATCTCCTATTCCCTCTCCCCTTGATAGCCTCTCAATAGGTATTCCTAACAACGGTATTTGATATTTACTTGGTAGCCTTAGTGTTCCGTGTGCCTCTCTAACAGTAGTATGCCCCATCAATACAGAACCTGCTGCTCTTAGGCCATGTGTTGTGCCATGACCCCCTGCGTTTAGCCCATTGTAGCCATACTGTTGAAGCCATTGGAATACATACATTCTTTCAAATGGTAATGACTTTTCATCTCCATCACTATATCCAATTGTTGTGTGTGATACCTTTGCATTTCTCAACAACAAGTCCTTAGTAGCGGGGTAATTTGTTGCACCCGGCATACCTGACGCTCGGTATCTCATAGTCATGTATTGCTCACGGCTCGTGCCGAGTAATGCAGGGTGTGAATACTCGGCTAACCATGTGCAAAGGAAAGCGTCAGGCATTGCGTTTGAGTTGGTATCTTCTGCCTTTGCTAAAGCCAAATCTTTGTTTGGCATTAGTAATGGACTACCCTCAAAGTCGGAGGCTGCTGATAACGCACCACCATGAATTGGTTTAGGCGCACTTGCCTTGTTGGTTAATTGAGGATCGTGCGATAGTAATGGTGGTGTTGTTGCCAATTCTGTCGCAACTCTGGGTTGAGTCCAACCCTGTGGCATACCCTTTGTTGCTAAATATGTATGAGCAGCAGTAATTGTTCCTAAATACTGTGTCGGATATGGCCGACCACCCATTAGTTTGTATTGACCTATGAAGAAACCGTTTATTGCAAATTCTTCACCTGCGTTATATGCCCCATTGACGATTTTGTTGCTCGCCAAATCAAATGCAACAGGCGCACCATGACCTGAAAGCGGTGTTGAATATGTTGCAACATCATCCATGCCGAGTAAAGATGGTTTGTATGTTGTTGCGTCAGCATCAACAAAGTGCGATTGTTCATAACTGCCAAATGGCATAGTATGCTCTTGACCCGGTGCAAATAGTATTTCTGGCTCTTGTCTTGGTCTGCCTGAATAAAATTCATGGTGGAAAGCGTTTGAACCATAGGCTACTTCTTCACAAGGGAATCCGTCAGCCGAGAATGAGCCTGTTGAATGGTTGTAAGCATTCAATTTTGTTTCAAGTGTATCAAGATAATATCTGGTTGTAGTTTGAGATGGCTCAAGGTTTTGGAAACCCCAATGCTTATGCTCTGTTTCAGCCTCAAACATGAGGGAATACGCTGACCCATGTGAACGGTGTAATTGTCGCCTCAAGGACTTCGGTGTTCCTCTCATAGTCATGGGAGATACAAATGAATGCCCCTGCCTACCAAATCTAATCCTATGATGTGGTATTATGGTGGCTGATGGCATACCGTTTGTAGTTTCAGTAAGCACAGAACCCCGTTCAACATGATCAGACAGACGGTGCGCTGCGAACAGTCTGGTTGTTCCGCTTGGCACAGAACCTACTGTGTTATTCAAGTCCAAACCAAACTGTGATTCTAATGTGTCATGCAAAATACGCACAGGATGGAAATGTAATACTCTGTCATGTGTGTCAAATTGCGTGGCTTCACCCGGATTACTATCTAATGTGGTGTCAAGGTTCTGTTCAACTATTCCGTTCTTTTGCATATTCGGTGCAGTTAAGCCACCCATACCCCATGTTGTATTTCTAAACGCTTGCACCCGATCATGACCGCTTCGCACCAAAATGTTGCCCGGTATTTCATCGGCACTTGGTAATGAAATGCGGAGATTTGGGGATAAACCGCTACCAGCATAAGATGGCTCGGTAGTTTCTAATCCTGTTTCGGGATCTAAACGATTTGAAGGCATCGTGTAATCTTTAATTACTGTGCCAAACGGAGAACCCCCCTCTAAAATCAAGGCGTTGCCGTTGTCATCAACGACTTCTAAATTATCCCAAACCCTTTCTTCATTGCTTATTGTTAGACCAGATACCCTCTCTGTGTTGTAATTTCTAACCGTTCTATATCCTCTTGCCATTGTGGTTATATCAGTTGCTGAACCTGCGGTTGCATACTGTGCGATTGCGTTATTCAAATCGGTTGTGCCATTATCTATCTCTGTGATTTGTGCCAAATGACTGATAGGTGCGCCACCATGTGCAATTTCATAGATTTCATTTGGCTGATATTCAGCGAACCTTGTGGTCGCTCGCATACCATTTTCAAACGCTATATCCCATTTGTTTTCTGATGGTGCATAGAATAACTCATCACCGTTGTTTAATTGAACGGCATTGTTAGCCGTCAAGGTGATAGTTGTAGCCGATCTTGCTAACTTTTCAGCAGCAGGGATAGTTGTTCCAGCAAAACTAATGAATTGAAATCCATCATCAAACATTTTCCCGTAGCCGTAGTATGTTCCATCAGAACCATACAAATTAAGCCCAAACCATTGGGTATATGGGCTTGCGTATGCGAATAACTCTTGCGCTGCGGTGGCTTTTGTCGCCATAGCCTCAAAACCATGTATGCTTATGGATTTAGCAAAGGTGTTGTCAGGCGTTCCCGTTCCATCAGCAAAGACCTGTGCGGATTCGGGGTCATTCACCCGAACATTGTGTGGTGCGGGAGAGTTTGCATCAACAAAGGTTAATTTTTGCCCTGCGTCAAAGTCGGCTTGGGTGTAATCAGAATAATTTGATGTTGAGCCATTGAAAAGACCACTTCCGGGTCTTGAAGAATCGCTTTCCCTTCGGACAAATAGCGCAACCTCTCCACCATCAATAGATTGTCCTGTATTCCCTGCAAACGCATTACCGGGTGTATCAAATCTAATTGCTTTGGGAGATAATGTCTTTGCAGCCATTACAAAAGGCGTTGTGGGTATTGTTGGCGCACCACCACTAATATCAACCTTAATTGTATTAGCCTCGTTATCAATTTCTGAAATGAATTTGCCCGTTCCTACTCCTATTCCACCGCTAAAATACGCCAATTCATCTCCAACGACTAAGAATCTTGAGGGTGCGTCATCTAATGTTAATACACCGTCTGTGAAGAAGGTCGCATCATTTGTGCAATTAAGGGCAACACCCGGATGTGAAGTGCTTGTAAATGCGTTTGCATCAGTAAAGTCTGGTCTAAGACATTTGACATAAGGTGTTGATGCAACTGTGCCTATTTCCGTATCACCATCAGTTTGATAGTATATCTTATCTCCAAGCACGAGTTTTTGTGATGGGTCGCCACTTGTAATCTCAAGGAAACCTGCACCATATTGAACGGCTGACCCGTTCCTTGTGTATGTTAGTCCACACGACCTCAATCTCGGTCCGTTTGCCAATATACTGAAATTGTTAGCCGAAGGATTATGCGCTGCGCCATTGGGTGTTAGTTGTTGTAATGTTTGAAATGAAGATACCGTTCCAACTTCTTGTTTGTTGCTATTGTATATTTTGCTACCTACTTCAAAATTCAAACCAAAGTCTGTATCTGGTGTCAAAACCTTAACAGTAGTAGTAGTGCCAGCACCTTCATTACCACCCGTAAATACATTAGAACCAGATTGTGATGCACCTTGATCAGAAGTGATAAAGCACCCAGATTCGTATGGCCCCATTCCATCTAATTCTGTTCCATGTTCAACACTTTCAACAGGCATGAGTTTTGTTGCGTCTGTATATCTGTTTGACTTTTCAGGGGCTACATTACTCATTACGCTCGGTCCATCAAACACCATATCGGGCGGTGGCATTGGTTGTATTAAGCAAGAGTTTAGTCCTTCAATAGAAAAACGAGAAAAGCCACGATTTTTAGAAAAACTACTACCTGTTGTAGCATCTTTCTTTGGCTTGCCCCCTCGTGATTCGTGATTAAGCGCAGGTAATCCCATGTTGCCACCATCCATAGGCTTTGCAGTTAGATACCATGTCGGCAAGTCCACACCAAGACCTTGAATGATAGGGCCACCATTTGCTGACCCCCAATAACCACCGTTAGAAGGAACATCACCCTCCCATGATACAACTACTGTGTGTTGTTCTTCTGTTTCGTTTTGAATAGTGATGATTTCATTTACCGCAATATCTCCACTACTTGCACTATCCGCAGTAATGGTGAAGTCCACAAAATATGTAGCAGATCCTAAGATGTTTTCTCCGACAACCTTGTAGCCATCGTATTCTAACACCCTTACCACAGAGCCATTGTCGTAATGCAATATACCTTTCTTTGGTATATCAGTTGGGTGATGGTGCAAACAATGACCGCCTGTTGTATTACCAGAATGCGGTGCGCTGAAATCGCTCGCCATCATCAACCTAACAAAAGGGTGTCCTGTCAATGGATAAGTCCAATCACCGACTCCCGCATTGAGAACAGAATACACTTTACCTTGATAGGTCTTAGCCCCAGACATTTTCACATACCTTGCTTTGAGATACCTGTTTCTCCCATGTAGCCCGATTTGGTGATCTCGGCTTGAGTTAATTGCTGATGCAATCATTCTTGTCGCTTCTTCTGTGCCTAAATCGTATGTCAAGATAGGCAAAGTCGGAACGGTAATCCTTGATTGAATGTTAGCCTGTGCTGCCCTTTTCAAATCCACGACTACAAAGTTAGTGCCATCGGCAGGTGTAATAGATGTAGCATCACCTGCCTGTGGTGTTCTAATTAGCAGGTGAAAACCTTGCTGGCCTCCACCAGCAGCCCATGTGCTATCAACCGCATCTTCATAGGCGGTGTCTGGATAGGTAAAGTGCATACTAAAATAGCCACTTTTTGGCTTGCCCTGATCTGTGCCGAGAGCGACATTAGCCGAAGCAAATCTTTGTTGAGGGAAAACTGTCTTACTAACCATTCAAACCCCCCAATTTTTCTGTCCTATTGTCATGGCTTCTTCAACCGATAGAGCCTTCACCCATAATCCTAACTCTGCTAACTGCCCCTTGAAATAGGTTCTTGCACGAGATGTTAATGAACCAGCCGTCTGTGAACCACCTTGACTGTTTAGATTGTTGTTGCCGTATTGTAATTGTGCAACAGTCCAAAAACCTCCCTGTATTGTAGTGTTATCCGCCAATTCTTTGATTGAACCCCATAGGCCACTTGGTGATATTACCATTGGCACACCATGCAGGGCAGCACCGATTACAATTTGCCCTTGATACCTACCATAATATGTGCTTCCACTTGCTAACGGATTTGCATTCGTTCCTGTTCCAAGACCTTTAGCGAGTCTTGGCATTCCTACTTGACCCCCCAAATATGTTGCATCATTGTTAAGTGGGTATGTGTTAAACGATCCACCGTATAGATAATCACCTGCGGTTTCTGTGTTTGGCATAGGCACACCATTGTCATAGATAATAGGTGTTCCATCAAGTGGTTTAACCACAGTAATTTGCCTCCAAGCATCTTTTACTGCCACACCATTCGCCCATGTCGCATGATATTCTCCTGACGCAGCACTATTCTTATGATGGACTACAATTCTATAATCAAATTGTGCATTAGCATCACCAACTGCCGTCATACCATATTGCCTTGATAAAATTGACACACCCCAAGGTGCGCCATTGTTGTCAATACCATGCAATACAGGCCCGTTTCCATATCCCGATAGTTGCCATGTGGTATCGGTTGCGTTTGATGGTTTGAAACAGAAGGTGATACTCCAAGGCCCTTGAGCAAGAATATCCCCTGCTCTTGGGGGTATAGTCGGAACAGGGTATGACATGGCAGAGGACTTTGTTGGTATTTTTGATAGCGATATTGCCTTATGACCCGAACCGCCCATATCCCAATGAATACCTCTTGCTGATATGTCGCCTTCTGGCTCTGTTCCAGAGCCTTTGTATAGTGGCTTACCAACTGCCGATGCCTCATTATCCCCTAATAGTATAGAAAAACCTAATGTGCCATTATTGAGCAAATCATTTGTAAAATCACCAATCATACCCAATTGCAATCCATATTTGTTTTCAACAGGGCGCATCACAGGTAAAGAACCGGGTGGATCATCTCCATAATCAGGCCCACCGTTGCCATCGGGGTCGCCAATGTATGGCAATCCATCATTGTTGAAACGGACATAGGCAATACAATCATCATCTTTGTAGTGCATTCCCGCATAGGAGTTTGCCTTCGCAGTATCTTGATTGTTTAATTTTGTGAAGTCTAAAACTGCTGCTGATTTTTGTATTTCCTCAACATTTTGCAACCCGCTATATCCTGTTGGCCCTTTAGAATAATGGTGTGTATAGAAGTCAGAATAATCATTGTCTGTTCCATCACTAACATCAAATGTGATACCTGTATGTCCTCCACCAAAGAATAAGATGCCATGAGCGTCAATCATTGGCGATAGTAGTTGGATTTCAACACGCTGATACCTACCATCTTTGTCATAAAACAAATCCTTGAATTTTTCTTTGAGTTTTGAGTCATAAGGCTGAACATCCTCTAACGCAGCACAAGCACCCGGTCCAGATACTTTGCAAAATGGTGCGCTAAATGTGCTTACGCCACCAAAAGTTGCAAGGTGCTTGCCATCAACAAGAATTAGTCCACGCCTATCAAATTGGTTAATGTGGTTCGCTCGGTTCAGCATTTCTAAAATATCCCTATCCACCCAAAGCGTAGCCTGTGTATCAGGATCGTAGTCTGGTAGTAATTCAGCCGATGCAGTTGGATTTATTGCATTGTATCTTGGGTTCTTTACTGTAAAGAATGTCAATTCTTGCCCTATTCCCTCATACAACCGTAGTTTGTTGTCTTGCGTTTCAACAGAACCAACAACCGCACCTGTAAATGTGGTAATAGGAACATGAGTTTCACCGTCAGCACCTATTGGTAGTGGTGCAGGGAATGAATTGATTTGATAGGAACGGCTATTTGTAGTCAGCAGCCCACCGCTACCAATTGCCTGTTGCGGTCTATACCCATAGGGGCTATTGTTGTTGAACCATATAGCGAAGTTTCGTGATGAAGCACCGGGTATTGTGCTATGAATAACGATAGTCATTCCCGATTCACCATCTCTGCTTTCCACTTCTTTACCCTCAAATGCTCTAACATAGCCCATGTGTGAACCTGTATCTGTGCTTGATGTAGCATAGAAATCATCATTTGGCATGGCACTATACGATTGAGCAAATAGTGCAGGTGGATTGAAAGCACTACCTCCATTTGTGTTAGTAGCATTAGGGTGCGCTGCTTGATTGATTAGCCTAATGACTTCATTTATGCCTTGATTGAAATCATCAACATTTGTTGCTACTTCACCAAAGTTAATGTGCATTTTTTGCACATGGTCTAAAGTTAGGTTATCGTTCTTCTTGCCCTTTAGACCAAGATAACTCGGTATCAATTCAATGGGCGGTCTTAATGGCATATCGTCAGCACCGTAGTAGTAGTGCATAGGGTCTAACTGCATACCCTCCATGCTCGGCCCATCTTTGATTAGTATTGTATTAGAGTCTTTAGGATCGAGCATGACTCTGGCTTTGCCATCGTTGCCAAGCCTCATGCCAAATAACATCTCAACACTTCTCCCAATTTTCTTCACCAAAGACAGAGCATCGGTTGTGCCAACATCAAATCTCAAATCATCTAAATTCCATGCCGTTTGCGCCCCTGTTTGAAATGAAGCACCTGTCAGCCACCCGCCCATGACAACAGGCAATCCACTTGAAATGAAATGACCGACAAAGTTTGATTGCGTTGGATCGGCTGATGATGTATTGTCTAATGGATTGTGAAATGCACCATAATAGAGTCTGTGTGAATTACCAACAATAGCAACCTTGTGTATGAAAAGGCGTATGCCCCAATCACCGAGTATTCCTTCGCCTACGGTCACAATAAACCCTTTACCATCTGGTTCAGGAACGAGAGATGGGTTCTGTGTCAAAGTCCATTCGGCATCACCACCATTGTATTCCAAGCCCCCTGCGACCTGCAACGGGTCTTGAAATGCGGGTGATGTGATTGAATAAGAACCGCCTCCTGTCGGTGTTGTGTATTTTTGACCGCCTTCTTGAATAAACGGCAAGACACTATCAACTTCAATATAGGAAAGGCCGTTTTGCCAATCTGTAATGTTTGCAGATCCAGCAGCCACAGTTGATTCGGTTGCCGACCAAGACGCTGACGGTTTAGTGTATGTTGCTGCGTTTTCTCTAAAGCATCTAAATGCCTTGATGCCCTTGTTTGTCTGTGCAATGTAATCATTAACTCTAATTGCCGATATATTGGAGTCAAGCCCCCAATCTATCGCATATTTACTCTCTTGATGTTGCATCTGTGGGCGATTAGCAGCCGTCATAGTAGCATCAATAACCATCTCAAGTGCATTTGAAGCAGGGAGAGGGCTATTCTTGTTTTTACTACTAATCAACCGTTTTTGTGTATCAAAAAACATAGATGGGAATATGGGAATCTCAACCAATGCACGAGTTGAGGCATAATAGGTTGAAGTTTGCTTGTCATTTCTAACCGATGGGTTGTTTGCGCTCATTATCACATCTTTCCAACCAGAAAGGTGCGGGTTTTCCTTGCGTATGGCTTTAATGTCAATGCCACCTTGCCCTAAACCACCCATTGTTAGGCTAACAACAGGGCTACCTATGTCGCCAATCTCTTTCATTGGTGAACCTTCGGCTAAATTGAAATCACGATTAGAAACAGAGTCAGCAATATCTCTAACCAGAGATCTGCCACGCAATAAGACACCATTTACCTCTCCTTCTTCACCGCCTGTCGGCACTATTTCCTCAACTCTGCCACGCAACATCATCAATTCAACATTACAACGGTGATATTTTGTTGGTTCATCTTCCTTAGATTTCAATGTTGATAGTGTGTTGGTTCGGCTTCTTTGTTTAGGGTGAATTAGTAGTAAATGTCTGTCATTCATCACCAAATTGTCAATAACATCAAACTGTTCTAACACAACAGGCTCAACATTCGGCAATGTTTTTCTAACAGGTTGCCCCCATTGATTATCCACCATTGTCGGTGTTGTTGCCTTTCCTTCTTTCTGTTTGATGTCAATACTTAGAGTATGATATGCCCCTTCACTTTGCTTAACGGGGCTTCTGGTGTTAGATAGTGCAATTGGCAACCCCATAGGTCGGTTGCTTTCAAGTCCTTCTCCTGTGTATGATGCCAATTGACCTCCAAATGCAACCCCTCTTGGTGTTGATTCTATGTTAATGAATGGTGATTGTGTAGTTTCTCCTGTTGGGTTGATTAGCAACTCGTTTGATTGTATTGGCTTGTTTATGTCCTTTGTTGGTATAGAAATAAGACCACCGGGTGCGTTAATCTTCAACGGTGAAGGCTGCGCCCCCGGTAAGGCTGAATTTCCGTATGGCTTTCTTAACCAATCCGCCAAACTTCTTAGCGTTCCGTCTGGATCATAATAGAATGTATTTGCATCGGGCATTGTCTTTTCAACTACAAGCCACCCAGACCCATCAAACTCCCATTGTTCGGAGTTTGGACTATTAAAAGACATTTCAGACCATTTGTTCTGTGCAGTATCTGTTAAACCATCATGGCTTCCTACACCAGACCCTTTTCTTGTTCCGCCCATCACTTCTCCTGTTAAGTCAATGGCATTGTAATAGACTAAAACCTTAGACGGACCACCTGCTTGTTGAAGAATAAACGGTGTTTCTATGGTGGCAATTCTGGATTCTTTTTCGGGAGATAAATGTCTAATGTAATTCCTGTTGGTGGGTCTAATGCCATTTGTATAATCAAAATGGGCTTCATGCTCTAAATCCAATCCTTTAAGCGCAAACGGTCTAATGTCATCAACCCTAATTGATATTATCGTTTCAGCCATAGAACCATCATTGTCAGCAAGAATAACTTTACTGTATGATTTGCCCTGTTGAGATATGATTGCACTTACCTTATTTGTAGTCGCCAAATCTTCATATTGACTAATTGTTGATTGTGTTATGGTTTGTAGCCCTTCTCCTTGATACACCGTTTGAGTTATGTCGGCTTTATCATTAGTTTCAACCAAACTCCCTACTCCCATATCCTCAAACTTAGCCTCAAACCGATCAGAAATACCTTGCACCGTTTTTGATACATTACTCTCTATTGGGTTTGGTAATTTTTTGAGGAAGAAGTGTCCTTCAACCTTATTGTATGATGTGAAACCGCACATTGAGGGGTATATTGTATCTGGCTCAAGTAGCATATTTTGATTAGCATACGCATTCATTCCAACATAAGATGCTTGTGGGCCTGTTCCCGGTGCAGGGCCAGCAGGTGCGCCACCACCACCACCGCCACCACTTGGAGTATATACTCCCGTATTGATTGCAATATCAAATTCATTTGCAGTAAATCCAAATATCTGTTCTAAATGCGCTACATTCCAATTGGCTTTACTAACACAACCTGTTCCACCCCACCATGTTGGATCCCAAGCCTGTCCTGTTGAAGCATAATTTACTTCATCGGGCTGACATAGGAATGAAGATTGCCCTATACAATATCTTTCAATGAACATTTGGATTTGACCCGGTGGCAATCCCAAGCCATTAAACATATACGCAATCATTGCCCCTATACAATCTCCCAACTCTTGCCAAGTGTTAGTAATGTGAGGATGTCCTATTGCGTTCCAATCAATTGGTGTGGCATAACCAGAACCTACAAACAAAAAGGCTCTGGGGGCGTAATCTATTTGCATTTGAAATGCAGTTGGCCCTATCGCAATCAATTCAGCCTCGGTAATAGCCGACATCAAATATCAACTCCGTATTTATCTTCAAGGTGTTGTAGCACTATTTCATCTTGCTGATCTGTCATGCGTTTAGGGAATACCATAATCTCATGCACTATGAAACCGGGCGGTGCTAAGTCTGTCAAGGTCGGTGTCGGACCGGAATGTAGCATTTTACCAAACATTTCAAATCCAGAATCTATTGGATTCGCATGATCGAACATCAATGGCGAAGTTGGTGTATATCCGTTTATGTTAGTATGTCCTTTAGCAAAGGAAAGACCCGATTTGAACATACCATATTCAATCATGTTATTGCTCTGGTCTATTCTAATTGACAGTATATGAGGGTCGCCTTCTGTTGGTTTTACACTTGCGATAGGGCTACCTATGCCATCAACATCAACTGAAAACTGTGTGCCAGCCGTATTGATTCTAATGTCTATGTTTTGATTACCTGCACTATGAAGAAGCGGGAAAGAGTTTGACCCATCATACTTTGGAGTTATGACATAATAGAAAGTCCAATTACCATCAGTAGCATCTTCACCATTTATTGTTGAAATAGGCGAACCTGTGCTTGGGTCTAAGTTGAATGGCATTGGAGTTATCCCATTTACCGTTGGGATTCTAACTGTTGTTCCATTTACAAACGATGAGCCACCATAATAGAATTGCCCTGCTGGATAACTCGGTGCTACTGTCGGTGATGAAATTGTCGGTGAACCACCCGGCAAGTTTGACGGCCCATGAGTTTGATACAGACTTCTAATGGCTTCTAACCCCGATCTGCCTCTAACATTATCGCACACCTTCTTGAATTTCCAACCATCTCCCCAACCAAATAACGCATAATTTTCGTCAGATGTTAATTGTGTTGATGGTGCTTTATTTCTCCACCAATGAACAACCATTCCATCAAATTTAGCGATTTGACCGTTTGCTTGGTATAATGTATTGAAGTCATTTGCATCATACCATAATGCCAAATCCTCAACAAACGGTGGTTGTTCAGCCAATGACTGTGATGGTTGCCCCTGTGCAAACATATTGTTGGCTAATCGTGATTTGGGTGCAAACCAATAGGCATGGTTGCCATTACCACTAACATCACTAAATCTTTGCGATTGCGTGAACCTTGCCCTTGTGTATTGTCCTCTTGGTCTTGTTAATTGCCCTGCGACAGAGGCATCGGTTTGCTCTGTGCCGGGGTCTATCGTTAAATCTCCATTTCCTAACACAAACCACACAGGAGTATCATCGGGGTGTTCAAACAAGAACCCCTGTGTTTTAGGCTCATTTGCTACTAAACCTGTTGCGGGGTCAGATGATAGAATTGTGCTTTGTATGACGACACATGGTGGCCTATTGACATAGCCACCTAACACATCACCAGCATTGTATGACTCATTGAAATTAAATTCTGGCCCTAAACCATAACCACCCGCCAAACCACCCTTGAAATCTATTGCTACAATACGGACTCTTTCTATTGGGTTAGACATAGGATCTAAGTTAATCGCACCTGCGGTGTAAATGTCGTCATTCACCGTATCTGTCTGTGAAGCAAGAGGGCTTCTGTGTGTTCCTGTTATTGGGGATGTTCCTGATGCGTTAATTACTGCGTTTAATGGTGAAATGTGGATAGCCTTGTCAAAGTATGATGCCTTTGTCAATTCATTTGACAAATCAAGAATACCAGACTCCCACCACGATTGCAACGGCAATTCTTCAACAGGGATATTTAGAAGATAAGATGCTAATTTTTCATAAGCCGAAGGTTGCCTTGGGTCAATAGGACTTTCTAAAGAATCTCTGATTCTAAACCAACCATATTGATTACCTGCTGATAATGTTAGTGGATCAGCAGCACCTGCAACGGTAGCACCCGATGGTGCTATGCTATTGAAGTCATAACCCAAACAAACCATAGGTAAAGGCATCAACCCCTCTGATTTTTCACGCACCGCACCATCTTTACCAGATGATGGGTGCAATGGGTTTTTGTTGTTATAGAAATACACTTCTGGTATATCTATTTCATCTTCAAAATTCCATAGACCTGCGGTTTCGCTTGTTTTTGTTAGTGGTCTTAGCATTGGATCTATGACTCCCCTACTAACCCTAACGCTTTCTATTACGCCTCTAAATTCTCCACCCATGCCACCTATGAATACATCAGATGAAAATGAACGGACAATCCTATCCTCTCCGCCAAAATCAATTTCGCCAACTAAATCCATGTTAATGTATATTCTCATTTTTTGGCGGGTGAATTGTGCATTTACATACAACAATTCTCTTTGAGGGAGAGTCAAATCCTCTGGTCTATACTTTGAATATGATTCATTCATCCCATCTATAACCATAGCACCTGAATATACATCATATTTATTGGCATTGGTGCTACCGAATGCGGGGTATGATGTGGTTGAAACAACCCTCTGGCTTTCTTCTTCTCCGTTTGGTGATAAAGTATGCACATCAAAGATGGCTCGCCCTTTATTTCTAACATCACCCACCTTCAAGGTATAGCAATTGGGTTTGTGTAATACAACACCACCCATGTCAGGAATAATGTATGCTTCAATAGTGAATGCACCTATCATGTTATTCAATGTATTACCCTCATTAGGAATGTGATACATACCTATTTTGGTTTGATTGCTCTCATAACTCTGTGTTGCATTTGCAGCCCCTGTTTTTTCTGGGTGATCAGGTGAAAACATATCAACACCAGACTCTGCAAAAGAGCCTGTTGGCACTACCATCCCATCAGTATAACCATTTAGGCGAACCGCTTGTGAAAAATGAGAGCGAATAGGCAATGTATCACAATCCTATGAGTTGTTCACAACAATTGAACCCTAAACTGTAAGTCCAAACAGAATCACCCGCTTGGTATGCAGGTTCAAATGTTTGAATTACACCAGATATAGCCACACCTTGCCGTAAGAACGGGTTAGGTCGGCTAACATCACCGTTGCTATCAATCTCAACAGGGTCAAACGGTTCTAAATTGCTTTCCGATGGCATACTAACTCCCGGTCCTGATGGTATGATGAATTGCCTAATTACTTCATCAGCACCCGTTGCCGTAATCATTGACTCATACGGTATTCTCATACCAACAATGTATTTTCTAACCGACTCCGCACCATCAATTCGTAGTAATTTAGACAAATCAAAAGATGATAGTGCATCGGGCAACTCAATCAAGTCGCCTGTGAATGACTGTGGTGAAAAGAATCCACCCCCTGCTGAAACATTGACTGTCATATCAATTAGGTCTTGCAGTTTATCGCCCTTGCTTTTACGGCTACCTTCAACTCCCCCTGTGAAGTTTGAAATGAAGAACGGATTAGTCCAATCTCCTGTTGTTAGGTTTCCATGTCCTGACTTTACAATCCTAACATTACCATCGGCACTTCTTGTTATGTTTTCAAGAATTAGTTTCTCGTTCATTGGTGTGCCTATGCCTTGTGATAGCGCACTTGTTGTTGCTGATCCTGTTGTTAATGTAATGTTAAAAAGTGATGTTGTCGCTTCTGTTGAAGAATTAACTCGGACAAGTGCAGCAGAGAAAGCGTTGTTAATTTGGGTCGCTATATCCCCTGTATGGTTAATTGTTCCTGTCAAATTGACGGGAATTATACTCTGTGCTGCTACTGTGGCTGCTGGCGGTGCGCTTTGGGAGTAAAAGATAAGCGTAATGTCCTCCCCAAGACCTGCTGATACCTGACCTGCTGATTGAAATTTGATAGTTTTACCATGTAATGCTGATACAATCTTTGCTATTGTGTCATTACCTATTGCCTTCTGTTGTTCAAACCAATTGGTAGCAATTGTAGTGGCACGAGATAGGTCTAACGCTGCTGACGCACCTGCTGCACCAGAGATATTGTCGTCATCTGTTAAAATGCCATTAACACCAATACTAACCATTGCTGCGTTTGTATCAAAACCGAGTCGCATACCCGCTAACGGAGGCGACCACACCGATGCACTTCTTGTGATAGAGAAGTTAATCGTTTCAGCCTCTAATTCAATAACCTGTCCGTCTTTGCGAATCAACTGTATCATTGGCATTCATTAGACCCCCCTTGTATAACTGCCACCACGAGATCGTGTTCGCATGACCCTCGCAACTTCTTCTGAAATCTGTCTTGCTAACTTGCGACCATCACCGTTAGCACCATTAACTGTGATATTGATGTTGGTGTCGCCACCACCCCCGCCAGCCATACCCTTCATTACCACAGGAATACTGCGACCATCAGGCAATGGCACTATCGCTTCTGTGCCATGCAATTCAACAGGGTAGCCAGACTGTGGCCCTGATGCAATACCACCCTTCTTGAATTTCCATGATTTGTAATTGATTGTTGGTATATTAACACCGGGTATCTTGTTTGCTAATTTGATACCTGCGTTGATACCTTTCCATAGTGGTGATGTGAAATCAATCAAAGCATTGACGGCTTTCGCTGCAAATCCTTTCATTCTATCCCAACCTTTACCCCACATGCCGACAATACCATTCCACAATTCTTTCGCTTTCTCTGTATTTCCTGTCAAAAGAGCCATAACTATTCTTGATACTCTGATAACAGTCCTAACGATTAGCAAGATCGGTGTTAGAATAAAGCCAAGTGCGTTTAGCAAATACATCCAATACGGTTTGATATATGGATAAATCCAACCTATTATCTTGATTACAATACCTATGATGAATCCAGCGACATGAAGTATAACACCGATAAATTCACCAGCCCACGCAATTAACTCGCCTAAGAACTCAAATATACCAGAACTAACCAAGAAGTCAAGCAGTATATTCCACCATTCCATAATTTCATTCACTATATCATCAAAGGTCACGCCCATATCATCAAATGCACCTGTTATGTTGTCAAATACGGCAACAACGCCATCCCAAATAGACATAACTGCATCAACTATTGCTTGCACTATACCTGCTTCAACAATAGCGGTAATCAAACCAAATATCATCTCATAAATCATATTGTAGTATGTGAAGAACAATTCAACAACTGCGGTCATGCCATCAGTAATGCCACCAAAGAATGATTCAGAGTCAATTTCTGGTAGCACTACATTTGCCTTGAGAGTTTCCCAAAGACCAGACATTCTTCCGGTTTGGTTGTCAAATAAATCTCCCATACCTGTCGTTGCTGCTGAAAACACCGGGCCAAATGTTTCGCTTGCTTTAGTGCCAATACTACCTAAGCCACCCTTTATCTTATCAAACGGTATTTTGTCTAAAGCACCCTTTACCTTATCAACGGCTGATTGAACAAAGCCAAAGGCATCACCAACCACAGGTAAATCTTCAAGCCAAGCCCGAAGTTTCCCACCCCCTTGATCTAACGATGCAACAAGAATCATCAACACCGCACTAAATGAAAATATCAAACCAACCATCGTCAATACTGTGCCAACAATGCCCGTTAGCAGTTTTTTGAACATACCAGCAGTAGCCACAACAGGGGTCAAGACCGCACCAAAAACACCAACAGTCTTTACAAAAGTGTTGAGGGTTTTATCAGCAGCACCGCTTTTCTTGTCAAGATGTTCCATTGATTGCACACCAGCATCACCCGATGAGATAAATTTGCTCTTTACGCTCTCTAATGAGAACCCTAATTTGATGTATGTATCATACAAAGGACCGAGAAACTTCATCATTACACGATGCTTATCTGGTAATATGGTTAATTGATCGCCATACTGTTGCAGGGTCTTGATATGTTCAGCGAACTGATAGTCCATACCAGCAATAGTTTTGCCACCCTTAGCCATTATCTTTCAACCTCGCATTCATCTTCTCAAAGAAATCAGTATCGCTTGTAGTCTTAACTGCTCTCCCCTTTGTAGCACCCATATCTTGTTCACGCTTCAATTTATCCAACATTTCAGCCTCTTTTTCCCGATATGCGGTCATCATTAGATAATCCAAGATGACCCGTTCAGGGGGTTGGCTATCCCAAGCGTGGGGAGGACACTTGAAAAACTGTCCTAAGAAAAATGTGATAATAGACTGACCTAAGTATGTTGCTTTGCCTATGGGTATGTCTATATCGCCCTCTCCGTCATAGGAAATGAATGCTTCTATGTCGTCAAGGGTTATGCCAAAGGGCCTGTAATTCCACCTTGCATTCCCTCCATGAGAGTATCAAACGATGGCAACAATTTCTGTATTTCCTGTGCAATCTCTGGTTTTAGAGTCAGCAATTGCTTTGCGGTTAGAGATGGTTCTGACTTAGTGATGCACTTAGTGAATACAAACTTCCAAAATCCACCAAAATCAATTTGGGGAATCATATTACCATCACCGTCATTCTTCAAACCGACAAATTGACTTAGTGCCTCTTGCCTTTCAATCCAAGTTAGATCCTTTATCCATACGGATAATTCACCAAACTCGGTGTCAATAGTGTGTTGCTCTGAATTATTGTCAATTAGTAAATCATTCACTTGTGCTTTCTCCGCCATTACCTTCACCTTCTTCTGTGGTTGGCTCTGCTACTGCTTCTTCAACCACTTCAACCTCTGGTGCGGTTAAGCGAGCCAACAGGTCAGCCTTTGTGCCTGTTGTCGCTAAACCTCTTGTGCTGCATTCAACTTGCAATTCTGTCTTATTCATGTCCTCAAAGGACTTTGGTTCAACAGGTGCGGGTGCATCCACAGGTGTTTCAGGTGTCGGGGTCGGAGAAGGCTCAAGGATTGCTTCACGGACAACAACAATACCTGCACTACTTAGTCCAGCACCTTCAATAATGCCTTTCTCTGTAATAGTCCAATCTAATGCTGCTCTTGTTCCGTTAATTTCCACATGCCCTGTTAGCCTTGCCATTCATATCACCCCTGTCATCTATATCTAATAAACTTAATTCACTAATTCTAATTCCATACCGTTGATTCGCCATCTTCATCATAAGACCAACCGGGTTCATTCCAACATTCTTGGCATAGACCATTACGGCATTCCGCCTGTTGTTCACAGTCATTACACCAATCATCTTCAATTTCCCATTTTAAGGCTTCTTCCGGCCAGCCATCTTCATCATCATCTGGCTCTCGTAGCATATCCGCACCCGGTCCTGCTTTCATGCGTTGTGATAATTCTTCGTAGTTATCCATCCATGAACCAACGATAGCCTGTGCTTCTCGCTTATCAATACCTATTTTTTCCAATTCCATTGGCGCACCGAACATATTGATGCGCCCAGATGCTTGCAGATCAAAGAGAAGTTGATACCATCTATCCCATTCAGGGTTAATAGGTGTGTTTTTCAAAATAGACCACCCACGAGAAAGTGCCTTCTTCAAAACATCTGTGTCTTTCATCATCAATCCCTCAATAAATAAAGTATGGGCTTGTTTCTGTCGCCTTCATGTGCCTAATTGCAAACTCAACCTCTGCGGTCACAGGCCCTTTGTCATCGGGCAACGGGTGATTAGCCTTCAATACAGTATAGTCCTCAATTGTGATGAGAGCATTCTGGCGTGTGCTTGCCGAACCCGGTTTGAATAGTGTCATAGTAATGTCGTTAGTGTTGATGTGGTGCTTTCTCTGTCGCAATTCATCAAACCATCGGCTATCTTCAACTAATGCACTAAACTTGAATGTGTATTCTCTTGCTGCCTCTGTGATTTCAGAAGAGTATTGTGTTGCAGCCTCTTGCACCTGATCGCCAGCAGCATAACTGCCGTCTGTTCCTTTGATATACCATCGGGCGGTGTTAGAGTTGCTAATACCCAATTCAGCACTAATAGCCCTTAGCAAAGGTGCGCCAAAGGCTTGCATACTCACATGCTGAAACAAATACGGCTTCTCGCCATTTACTGCGATACCAGACACCCTGCGATTTACATGGGTGTTTGCAGTATTTTCAAACATACGGTGCGGATTGATGAATGTATCTTGAGTATCACTATACATTCGCCCTGCTTCATAATCTCCGCTAATCTTTACTTCACCTTCGCTATCGGCTTTGAATGTGAAAGCATTGATTTTACAACCAGAATACACCCTTAGCATTTGATTAGCACCGGGTGTAGTGTCTGTGGATCTAAATGATTGCTCAATACTAAATGTTGGCAAGTATGAATAGCCAAAGAAGTTATGCTCAACACCATACTTCAACTCGTTTGTAGTGTCAATGATGGCAGGTGAACCTCTCTCCCATGTTGTTCCGTTGGTGGTGTCATAGGTGTATGCCATTCTTTCAACACCACATGATGTAGCGGTGTGTCCGAATAGGAATGGTTCTTCAACATAAACATAAGCAGCATCACCGCCAGCAGCCGTTCCAACCGCCAAAATCCTACGGATTTCATGCTTGTTTAGTGTTGGTGCGCTAACATCAGCACCGGGAATTTGAACGGTATCTTTGTCAAAGATTTGTATGTATTCCCCTGCGGTAAATTTGGCTGCGATTGTTGCGCCCAAGTTTATTCTCAAATCACCTGCAACTACATCGGCAGCAGGGCCAGCGAGAATGTGAATAGGAACATTGACTGTTTGCGCTCTTGCTAATGCGCCAGAATCTATGTCTGTGCAACCTGTAAATTCAGCAGCACCGCCATAAGCACCGTAATGTCCGAGCAATGGTAGCCCATCTGTTGAAAGAACCTTGAATATGCCACCACCTGTCGCTACGACATCAAAGTTAGCGGTTGCAGTATCTGTGGTTGTAATTGCTAATAGTGTATCAGCAACGCTCAAAGAACCTATCAATACATCTTTATCAACTGTGCTACCCAATCCTGTAAGTGTTGAAAATCCTGTTGGTGAATCATTTGTTGTTGTTGTAATGGTGGTATCAATTGTGTTTGTTCCAAATTCCTGTGCTGCAAGGTTTTTACTTGTTTGACCGTCTTTCAAGTTTAATGGTAAAGCACCCAAGATTGTATTGGCTGATGAAACATGAGAGTATTCACCCATGCCCTTTGCAGTATGTCCTCCAAGAGCGTATTTCATAAATCTCAAAGAATGTGCGTTTAGATCGTATGCACCACCACCAAGTGTTTCCTTGCCACTTGTTAGGACATTGACATCACGCCCCATGCCTACAATGTGTTGCTTTCTAACATCAATCTCGGACTCTGGTAATGAGAATGAGTTAAGCAATCCTAAGAATTGGTCGGCTTTGATTCGCTCGCTTGTGCCAGCAGCACAGTCAGAGTCAAAGGTTGGCATACGCAATCCATTGATTACAAAGTAATCGTCAGCGTGTCCGGGGTTGTCAGCCGATACAAGTCTTGGTTGAATTGTAATTGTTGTGTCATCATTTGCCGTGATAGTGAAACTTCTGTATGTTGAAGCGTAATTATCATTTGCATGGTTTTGGGAAGCATAAAAGCGAAGTGAAGCACCAACAAGCATATTGTTTGGCACTTTCATCTTTCCATCGGTATGAACCCAATACATACCTTCACCGATTGTGATTGTTGATGTGTTTGCGGTTGGCCCTACTTTGGTAGTTTTCCACCCATCGGTTGCGGTTGTTCCATCAACCCATGTTCCTGTTCCTTGTCCTACTAATCCTGTTTCCTTCGCCATAGAAACTTCGGCTAAATCTCCCTTGAATACTTGGTTTGTCGGCATCTTTCATCATCTCATATTGCGGGGAGGGGTTGTGCAAAAATCACTATTTCGGCTTGCATTGTGTAGCGGAATAGCCTCTTACTACGGTCAGACAAGTCGGTTCGGGTCTTGAAGATTGCCCTATCAAAGTTAGATCCATCACCCTTTCTGTGCTTGTGCAGTATTCTCCGCACTTCATCACGAAGCGCACTTAGACGGCTTCTCCCCTTCACCGTTCTAATATCAATTGTTAGATTGACATGGATATTGACAAAATCAAATAGCAACTCTGGTTGTGCTTCATTGTGTGCAGTTTCAAAGACTCGGATAATGTCATGATCTTGCAAACGGGTTCGCTTTCCTTCGCCAGACTCTAATGTTGCTATGTCTAAAATTGAGGGTTTTGGAGATACATTCCATTCCCTGTTAAGCAAATTAACAATAGAATCAATTGCATCAGTCATTCTTTGAAAACCCCCGTTAATTTTGCTTGCGCTTGCGCTACATCTAATGCGAAGGGGCTATTCTCTTTATGCTTATTCATTATTTCGGCTAATTCACCCTCATCAAGAGGTATGTTATCTTCCTCTGCCATATTTTGCTCTTGAATCATAAGAGCCTCTAAGTGATTTGGTTCTGCGTCTTGTTGCTTGGCTACTGCTGCTTTGTATTCCTCAAGTGCCTTTGTCTTAGACTCAAAGACTTTCAACACTTCTGGTATATCCATCATTTGTCGCCTCTCATTTCCTCTATTCCAGCATCAACGGCTCGCTTTTTGCCATCACAATCACGGCAAAACTGTCCTGTTGATTTAGAACCAGACCAAATAACACCGTATTTGTCGCAATCGCTACAATGATCTATGATTTTACCTGATGGTAATTGTTGTCTTTGTGGTGCTTTCTCAACCATTTTATCAGCCTCCCATTCCCGCTACTACAATGCTCTCTTGAAACGGCACGAGAAGTTTGGCAACCTCTGCCTCTAACTTCTGGTGCTTAGATGCCAAGTCCACATTTTGTGTTCCTTCGGGGAATAATACAGAATAATCATCGGACATGAGAATATCCATGACTACCAATTTAGTGCAAGCATCTTCAATGCTCTTATCAACATACCTTTCACCGTAAATGTAAGCCATTCTTAGCGAATGGTTCTCAAAGAATGGATATTCATTGTTAAACAGTATTTGACCGTTCTCTTCAATAGACCACCACGATCTTTGTCGCTCTTCATCATCAATATCACACAAAAAGCGAACCTGCTTCAAAGTAGCACCTATGGTTAGTGATGTGGTAAAACTCCCTTCTTCATCACTAATCACGGTGAAAGTGTTGCCGACTCGGTTGCATAGCGCAATCCTGTTTGTAGTGCCATCTTGAATAAATACCAGACCATATCCATTGGTAAAGTGGCTGGCGTTATTAACCGTAAATGATGTAATAGGCGTTCCTGTTGTGCCATCAACAGTCGCTTCGCAAGTAGTATGAAGATTCTTAATGAAATTGATAGCACCGTTATCACTAATTGCTATTGTTGCATTCTTTCCACCCTCTGTGCTACGCATAGATGAAACCTCAACCACACCATCACCCATATCGCTATTGCCAAGTGCCATAAACTCGTGATTAACATTTAGTGTTGCTGATGACGATGTTGCAGTTTCAACGGTCAAACTGCCTATCTGTATTGCTGATTTATTAAAATCAGGGTCTTGGTTGATTAGTGCTGCGATATTTTCAGCCGTTGATTTGTGATCAAACTGCGACCTCCACTTAGTTTGAGCGTCATCTCCCTCTGTCAATTTAGCCACACCATTTGCACCCGGACATAGGTAAATGCTCTTGCCACTTAATGCGGTATGATCCATGATGCGGAATGCAGCACGAGCAGCAGCCATTTCACGGTAGTAATCACCTTGCCATGCACCCATCTTTAGAATGCGTTGAATAGCCCCATGCTTGACAAATACTGCACCAACATAGTCGGTATAGTATCGCCTTCGGTATGGTTTGAATGTTGTGAAGTTTAGGTATTCCTCTGATACAAGTCGTGGTCGCCAAGCGTGTCGGGTCACGGTATCAATGTAATCTTGCCTAATCTTGATTAAATGCTCAACATGACTCTTTTTGACACCACGCTCATTACTGTTAGTAAATGCTGATTTGTGTTGAATGTATGCGTTATTTGCAGTAGTAAATGACTCCGAACCTTCTTTTGCTGCGATAAGATATATTTGACCTGCCGACCCTACTGATGCCGTTGATGTGATTGTGTATGTCTTGCCAATAGCATCGGCATCATCATACACCAATATGTTATCAGTAGCCTCATAGCCCCATCTCCTAAAGTCAGCACCAGATATGGGGAATTTAATATCACTACCATCAATTACACTATCACCTGCTAATGTGATAGGATCGGGTAATGGTAATTGAAGATACTCGCTAACCTTTTGCACCGTTGTATAAACCAATTCATCAGGGTATAACGGTGCATTTGGTCTATGTCCGGGTGAGAATGTGCGTGGCATTAGCGACCACCCCTGCTATGTGAGCCGAGATTGTAGTGCATAGCATCACCACACACGCCACACTTTGGAGTCCAACAGAAATGCAAAGCACCACAGGATAGGCATCTTGTGCCAGCACCTATGTTTTGTATGTTCTTTCGCTCGCTCTTTCGCATTCGCACCCTTGTTTTTGTAGCGTTCTTCATGTTCTCCTTAGAAAACGGAGAATCATCTTCGGCTATTGAAGATTGACGGGCGTTTGCAATTTCCGCCATTCGGACTTTGCGCCTTCTTTGAATGTCATAAGACTCTTCAAAGTCAAGATTTTCAACTTTCATCCGAGCCATTTATTGCCACCCCGTAAGGCGACAACCTCATGCCCTGCGCCCAACTACTGTTAGGTAAATTGTGTGTGTTGAAAGGTTTGTTCCATCACCAACGGCATCCAGAGCAGCACCATCAGCACCTGCTTCAAAAGCCAATAGCAACTCATTATCTCGGTCATATTGCCAAACATATCCTGTTCCGCCACCGTCAAGTGTGATTGTTTCCATGATTGGGATTGAGCATAATTCACTTAGTTTCAAATCTTCACCTGCTGCCAGCCATGAGTCGTCTGGGGTGATCTTGAATGTTGCGGTGATACGGCTACCTTGAACCGAGTTTCTTCCTTCTTGTGATACTGTCAATGCCATGTCGCTCATTCCCTGTGTATGTGTCCTTATTCATAAGTATTGCTCAAGAATACAAAATTGTTAGCCTAATTTTACCTGTGTCAGCAGCCCATGCGGTTGAAGTTTCTAACTTGAAATTGACTGTTCCACAAACTCTTCCGGTCCAAGGTTGATTCTTATCAATTGGTATTTGAGTGTTTGATGGATCGCCAATCTTTGGTGTGGCTGGTGTTGAATGTGAACTTCGCCCTACGCTAACTGATAGCGAATGTTCCATACTACCCGCACCTTCTTGGGTTGCGCCTTCGGTTGTTTGAAATTGATAGAAGCCTCTTCCGCCAGATTTGTTTGTAAAATCTAACTCGGTAATTGGGTTGCAGTAATTTATTGGATCTCCGCCCAATTTACCGTAATCTCCACATTGTATCGCCAAAGACCCATGTGTAGTTTGGGTGTCTGTGTTTGTTGCCAATTTACTAATAGATGTATCTAACCAGACATTGTGAATTTCGCCATTCATTTGAATTGCTGCGGTTATTTGAGTTTGACCTGCAAGATCAGCAGCGTCATACTCAAACACAATGCGATTAACTCTGGTGCGTGAACCGTATCGGCCTTCACCATCTTCAATGCTATGTGCTATGATAGGCATTATTGTTCACCCTCGCCACTATCTTCGGTAGCGGGGTTCATCAAAGCCTCTGCTCTTGCAGTTAGTGAAGCCTTAGTTGCGGTGCGTGGCACACTTTCGCCACGAGCCTTGAACCACTTTACCATTTCATTACGAGTCCAATTAGGGTCAAATGCAACTTCTTCAACAGTTTCCTCAACCACTTCTGGTGCAGGTTCTTCAACAACTACTTCTTCAACAACAGGTTCTTCAATGGCTTTTGCCATTTCTTTTGCCTGTGCCACAGGTTTGTCATCAAGGACAACCCAAATCTTAGAAGTGTCATTCTTGAACATCTCAACCAGATCTGCTGGTATGTCATGTTGAATCCTTTGCCGAGTCCAGCCGTATCGCACACCGTTAATGCTTGATGTGTATTCAACATAAGACCTGTTGCCTACATATTGAATGCTAACCATTCAGTTAGCCCCCTCAATTGTATAGCAAGGTCAATCGGAATGTGTCTGTGTTTGTTCCGCCCGGTGAAGTGAAAATGACTCGTGGCCCTGCATGACGAATGTCAGCAGGTAATTCAAAACCACCAGAGTTGTTCACTACACTAAGGACAGATACTACATTAGAACCTAATACCCCTGCAATCTTTGTTGCATCAGCCGTATCAGCCAAATCAAGAGTTGTTAGGGTGCTTGCAGCAGTTATTTGAACATCAACTACCAACAGGTTTAGCGCACCTGCTGCTGAATTGCTACCAATTGGGCTTTGAAGCCAATCTGTGCTTGAAGGGTCAGACCCCGCCCACATTCTTTGATCTAATACTACTGAACATCCTGCTTGTGTCAAATTTCCGTTTGCCATATTACCACCTACTTACTATCTCCTATTTTAACCCTCAACTCAAATCACGGATTTTACCGCTTGCTTTGAAGAAAGCACAAATCAATTCACCCATAGTGTGAAACATTCCCATTTGACCTAATCGGTTGATACCGAATGGGTCGCCTGTTTCAATTCCAGACTCGTGATACAATGTTGGTTTAGCCGTTGTGAACCAACTGTAATCTGTGTCAAGGAAATACATACGGCTACTGCCGTCTTTCTTTACATCTTTAGAAGGAATGATAGGCACACCGTTGTAAGTTGCTACCATGAACCCACCTTGAATACCGGGAACTCCCTTTACACCATTTACACCCGGAACAACTCTCTTCATTTCAACGAAGCGTTGTTGTGGTTGCAATAGTTGCTGGATAGTTTCAAGTGTGTCATAGCCTGTTAGGATAACCTTTGGTTGGCCTCCCGCTTCCCAGACGCTCTTGAACATTCCATCAAGGATATTTAGTGATAGCGCACGATTTGCTGCTGCTACACCACCATCAACTTGAGCATCATACCAATTATCAGAAGTTCCAGCAGCACGAGTCAAATTGTAAATGTTGTGATCGGTTGCCAAATCAACGAAGTCTGTTGCAGTTTCAACGAATGCACTTGAAGTAATACGGTCAAGTGATTCAAAGTTGTTGCCAGCAGTAGTTTGCACATCTTCAAGAAGCATCTTATTGATGTGTTCTGTGTGGTGCTTTGCCATCTCCATCTTCATAACTGCTCTTGCATCTCCAAGACCATCATCTTTGTCAGCAAGGAACATAGCAGTTTCAGACAAGTCAAATGTGTGTGCGACTGTCTTTGGCTTTGTGCTTACATGCTCAAAGGTTGGCTTGGTTGTTTCTGGTAGTGTTGCGTTTTCACCGACACCGCCACCTTTCGCAAAGTCAGGCTTTGCGGTGGTGACCCTCCAACCAGACTTCTCCCAAGGCTTCTTAGGAAGGATAGAAAATGCGTTAAACTCTTGGTTCAACTGCGACCATACTTTGCGACCAAATAGTGCTTGGTATGTTCCACTTGTGCTTGACATAAGAGGGGAATCAGCCTTCAATAGATCTGTTCCCGAATACGCCCATGCGTTTTGTCCTGTTCCAGCCCCATAATAGAGGCGTTCCATATCTTCAATTGTGCGAATATAACCTGTGCTTCCACTCATCTAATCATCTCCTTCCGTTTATTGTGTTCCCCCGAACAAGGCTCTTTGGCCTAACTCTTCTAAGGCTCTCCATCCATCAAGGCCGTTGCCAAGTGCTGCATACTCTTCATGTGTTGGTATGCGAATGTCGCTCTGGGAGGGAATAGGTGCTGCTGACTTTTGAATCTCTGCGTTTGTGTTTCGCAGGTTTGCAATTTCAGCCTTTAGTGCTGCAATTTGTGAACCATGATCGTTTGCTTTCTGAATCTCCAAAGCGTGTTGGGTTTCAGCCTCATATCGGTCATGCCATTCTTTCTCAACAAGTGCTTTTACCGCTTCTTCATCACGAATTGCGGAGTATGCTGCATATCCACGCTCAAGGGATTGAGGGGATAGGTCAAGACCTTGCTTGATGATGTTCTTGCCACCTGTTGGGGCAGGGTTCTTCATCTGTTGTGGTTGCTTGATAACATATTTGTTGGATTTAGCGTTAGGTAGTGAAGGTGCTGATGCAAGGGTTGCATCTTCTCCGCTACCATATAGGTCGCCTTGTCCTCTGTGAGTATATCCGTGAGAACCATCAACGCCAACCATGTATGCTTTTCCGAGTCCGAAGTGTCCTCGTAGTCCATCAAGATCGACACCTTGCTGATGTGCAAACTTTTCAAGGGAGTCAATGTATGCAATTGCTGCTTCTTCCTCTTGTTTTGCCATCATAGGTGCTGGTTGTTCTGTCGGTGTTTCTGGTGCATCAGCCATGTGTTTGTTAATTCTTGCCAACGCATCTCGTATCTCTGTCAATGTTTCGCCTGTTTCGCCTGTCATTATATCATCATCCATTTTCAATAGGGTGTATGTGCTTTCTGGGTTAATACCCTTTTTACATAGAGTAATCTCATGTAATTCCATGTCGGTAATTTCCCTATGAGAACCGTGTTCTTCTGTTGTTTTAGAAACACGGAATAGGGCTTGACCGCCAATGGAGAATGCACGAAGTTCGCCAGAGCGAACCTGCTTTTGGACTTCACGAGCCTTTTCTATGTCATCACGAATGCGACATACTACAAATAAGCCGTGATCATCAACTGTTGATTTCCATACTCTGCCATCACTATCTGTATATGATGGTAGCACTTCACCAACCTGAATACCACTATGTGCAAGTTGCACATTACGGTATGATGGGTTTTGCATGAACCCGTTAAATGCCTTTTTCAATGCTGAAACAGGGATTCTATCTCCTTGTTTATCAACCATATCAACAGAGGCATAGCCAGCAATAACAAGGTCGTTTCCTGAATCGGCTTTCAGAATAAACTCTGAACCCGTTGCAGACCATGTTGCGCTTGCCATTGTCCTACCAAACTAATGTTATGGTATTTAAGCCATTTGGGGTTGATCGGGTTGTGGTGGGGGTAATTGCGGTTCTTCTGGTTCTTCAAGCGGGGTCTTAACCTTAGCCTCTTTTTCGGCTTCACGCTTTGTTTTTTGAGGGAATGAAAGCGTTGCTTCGCCACCCTCAACCTCTAACTCTCCCTCAACCTCTTCGCCTAAATTGTTAGTGCTTTGTAATGAAATGTGCAGGGCTTGTTGTATTTGCTCTCCATCTTCCTGTTGATATGGGTCAAACATAGGTGTGGCTTCTTCATCAATCAATTCAGTCGGCCCTCTTGGTGCAGTTAGCATATCCATTTCACCAGACCAACCGCCCCCGGTCATAGCCCCAGATATGCGAGCCATATTCATGCCCTGCTTCTCTTGAACATCATCGTCTATGGCTTCATTGACAGTCCATTCGCCTTCATCTGTGCGCTCTAAACCAAATTCACCGCCCTTTTCATTTAGATCTTCTTCTGTCAATCCATCAATCTCTGATAGCAATTGTTCAGTAGTCAGCGATTCATCGGTATTAGCAATATGCCTTCTTGCTGCTACTAACAAATTAGATGATTCTCTTGGATCACCTGATGGGTCTAATAATTCAGCACGAGTAAATAGCATACTCCCATGATTTGAGATGAAAGGTGGATAAGGTGTAATCTCTTTAATGTCATACTTGAATAGATGCGCTGCAACAGGCCCCCAGATTGATACCTGCTTTTCAGCGTGTTTTGCTAAGGGAGTATCATCATCAATCTGTAAATCTAATCCGTTGCCATCCCATTCAGCCTTTACTACAAGTGGATTTAACTCTGCATATTCCAATACTATGTTGCCGTTTATGCGAGAAACATAAGGTAATGCGCTCTTTGTAATATCACCATCAGGCGCATACAACACCCACTTGTGGTGTGATTCTTTACCTTTCATAAATGTTGAAGTAGCATCTCTTAACCATACTTCACCACCTATTGCATCAATGTTTTTTACCAATCCATCACGATCTGTAAATTTGCAATCCTTCGGCATTGGGAATGAAATGCCCTCATCTGTTTCATACAGGGTGCGAAGGATAGATAACCTATCTTCTAAAGCATCCATGTGTATATCTTCACCTTTGTGAACCAACAAATCAATTGCTCGGTAATGCTTTCCTTTCAATACACCGTCAAAGGTGCAATCACCAGATTGCTTTCGCAATCCTTCTTTGACTTCTTTTGGTAATGATACGCTCTGCCCTTTACCATTATGTGCTGATATATGGCTACCACTTTTTGATACTATGACTCTTTTACCCTCTGGTCGGCTTTGGATAACCCAATTGCCTGTGAAGCCTTTGAGATCATCAATATCGCCAATGTCATACACAGTATGTGCAGGGTTGATGATGGTCTTGAAAACGCCCGTTGCTTCATAATCATCGTTTGATTTATACAAATCACCACTTACAATATGTGCAAGTCCATCTTCATTTTGTGTGAATAGTGCTGGCACATCAGTTTGCTTAGGTTGCATTGGGTGATTGAGAATTGTTGGATTAACCATGTTCACATGGTTTTCATGGACTGTTGTTTGTAATGTATCAAATGGTTTGTCTTTAACATCAAAGCGAACAGTATTGTTAGCCCTATCCCATTTCCACGCAAGTGTTGCTGGCATTTTATGACCCCAAGCATCAAGATTACCCGGTAAATGTGTCGGTGGGTGTGTGGCGTGTGATGAATGGTGAACAGGACCGATAGCGACTTCTCTTGGTATTAGCCCACCTGCGCTTGGCATAGGTGCAGTAGTCTTGTAATCTGGATTTTCACCACGCATTAACATATAATTCGCAGCCTGTGCTAATTGTTGGATATTGCCACGAGCAACGGACAACCCCCTAATATCACCGGGTTTAGTGTTGAATAATTCTGGATATTGCTCTTGTAATTTCATAGCCATCTCTTGCATCATCTTTCCTTGATTCTTATCCGATGCTTGGTAATGTGGGTTGTGATAAGACCAATACTCTTCATCAGCAGGGTGTCTTTCAGCAAACCTGCCAACTCTCGGCATTCCTAAATCGGTGTGCATTTGCACTATGTTAGCAAGTGGCTCTTGTCGCATAGCATCAGAAGGAACGGTCATTAGCCCTCCCTTTCCTTGTATTTCACTTGGGTGCAAATGGTGGTGATTAGATACCGCAGCCCATGTGCCTCTCCTTGCATTGATGCTACGGGTTCTTGGATGTTCCGAGCCAGCCTCCCAACCTGTATGCAAAGCAAACCTGTGCGGGTGGTCTTTCAGCGTTTCGTCATTAACCGTAGCGGGAAAGTGAGATGAGCCTATGCCATGATGAGAATCCTCTGGGTCATTGATTGGGTGATCTTCATGGTGTAATACGCCTAACATTTGGTCGCCCAACCAACCGTTAAACGCTTCAGGATATGAATCACGCATTAGTCTAACAAAGGAATTGACATCTCTCCCTACACCGCCCCAATGCTGAAACGGTTGCCACCAATGGTGTGTAAATGAAGGCAATAGTGTTCCGGGTTCGGCTTCGGTCATCCAATTATGAAGATGTGTTGCTTTAGCCCAAGGCGACTTCATCTCTTCAAGTCCACCTTCTTCACTTGATGCTGATACAGGGCCATGCCTGTGTTGTGGTCTGGCCCACCATCTTGCCATAGGTATCATTCTTTCAAACCAATTTCTCTTAGCCCTATCCCATGACATACCTGTTGCTGCTTTGAAATCATTTCTAATTTTCTTAGCCTCTGGTGAATCATAACTTTCTGTGCCACCTAATTTACGCAAAGCACCCATAAAAGCATCGGTTTGGTCTTTCGTTTGCCATTCTGTGCCAAACAAATATGACAACAATCCCAAACGAGATGTGCGACCATTCCATTCCTGTCGCTTCAACTCTTCATACTCTTCATCGGATAAGTAGCCATTCCTCCCTTCACGGTCAGCAACATACAAATCTTTCAATGACTCCGTTGGGTGTCCTACAAATTCCTTCATTGACTTTGGGATATGACCCATGCGCTCGGCTTCGTGCATGTGGTCTATCATTGCTTTACCATCTTCATCTTTTTCAATTAAATGCAATAAGTGATCAACATAGTGCGGGTCGCCCCATTGCGCCCCATGTAGCAAGGGGCATGAAGGTAATTCAAATGAAAGTGGGTGTCTGTCGCCATACGGGTTATCGTCATGTGCTTGAGGCCAATCCTCCGCATAACTCGTGCTAAACCTCCTATTTGGCAAATAAGTCATATCATTTGGTAATGATAAATTGCTTAGTGGATTGGGTTTGTTTAGATCACGCATCTTATACTGTGATGGTGTTGGCATAAGACCCGCTAACAAAGCGGAATCTTGCTTCTCTAAATTATCAAAACTACCGTAGTATTCTTTTACGGCTTTGACAAACTTATCCGTATCAACAGGGTTGTTTGTGATGAAAGACAGAGCAGTATCTGTTCTTATTCTTACTAACTCTGTTTTATCCATGTTTTCACCCCTTATCAGAGGCGACTCATTAACACTTCTAACTCCGAAGCGATTTGCTCAACCAGACCCGGATTGCCGTAGCCACCTGCTTTTTTCAACTGCATCATGCTTTCTTCAACGGTTGAACGATAATTGTAATTGTCATGTTCACCAGCATTGTTTAGGTGCATGTGCATACTGCTGCCATTAACATCATAACTTGTCTTAGCAAAAGCAGGTATCTTTGCTTTTTCAGAGATTGGTGATATAGAAGGTGCTTTTTCTGTGAAGAATGGCATTGTTCCGTTGGTATGATAATTGATTGCCTCAACAGGTATTCCCCCGCTATGTGCCATGAATGTCGGAACAGAGTTTTCAACAGATGGTTCTTGTTCCCACTTTGTCATAATGCCCTTTGAGCGCAAAAACTCGGTTGTTTTGTCAATCTTAGTCTTGTTGCCTTTACCGCCTTTGAGTTTAGGTGGTTCTCTCTGTCCTCTGTCAGATTTGTATGAGCCTGTTTCCTTGCCTTTGCTTTGACTCTCTTTGATTTTGTCAGCAATTGCACCCTCCCATTCCTCAATCTTTCCATTCTTATTGCGATCTGCTTCTTTGCCATGCTTATGGTCGCTCGCATATTTACCCATTTTATTCATGTATGGTGAATCATAAGGTTCTTCCTTTGGTGTGAATGGGTTTGGCATTGGTTTTTGCTCTCGCTTGTATGGGTTTTCCTTTTCCTTTGTTGGATCGTATGGCTTGTATGGTTCTCGCATATCCTTCGGCATATCCTGTGGTCTTTTTTCACCACGAGGATCATACGGATTGCCTTTAGTCAAGTTGCCACAATGCTTGTCGCATCGTGCTTTTTGTTCTGGTGTGCATTCGGAATAGTTGCAACCGAAGGTCTTTTGGCAGTATTTGTTCTTTTCAACCATACTTGCCTTTTCCATGTAGTTGCCCTTATCATCGGATTTGCAACCACCCATGCAATTCATGTTCTTGCACATACTGTTTTTGCACATACCCGCTTTCTCGGTCTGTTTGACAATAGCCGACTCAAGTTGTTTTACAATTAGCAGTAATTCGCCTTCGGGAGTTTGCATTGGGTCTTTCCATCGTGGTTGCATAATATCACCTGTATGTTTTTGCTGACGGTGAAGATGGTGCAGGTATAGCCTGTTCCATCTGTCGCCATTCATGTATTTCTTCATCTCTGCTCTTAGAGATCATGTCTTGATTAAATCCGAATATCTGTTCATCACCATTTGACCTGTTCAATGGGTCATAGGCTTCATCAGCCATAGGTGTGATTGCCTTTAGCCAACCTGCTTTACGCATCATTGTTTCTGGGTCATCAACCGCTTTGATAAGTGAATTGTTGTTTGATTCTAATTGCTCAACACGCTTTCTAAGGACACGGATTTCTTCAACCATTTCCTTTAGCAAGTCTGCCGTTGCCTCTCCGATTTCCTCTGACATATCACATTCCTCCCATTGGGCCAGCGTTAGCCATTCCACCGGGCATACCAGCAGGACCGGGTGATGGCATATTCATAGGTGGCATTTCACCCTGTGCTGCCATCATAGGATCCATACCTGCTGCACCATGACTCACCATTGCTGCGTGTTGTTGGCGAATTATTTTGACCTTTCTTGCTATTCCTTCAACATCGTTTCGTAGTATAGTGATTGCCTCACTAAAAGCATCAGGCATATCCATTTGCAAGTTATCCATAGTTGCTTGCATATCAACCGTTCCAACATGGTTAGTTAGGTCTGTTGCAATCTTTGTCAAACGCTCATGCACATCAGCCAACGCTTCTTCATTTGAACCATATACTGTGCCATTCTGTGCAGCCATCATCTCATCTGGTGTTGGCTCTCCCATTGGTGGTGAAGGTGGTGGTGTCATAGGCGGTGAAACTTGACCGGGCATGGCTGCGCTTTGACCGCCTTCTCCACCACCCGATGTTGGCCCTTCCTCTTGCTTTCGCAATAGAGTCGCTTTGAAATCTAAGACTCTCATGCGGTCAGCAATTGAAGGACTACCTCTATACATTGTAAATCACTACTCTGATTGTGGTCGCCAATGATTTCTTCGCCCCATGCGAGATACACCAAGCACTACTGCACCTTCTGTGCCATCATAATCGCTGGTTGTTTGACTGTGTTGTGAAATGTTGCCTAATGGCAATCCTTGACCGAGAATTTCAGTAGTGGTATCGCTTTTACGGATTTCACCTGCCTTTTGTAATGATTTTTGCAAATTCAAATCACGCTCAAGAACCGCCAATGCGTTCTTAGCCTCTTCAATGTGCTTTGCTACATCATCTAAGTTGTTATGTGCTATTGCAGTTTGCATAGCCTCCATACTTGCAGTTGCCCTTCTTGCCATTGGATCCATTTTCGCCAATAATCCAAAATCCATAAAACCTTCCGTCATGCCAATCAACCTATCCGATACCTTTCAACTTATTGAATATAACCCCTCAATCTAACCCCAAACGGTCATCTAAGTCCTTAATTTTCCTATCCGCATTAACTTCTTCTGGTGAACGGAAATCTCGCATATCACCAAGACTACCTGCTTGCTTAGGCGCACCAGAATGTCGCTTTACATGATCAGGAGATTGACCCGCACCCCTGCGCTTCAATGCAATTTGTGAATTTAACCCAAGTCGCCTCATAGGTGGCAATTCTGTTCCCATTGTAGTCCTAACAGATTCAGGCACAGGGCCACCGTCATTTCTATTGGAGTCCATCACAGTCCTTTTGAGAATGTCGCTCATAGTCGGAGGCATTACCCAATCGCTCGTTTGAACAGGTGCGCCCCCTTGTGCGGGTGCTGCATCAGGTGGTGGTGTCGGTGCAGGTGGTGCTTCTTTGTAATCAAAGTGAATACCCGCACTTGTATCATCACGCATAGTAGCCTCAAACCCTGCCTGTTTCATTTGCATCATGTTGCGTATCATCATCTCATCTTTACGCATCATCATAATTTCATCTTCTTCTTCATGTGGTGCTAATTTCATGTGCCATTCTGTAATTTGTAATGCTTCAAGTAAAAGAGGGAATAGTCGGTTGTTGTAAAGCATTTGACTTGCTGCCAATGCTCTATTGGTCACCACAATTTGCATACCCTCATTGTTTAGACCACCGCCAGATACATCATTCATAAATACATTTGATACGCCAAAGAATGATGAAATCCTCTGTCTTATGTCATCTTTGATAGGGATATATTGCAATTCTTCAAGGGTGTCCATCATTCGCACATATTCAAGACCACCACGCCCCGATTCGGTTTCAACACCGATTGTCGGTATATATTGAGGATCACGCTCAAGGTGTTCCTGTATGTTTCTTGCCGTTCTCTCCACAGTTTCAAGATTTGAAGATTTGATAACCATAACCCCTCTCGGCATACGCCTCTTTTGATAGGCTGCATAAACATAGTTATCCATAGCAATTAGAGTATTGACTTGTCGCCAAAGTGTAGCAACAGGAGAGCGACCATAGAGTTTAGATGGCGACCACTTACTAATGTGAATTACCTCTCCTTCGGTATAGACTTGGCCTGTGCCGACACCAGCCAAATTCATGTAATGAATAGGAACAACAGGCAACCCGGTCTTAGGGCATTTTTCATTTTTGTCGCCTGTTCTAAATGACCTGTCTAACAGGCTTGTGTATTGCTTGCCACCTTTCATACCACGCTTATCAGCAACAATACGCATGAAAATAGGGTCAGCACGAGTTATCTCTTTGATACGGTAAAACTGTGGTTTGCCACTTGTTGGATCAACAAAGTATTCCTTTGTTAGAATAATATAAGCATCATCAACTATGTTCAAATCCATTTCTATTTCACGCAATACCTCAAGGAATGATTGCCCCATACGGTTCTCACTTTCAAGTAATACCTTTGCATAGTCTAATTGCTCTTTGTTTGGTGGCCTAACTTCACCACCACATTCGGTGCAAGTTTCAACTTCTTTTTGATATTCATGGTCGCAATCCCTACACTTCATCACAAAGTTTGGTTTCCAATCCCACCCCTTTCTAAAGCATTCAGTAGCCAAGTGGTTGAGGATAGATCGCAAAACAAGACATTCGTATGCTGCTGCATACAAAGCAGGGATAGTGATACCCTGCAACAACGGTGGTTCTTGCACACCAGAAGTGAATAGTGGCATCTCTGGGGTTGGTGTGCTATGGCGTTCCATATCCACGCCCAATGCTGAAAACAATCTTTCAATTCGTTTTTTATCAGCCATTAGTAATCACCTGCGCCCATTCGTCTATTGTATCTTCTGACACATTCCACTTCTTTAATAACTCAACTTGCATTTCAGGATTGTTTTCATACGCCAAGATTCTCCCTGCGTTTGTATCACCTTTCATAGCAGCAACCAAAATACTCGCCTCTCGCTTTTTCTCAATTAGATACGGTATGGCTTGCTCTGCTGCCTTTTCAAAGGTATTAGAACCTTCAAAGACAAACTGATTGCCCTCCCAACTAATACCACCTACACCCAATCTCTGTTTTAATACCACAGTATAATCTTCTCCACGCTTTGTGTTAAAAGGCAGGGTTAGGCGTGGTGCGCCTGTTGCAGTAAAGTCCACAGAACCATCAACTTCCCACAGGTTGCCAATGAAAGAATCAATCTTTTTGAGGAAAATAGGTGGCTTAGGTGTATCATAGTATAGTGTCCTATCGTCATGCTTTGTTCCACGACCAACCACATTTACATCATACAAGTAGCCGTATGACTTAATCAAAGAGCCAATTTCTGATGATGAGCCATTAACACCGTTTGCTGATAATGCTTGACTATTCATCATACCATGCTTTGTCAATACATCATAACATTCTTTGAGTATTCCTCTTTCTCTTCGGCTTAGTCTGTTTTCAGCATCAAGACGACTGTGCCATTTATCCCAAATCTCTTGCTTTTGGATTTCCGTATCAGACTTCTTTACACCAACAATGGTTTGCCTTAATGGTAATTCTAATCGATCAGGGTGCATAACAAGCATATTGAAATCATTATCTTTCAATTGCAACATATCCCAATCTTGGTCTTGCCACCAATCAAACTGCTTTAGAACCGCTTTTTGCTCTTCTCGCAACAAATCAACAATTGATGTCGCCATCTCTGTTTCGCCACCCTTCTCTAACAAATCTATCAATTCAGGGCCATTTATACCAAAGTTATCCATAAAGAATGATTTGCTAACTTGAACCACAGGAGGGGCATCTGTTCCCGGTTGTTCAGTCGGTGAACCTGCCCCTTCATTACCATCAAGACCGCCTATGGCTTTACCAGCAGTAGCAACGGCTGGCATAGGCGCATTTTGTTGCGCTTCTTGCGGTGCGGGGGCTTTCGCTGCCTGTTGTTCCATAGTCGCCAATTCAGCCTGTGCCTGTTGCAACTCTTGTTCTTTTTGCTGAACTTTCTGTTGAGCCGATGAAACTGCTGCGTCATTCCCATCTCCACCACCAATAGCATTACTTGCCACACTACCTACTGATGAAAGTGCATTACCTGCTGCACTTGTAGCAGTTTGCGCTGCTGAACCAACTGCATCGGTTGCTGCACCTACTGCTTTACCTGCTGCCTTAGCACCGAGTTTAGCAGCACCAACACCAGCCTTAACACCAGCCTTAGCACCTTGATAAGCGACCTTGCCACCTATTTTCGCTGCTTGCAAACCAGCCTTAGCACCGAGTTTAGCAGCACCTAATCCGACCCTACCTGCACCCGCAGCAACTGCACCGAGTATTTTCTCAATGGAGTCATCCATAGTGCGAATGTCTGGATCGTATTCAACTCTCATACATCAGCCCACCCTATGCGCTTAGTCCATTCCTTTCCATCAAGGACTACAATGTTATCCCTGTATTCTTTAGTGGCTTGCACCGCTAAAGCCAGCGCAATAACCATGTCATCATGCCGACCAAGAGATTCCATTTTCCCATTCGGAAGCATCGTGAACATAGACAACTCATTCAAAAGTGTATTCATGTGTCGGTGGGTTGCCCCATCGTCTTTGTATGGTATTATCAAATGCCGTTGCTCAAAATGTAATTGTAGTGTATGGATAACCGCCTCTTTTCTCATTCGGCTCATGGTAAATGGTTTGATAGGTAAATCGCTAATTTCCTTCAACACTTGATGAAACGCCTGTGCAAAGTTATTGGTTTCTAATTCAACAATAACAGGATTATACCGAGCGTTCAACTCAATTATCTTATCAATTTGTGATGAGAAGTCCATACCTTTCTCATGGTGAACCCAAACAATTCGCTTATGTCGGTTTTCATCCATAGCAACTACCATCATACAGGTATAGTCGGCTTTTCTATCTGGGCTAATCGCTGGATCCCAACCGATGTAGTAATTGACATTCTCATCAACAGGTGGCTGAAACTCTAATGCGTATTCTGTATCTTTACAGGGGTCTGTCATTTCTTCTGGGAATAGACTTGACTCGCTCGCAATTGGCTTACACAGATATTCACGAGTAAATGCAATTGAAGTCATTTCACCCCTACGAGTTTGTAGTGCTTCTAACGACCATCTTTCAGGCCACAATGGTTTTCCTGTTGTTTCATTGATAGCAGGGTATTCTTTAACCCAATAACCTTTGAGTCCTTTTAACTCTTGATACAAATCAGTATATGAAAACGGTGTTCCTACAATAGCCAACTGTGCGGTGTGGTGCAATACAGGTAGCAAAGCAGTATAGAACCAAGTAGCAATATGTGCCATTTGCGATTCCGCTTCACTTGAAAGAATATCGTCAAGCACTACAATGTCAGGGTGCGCCCCACGCACCGCTTTACCAACTGACATAGCAGCAATAGATGATTTGTTTGTGAATTTGAATTTCTGTTTAGCCCACCCTCTTTTGGGCTTTAGGTGTTGAAGCGCAGGTGTTGTTTCAATCAACTCATTCATTTTACCCATGTGTTCAATGGACTGATGCTGACTGTGTGAAAAGAATAGGACTTCTGTGCCATCGTTGTAAGCCATTTTCCATAATAGATAGACACGGTAAAATACAGATTTGCCGTGATCACGAGAAGCAATAACGCAAGTCTTTGTATTGTTTTGAGAAGCCTCATACCATTCCTTGTGAAAGTCGGCTAATTGAAATCCGCATATATCTTCAAAGAAGTATTTGAAATCCCTGCGACCCATCTCCCAATCAACTTGGGATGCTAAGGACAATACCGCTTCTGACAATCAGACCACTTCCTCTCGCCAACCACTTGGCAAGAGGCTATAATCGGCATCTGCCTTTTGCTGACCTTTCATCTCCTTGATTAGACCTGCTGGTAATAGCGATAAATTGGCGTTGTCAAAACTTTTCTGTCGTGCAAAGGTGTCGGCACTTGGTGGTTCATCTTCTGGGGGCCAAGGTGGTTTTTCCTTCATTTTATCCCCATACATTCGCTTCAAGCGTTCCAACAAGTCTGGATCTCTCGGCATACCTGCGTTCATAGCAGGTGGGTCAGGGTTTCGTGATAAAACACCGTCAAGTGCGCCATCTTTTGGCAAGCGTGGGTTCATCTTTTCCATTCCGAAGTTGTCATGCACATCAAATGCGTGTGGATTGTGAAACGGATTAGCAAACGGATTCTTTACAACAGACCTTTGAAAATCAAACAAGTTTGTTTGTGGTTGCCCCCTTCGCTCATTCCTTTCCATCTGTCTTTTGTTAGCAGCAGCAACGGTTGCATCTGGGTTTTGTTGAGGGTTTTGTGTCATTGCCATTTCAAGACCACTTGGTGGTGCTTGAGGCTTCATAGGCTTATACGGCAATCCCTGTGGTTGTGTTCGCATTGGCACACCGTCTGTTCGCCCTGCAAATGGGCTTGGTTGTTCTCGGAATTGACCTACTGAACCGCCCTTTGAACGGTTAGCAGTTGTTCCATAACCTTGCCCTGTCGGTGGAGTTTTCCCTGTTTGGTTATCAACGGGAACTCTCTCACCCCCTCTTACTGAACGGGGGTCGGAATAATTCACTTTACCATCTAATACTGCGTTTGCATCGGATAGCGAACCATCATCAGTTTGTTTTGATTCGGCAGGTTTTCCTCTCGGTTGCGACATTGTTGGTGGTGCTTGTGCGCCAGAGTTATCCAACACATTCATAGCATCACCGACATCCATTTGAGATGGTGCTACGGGGTTGTTTTGTAAAGCCGTTTGAGTTGGAGTTGGCTTACTTAGTGGTTGAAGGTCGGCTAAACGACCTCCCCTAACTCCCGCCCAAGGATCTGTATTAGGGTTGCTAACATTTTGATTGCGTGAAACAGGGTTGTGCGCCCCTACTCCTAACGCTGCAAATGGGTCAGCAGGGGGTTGAGCAGGTGCTGGTGGTGTATAACCCGGTGCTACTCCTTCTGGTAATGGTGGAGGGTTAGGCCCTGTTTGTGGTGCTGGTGGTTGAGAAGGTGGTGCTTGCACCCCCGCATCTCCTGATTGACCCATAGCAGCAAAACCTGCATCAGCAGCACTTGGAGTTTCAGTTGGAGTTGGGTTTCGCAAAGCATCAACCCTTGCCCTTATGTCATCCATGTCAGTAGCACTTGGTCGCTTAGATGGCGGTGGGCCTGTTGGCCCTTTTGGTTTTGGAGGATTTGCTTCGGCCATTTCTTGAGTCAAATCTGGCTCACTTGCCCTTCTTTCACTATCCATCCGAGCGTTAGCCATTGCTTCGGTCTTTTTCCTTTCCCTTCGCTCTTTGGCTTTTTTGTTTCTTTGTTCTCTTCGCTCGGCTGCTCTGTTGCCAGCATCTTGAAGTGATTTTGGTTGTGAAGAACCGCTTTCCTTTTTATTGCGGTTATCAGCATAGCCCTGCTTTAGACCGTCTTTGAAACCTTTTTGCATCTGATCCCAAACATACTCAAACACTACATCTGTCTGTGGTTCAGCACGAAGCGTGTGCTTCCCAAGCATCTCTGCTCGTGCTTTAATCAAAAGGTCATCAAATCGGTCAGCCACCTTCAATACTCTCCTTCAAACTCTGCCATCATTGCTCGCAATTCTTCTTCATGTGCGTCAATACCTGTATAGAATGCACCTTCATCATCACCCCTGATATATCCAGCCATGTATGTATGTTCTGAATCAATGTTAGCCCATAATTCTCCATTAGCCTTGCGACCATATTTGCCGTCATCACTAATCATTACAAAATCATCAGCACCAATTTCCTCCATTACCTTTCTGTTGTGCATTTCTTCCTCTGATACATCATCTTCTGTTAAATCAAAAATTGTTGGCAATCCTTCAAGTGATTTATCGTTCTTTGATATTGATTTGCGAATGCCAATGTGTTCAATACTTGAGTAAATTCTGTCGGCTGACTCCTGTGCTGATTTGTATTGCATCATTGGGTTTCCACCCATTGCTCTCATGTTCATACGGTTTTGAGCCTGATCGAATTGTTGGTTTTGTTGTGCAACGCCACGATTCTTCAATGCTCGCATTCCCGCACCCGCTAAGTTGCTAAGACCGCCTGTTAATACACCACCCGCAATACTTGCACCTAACTGACCCATACCTTTCATACTGCCATCGGCATTTCGTAGCCAAGACTCTTTACCTTGCCTACCTTGTTGTAGTGTATTCATGTCTTGCATTGTTCCCAGATTTTGAGCCATTTGTTGCATTTGGTTATTACCACCCTGCATTTGGTTTTGTTGTGGTGCTTGACCTTGCGGTGCTTGACCTTGCGGTGCTTGACCTTGCGGTGGTGCTGGTGGTGGGTTTCCTCCGCCACCGCCCTGTGGGTTTGGTTGTGGTGGGTTTCCTCCGCCACCGCCCTGTGGGTTTGGTTGGATTCTTGGAGGCGTTTGATTAGGTAATGGGTTTTGATTTGCTGATGGTGGCGATTGTGTTCCCGCATTGCTTGTGCCACCTGTGCCACCTGTATTACCTGTATTACCTGTATTACCTGTATTACCTGTATTACCTGTATTACCTGTATTACCTGTATTACCTGTGCTACCTGTATTACCTGTGCTACCTGTATTACCTGTGCCACCTGTGCCACCTGTGCCACCTGTGCCACCTGTGCCACCTGTGTTATTCTGTGGGATTTGCGGAGGGGCTTGAGATGGTAATGCAGCATTAGCCCCTGTGGTGTTCCCTTGATGGGCGTTGGCGGGGTTTCCTCCCATGCCAGCAAATTGATTTTGCATACCTTCTCTTTGTTTTGTGTTGTGAACATTCATCATAGAAGAAGCCAAAGAACCAGCAAAACCATGTTTTGTTCCTCGCCCACTTCCCGCACTTAACATTTTATTCCCTTGAGGATCCATTGCTATGTTTTGACTTTGCATTTGTTGCCTAAATGCTTGTTGTTGGTCTGGGGGCATTTGGTTGTATTGTTTTCCCGCTTTGTTTGCTTCCATTCTTGCTTTGCCAGCCTGTGTAAAGGGATTTCCTCTTGCCAAACCTGTTTGTTGGTTTGTTGTTAGCCAATTCTTTTCAATGTCTTGAGCCTGTTCTCTCTCCATAAGTAGCCTTTGTCGGGCAATTAGATCTGCACTAAACTCTTTCTTCATTTGAAAACCACCTTTACCAATTGTATAACATCTAACGGAACATCCATTGATTTTGACATCTCTCTCCAATCACCCTTACTATTTAGTATTGCTACAACATCAGAAGCAGGTCTTTGGATTGAGCCAGCGACAAAAGCAATATCCATTGCTTTGTTAGGATTCATTGAAACATGAGGCAACATCTTTACCACCGCATCATTTTGGAGAGCCATTTGCATTTGGACTGACTCAAGTGCATTTTCCACTTCTTCACGAGTAAAAATGTTGGCTACTTTACCAGCCCCTGCACCGAGCGCATACCCTAATCTTTCCATAAGTCCTCTCCTATTCGGTGGTAATTCCTCGCCCGATTGTTGCAGGGGAGGACTTTGCACTTGATTAGCATTTAGGTGTTGTGGTGGTTGTTGAGGTGGTATTTGTGGTGGTTGTGGCATAGACGGTATTCTTGGGGGAATTTGATTAGGTAATTGTTGTCTTTGTGGCACAGGTTGCTCTGGCTCTCTTTGTGGCACAGGTTCTGGTGGTGGTCGCTGAATAGGTGGCTGAACAGGTGGCAACGGTTGTTCTTGTGGTGGGTTTTCTGTAAATAATGGGTCTTGTGGTTGTGGTGCGGAAGGAGTTTGACCTTCGCCCCTGTGTAATTGCATTAGACCTTGTGCTAATTTCCACATACCATGCGCCCTGCCCGGACTCATAGCCAAAACATCTTCAAATGACGGTCTTTGATCTTCGGGTATTTTACCACCATATTCTTCACTTGCCATGAAATTATTGTAAATACCTCGCTGACCTGCTTGATTAGACCACCCTCCACCATGCCTATGTCTGTCATCTCTTGTATAGTTTCCAAGCCAACTCCTGTTGTTTTTTGGATTGATTGCCAAGCCACTATCTATTAGCCAATTCAAACCTTCATTGGGGTCAGGTGGTGTTTGTTGAGCATCAACCATTGCTTCGGCTTGGTCTTGCTCGGCAATATCTGGCGGTGCTTGTTGTTCCTCTCTTTCTCTAATCCCATACAAATGTGGGTTGTGAATAGGTTGTAAATTACCATCACCCATGTCAAGTGGTGCAGCACCAAAGTGTGGCATCTTATTTCTTAGTGTTCCATGTTGAACCCACGCTGCTTTGAATTGCTCTGGTGTTGTAAGTGGCTGACCCGAATTAGCATAATGATCCATCATGTCTTTGATTGCTTGAAAGCCCTCATTATCAATATAGACAGAATTAGGGTGCAACCTGTGGCTTTCAATGTAATCTCTTGTGCTTTTACCACCACGCAATTCCTTCAATCCTTCGGAGTATGGCCTCGCCCATGATTCTGGGGTTTTATTGTGCTGATCACGATTGACTGTTCTCAATGCGTATGACTGTCCTGTTGGGTCAAGGAATTGAAACGGCTGATTTTTATCCATTCGCCCTGCTACTCCGTTTCTCCATTCATCGGTCAAATGACCGTCAGCAGAAAAAGCAAGAGGAATAGGAGTTGGTTGTTGTGGTGGTGCTTTGCCTTGTGAAAGGGCTTGATTGTATTTTTCAGTCCACTTCTCCATTTTCTTTTGATTAGTGATTTCAATTGCTTGGTTTATCCTCTGTGAACCTGCTTGTATCGCTCTCCTTGTTGCAGCGACATAGGCTTCTTCACCGTATGGGCCTTGTGGCCCTGACATAATAATGTCATAGTCTTGTTGAGATACCCCTGCTCTTTGTCCTTCATACAAAGCCTCCCACATGGCATCGGCTTCAACACCAACCATGTAGCCTCCGCCAATATCGTCATCGGATCTCGGCATACCACCGTATGAACCATCTTCTCTTGCCATTCCTAATAGACCATTGATTAGATTATCCCATTCGTAATGCCCTAATCCTTTTTGGATTATGAATTGATCAAGAACCGCCCAACCCGCAATACTCATCTCTTGGTCACCCCATACGCTACATCTCGGACTGTCGGATCCTCAAAGCGGTATCGGGCTTGCAAATCTTCATCAAGTTGCGTTCCAGCATTAGAGCCGGGTTCTGTTGCACCACCTGCGGGTGAACCTCGCTTTGCATTATCCCCTAACTCTGGATTGGCTTTTGTCAATTTCTCCACCGCTTGCAACAAACGCTTGAGATCTCTTTTCATTTCAAGCAATTCACCACGCTTTAATCCTTTAATGTCTTTACCAGACATTTGTAATGTTGCTCTTTTACTAATATCCATTTTAACAGTTAGAGGGTCGCCTCCTAACGGATCACCAGCCAACGATGCCTCTCTTGCAGCAGCCTTGTTTGGTTTGAATTGTGAAAGTGATGTTCCTTTTGGTGCGCCAGACGATGGCATCTTTGTTCCAATCGTTTGCACCTTTTGCCCTGTTATACCACGAGTATCAGCGTGGGCTGACTGACCTCTCGGTAGCGCACCCATTTGCCTTCGGAATTTTTCAGCAGCGAGTTTTCTTTGATATGCCACAGGATCACGGATTCTTAGCGGAATACCTGCTGCTCTTGGATTACTTGAGAACATTCGTCTTGGTGAAAAAGCCTGTTCCTTTGGAGAGCGAGATACATTTTGCTCAACATTCCCTGCTCGCCTTTTTGTTTTGCCTTTAATATCACGGCTCGCCTCTTGCTTTCCACGCTTCATGGTTCGCTTGCGCTTTCTCTTGCGCTTGGCTTTGGTTTTCTTTTCATCTTGCTCGGACTCTTCATCCTCTTCATATTTGCGACCACGCTTCTTGCGCTTTGCTTTTACAATGTCAGATAGGAATATAGTCGGTGGCATTTGAGATTTGTTGGCTTCTTGCCAATTCTGTGATATGTCTTTATCCCACCCAAACTCGCCAACTGTTGGGTCAAGGACATTGTATAACTCCGATGGATCGTCAGAGTATCTTTCATCATCCATAGGGAATGCTACGCCAATTCCTTCAACGATGCTATGCTTTGGTGTCATTACCAACGGTTTTAGATTCCCTTGTGGGTTTGCCAACATTTCAATTTCATCAGGAGTTGGCATAGCATCCTCTCCATGAACTCGTTTATAGCCCCTTAACGAGTCAGCAGTAAAGGATTGTGCATCGGCAGTAGCCGACCAACGACCTTCTTCACCTGTTTCTGGGTTTGGCGGAATTTTTTTCACATTAGCCCCAACAAAGGGTTGAACAAAATAACCGGGCTTTTCCTCATTCATTTGATGGATTTGTTCTATTGCCATATTCTCTGCTCGCTCACGCAGGTAATCGCTTGGGTCTATATCATCGGGTGCAAAGTCCTTTAGCATAGACCACGCATCATCAAACGCCTCATTACTTCGGCTAAAAATCAAACCCGCCCCTTCTCTGCGAACAGGGCCTGTGTTAGCACCTTGTGATATTCCTATACCATTAGAAGCATGACCCATATCCACGCCCATAGCGGATTCAAGCAATTCACTTTCCTGTTCCATAGCAGGGGTGCGGTTTAGCACTTCACCCATTTCCTCTGGGTTTAATGTGATATGAGGCAATTCACCCTCCATTTCCCGCAATGCTCTCTTTTTCCTTGCGATAGGATCTAACTGTTCTCGCCTTTCCTCTGTTTCAGCCGAATTGCGATTATGGTGTGATAACCCATCAGAGTCCTCGTTAGGATTGACATCGTAATCACCGACCATTTCTCTTGAACGGAAACCGCCTGTAAATTCTTGAATGCGTAATGCTTCTTCATTGACTCCCCTGCGGGGGTTTGCCATTGGCATTATCGCCCTCTCCTTAGACGGCTATATGTTCCCGCTACACGCATGGGGATAGATAGATACCATTGTGCTAACAACGGTGTCTTTGAATATGCACGAGCCAAAGGCAACATAGATGTTGTAAATAGAGCAAGGGTTTCTTGTGCCTCTTTCTCCGTTATCTCTGGTTGTCTTTGCATAAGATCTAAGAATAGCATTCTAATGCAAATGATTTGCCCGTATGCTTCTCCCGATGCTTCGTCTTGTGTTGTTAAATTGAAAGCCTCCATCCCCTCTTTCCATACTTTCACCATTTCTTCAAGGGCATCACACATTTGTAATGCTTCTTGGATTGAATAAATTGTATAACCGCCATGCAATATATTGCCATATTCTGTGTCTTTGAGCATCAAAGACGGAATAGTGCGGTAGTCATCAGTCATCTATCGCACCCTGCTTTACATTTAGGCCAACCTTCTCTTTGCACCAAAGCCCCAAAAGTAGGGCCACCACAATTTGGGCAAGGTGGCACTTTGCGGATTCCCCCACAATCATCACAAGAACCACGCCTAACCCCTGATCCTTGCATACCACTACCACGACAATTAGGGCAAATTAACCAATCAGAACCAGCCCTTGCTTGCATTCGTTCCGACCATTCTCTATCATTCTTCACCACAGACCAACCTATGTTGAATGCTTTAGAAACCCATTTTGCTTGGCGGTTGCACTTTGAGCAATCATCATCACCGCATCCACCCCCGCATGAGGAACAGTCGCCTCTTCCACAATAAGAAAAATCATCTTTGTGGGATTCATCTTCACAGTTTGTTGTTGCACATTGACTCATTCTTTCATCTCCCTAAACCTGCGCTTCCATTGTTCTTCATTTTCTCTTTGAAGTTTTGCTTCATGAATCCTTCGCTCTCGCCTTAATGCCTCTTTCCTTGCGGATAGCGGATATGGCTCTCCACCAGCCGACCTATCCCAACTGTAAGGTTCTGGTCTTTCACCAGACATATCTTGATCGTGCCTATATCTAATGTCTATATCTGGAAAACTCCCTTTGTATTTGTGATAAGCGTCAGACATATCTCTTTCATTGCCTTCTTCATCAATGTAGCCTAATTGTTCAGGAACGACAACGCCATCCCATTTGCGCTGACCGTAGCGAACCTTGTCGCCTTCAACCATTCGCTTGCCTTCCTCAACCTTTTCTCTTGGGCCGATAAACTCTTTGACTATCGCCCAACCTACTGCAAATGCTCTATTACTCATCTAATACCCCCGCATCGGCTAATGCCTTTCTCAAGACACGCCATTCATCTGGCGATTTCTCGCTGAAATGTGCTTGTATTACAGTCAATACATTCACCTGCTCGTTGCCACCAATAGCCTCAACCCTTTCAAGATATTCCCCAATGTCAGACAAACTATCCCTTATTTCTTTGTGTAGTCTAACTGCGGTATCAAGACCTTTGTAATCAAGTGTGCCTTCTTCTATTTGCTCTTCACGCATTATATCCACATGATCATTAAACAGGGTATTTAGCCGTTGAAGATTCCTTTCTGTCTGTTGCATAGCACCTTGAACCGTAGTAATGGTTTGAGGGATTGTTTCTATTGCAACTTGCCTCTGTATGATTGGTTGAGTATGTTCCTGTATGTGATGTGATAAAGCATCCACAGTTATTTCTAAATCATCAGCCATAGCATCAATAGGCACTATGTGATTTAAGACGGCTTCTTCAATGTTGGCTCTTTCAGGGTGTGTGCAAACAGGACATTCGGAATTACTGTTGTTGTGAAACTCCCCTGCATGTCGCCTCATGTGCCTATGAGCCGTTCCCTCCGCCCATGATTGGTCGGCATCTAACTCGGCCTCTGAAATTAACCCAAGTCGGATATTACGCTCAAAAGCATCTCTTTGTGGGTGCTGACAAAAGGTGCAATTCCGCCTTGTCCTCCGACCCACCATGTTTAGCGCATATCATTCATCTTTATGTGTTTTCTCATATATTTTACGGTGAAGGTCGCAATATGGTGATGGTTTTTGCACCGCCTTCTTGCACCTATTACCAGATTTTGCTATCGCTTTACACCTATGTGGCTCTGGATCAGATTTAGGCACAGGCTTCGCCTGTGGTTGTTCCGCTACATACGCTTGCGGTTGCGGGGCGTAATTTACCCGCCCACTAATACCGAAAGGCTGCGTATTGTCGTATTGCAAGTGTTGCGGTTAAGATAAGACCAAAGAACATAGCCATCATTTCACCTGTTCCAAGTGATGGCCCTTTCCACACTAACATTACCATTGAAAACAACATAAACGCCAAAATGAAAATCATTGTGGCACTTTCAACTAACATCTTATTTGGCGACATTAAACCTACGGTTGTTGCCGACCAATTTACATCTCCTGATATTGTTCTATCATCTTGACCCATTATATCACAATCCTACTGCTGCACCCTTAGCAGCCATGTTCACACCTTGCCCCATAGTAGCACCAAAGCCACCGTTTTGCTGAACCGCATTACCCATCATACCACCAAGAAGGCTACCAAAGAAGCCCGGTTGTTGTTGTTGTTGCATATTGTTCATCATCATACCTTGTTGATGTGCTGCAAGGAACATTTGTAATTGTTGTTGATTGGCGTTTAACACATTCTGCGCTGAACCCTGTGCCTTTTGTAATGTAAGAGCCAGATTTTCTGGTGATAGTGTTGCAAGGTCTTGTGGTAGTGTTGAAGTATCAAGAGTTATTTTATCTCCATCTTGCTTAAATGATACATTGTTGAAAAACTCTTTAATTGACAACATCATAATTTCACCGACCAAATCAAGCACAAGTGCCATGTTTTGAGAAATCACAAAAGAGGAAACGGGGTCATATAGTTGTAGTAATTGTGAAGTCGCCAAGACAGGATCATTCGCTGCTTGTTGCATCATCGGGTTTTGTGTCGCTTGCATCATACCCATCATGCCATTGTTCATACCGCCATATTGCTGATTCATACCGCCAAACCCTTGCTGCGCTGCAAGTGATGGCGCACCAAACTGTTGCGCTGGTTCGCTCTTATTTCCAAATCCAAATAACCCCATTGTTTCACCTATCTATTGTTTTGCTTCCATTTGCTGATTCATTTGCTGCATTTGTGGGTTGATACCCATCTGTGCCTGTTGAGTTAATTGTTCCATTTGCAACGCCCTCAAATCAAAAGTGATACTAACCAAATCCGCTATGCCTGTCATTGGGTTCGGGTGTTGCGTCATTACAACCCCTTTTGAGTATTGTGCATCTTGTTGCACCATTCTAAAGAATGGCTCATATTTCATTAGCGACTCTGGTGTTGAACGGTTTTTCTGTGTCTTTCCTGTCAAACCCGGCACACGCAAAAATCTTGTTCCTTTTGCTACTACCTTTCCAAACCCTTCTTTAGCCATATCTTGTTCTTCAACCATGCACTTTAGTGTATGGTAAATATGCAAATGAGCAGGGCATAATGTGCTATTCATCTGGTCGCCATGATCGCCATGTGTGCGAGCATGAGGCTTATTGGCTTGCCCTGTATCTTCATTAAACCAATATATATCGGCTAATGACAATCCTGTGCGGTCATCAACAATATGAGAATATGCGTTATCACCTTCTAAGAATCGCCTGACATCAACGCCACAACAAGCACATTCATGTGGTGCATTGTAGCGATATACTTTGAATAGCCCCAAATTGTAGTTTGGTGGCCTTAGTGCTTTGCGAAGCATCTTGATATTTTTCTTTCTGGCTTTGGCTGGATTCTTGTGGTTGGTCTTTAGATTGATTTCAACCGTTGGTATCATCTGATCATCGTGCATATCGCCCGATGAACCTGCGCTTGCCATTTCAGCCCTCTGTTGTGCTTTCAACAACTCATAAGCAATGCCCGTTTGCTGCGATAAAACACGCAACTGATCGTCAGAAACACCATTGAGGGAAACACCACCGTTGCCAAAGAAAGGGATTCCCATGATACCATGTCAGGGCTAACAGGATAAAAAAACTTCTTATCAAATTAGGTGTATAGTATCAACTATTGCCTTTTCAACATGCAAGCCGTATTGAGAAGATATTGCTTCAACATTGGTCGGAATACCTGCCCTTCTCAATCTTCTCAACTCATCTTGAAACGGTATCACCATTCTATACTGCCTTTTTAGCCCCATAGACCATAGTGCATCTGACTCTGGACTCCACCAAATATCCATCTTATTTAACAAAAGACAGACAACCTTTGGTTTCCAACGCTTTGCCTTTTTCTTCATTTTCCTTGAAAATGTTGATGGATATTTAGTATCTGTAATCATATCAACAATATACTGAAACCCTGCAACTGCCTCATTACGCAGGTGTGGAGATAACATTATTCTGTGATCGACAACATAGAATATAATATCCCTATGCTCATCTATTATATCTTTAGCCCACATTCCCCAATACTGTTGTTGCCCCCCTATGTCTGACGATGTAATAGGGGTTCTTTCTCCATTGAATCTAACTTGTTTCTTTGTGCTTCTCGGCATAGAGAAATTGCCATTGCGAACAGGGTGCGTAGTCCTTAACTCGGCAGGTATTGGGTCAATATCACCGGGAACAGTTAGGTATTGATCAAGAGTTGTTTTACCGACCATAGATGGCCCATATACCCCAACCCTATGCGGTTTCAACAATCTATACACATAAGTTGCTATTTGGGCTGAACCTAACAGTAAATGCCCTGCAAACATCCATGTTGCCATTCACGATCACTCGCCCCGAATGTGCTGCCAAATGGCTTCTGGGCTTATTTGAAGCCAAATATCCATGCCAACCAAAGTTAGAAAGGTTATACCAGCAGTTGCAACAACCGCAATAATTAGTTTGATGTTGTTTGTCGCTCGCTCTAACCTTCGCTCATAAGCATTCTCGGCTAATATCATAGACATGGCTTCGGCTTGTCTTTCATTAGCGGTGCTAAACGGCCACATGGGTATCGCCTCATTGCACTATGATGCCTTGCTCTTCTTGATTCTTTTGCTCATCGGCTGGCTCTTCATTAGGTAATCCAAAGGTTTGACCGCCCACCGCTTGATTCCAATGTTGTTGCTTTGACATTTCACTATATTGATACTGCCGATCTTTACGCATCCTTCGCTCTTGCAATCTATGTTGAGAGCGTAGCCACTTATCATAGCGGTTCTCTTGAGCAAACTCGGCTCGCATTTGAAGCGAATCTCTGATGCCACCGACATGAAACAAGACCATAGCAAGACAGAGGAAACCAAAACAGATTAGCCCGTATTGCAACCCCATCTCGGCTGGCCCTGCATCGGCCAAATACCAATTCAGGTGCGATACTGCTACTGCCGTTCCTGTTAGCAAAGATTGCCACAGTAGCATGGCTATTAGGTTAATATCAATTCGGTTTTCATCCATTCCACCATACGGTGGTCTATTTGGTGGTTGTTGCTGCATTCTATTCATCTCCCCTTTGTTTGAAGTATTGCGCTAAAATATGATTCACAAACGATGACTTAGATTCCCTGCCCCGTTCCGCCTCCATTTTGGCAAACAATTCATCAGGCATTACTACCGATACATGACGGCTCATGTGTAAATGCCACTACTGTTAAGGCTATCAAGGTTGTGATTAAATACATGGTAAGCATCGGGTTTAGTAATGAGCGCAGCAAACCTACCAGAAACTGTATCGGCATTAAGGTCTTTTCAACAGACAAGCAGGTTAAATGCTGACAACCCTTCAATACTTGAAACTTGGATCCAACGACATACAAATGAAGATACTGCAACCGATTTTAGTTTCAACGCAGCAATCGCAATTTTACATTACCACAATCACCCACTATATGGCGACATAAACAATGTTAGCACAGAAGCACAAACATGGATTTCCCATGTTCAACCTGCTGAAACAATACTCGCACAAGAGGAAACATGGTTAGATATGCAAACTACTACTATGTTATCCACCAATTTAGTCCGAATCTTCGGATCAGATAACCATTGGTTAGGTCAATGGGGCAGCATTAACAATCTCGGTAATGTTCCTATTGCTTATGTTGTCAATTATTTAATTACCCGCTTGCAAATATGTGAAGGAAACAACGGCCCAACAGGTGCAAATACCATCTCTCATACCTCGCAAGAGCCACCGGGTATGCAAGAGGAAATCCCATGAACAAAGCCATACGGATTTATGAAGTCGGCCCAAGAGATGGCATACAGGTCATGCAACACATTGTTGATACAGATCTCAAGGTAAAACTAATTGAAAGTCTGGTAAAGGCTAATTTGAAAGACATTGAAGTCGGTTCGTTTGTTCACCCCAAACTTGTTCCTAACATGGCTGATTCAGCCGAAGTGTATGAAAAAATATCACATTTAGATGGTAATTTTGGGGTTCTTGTGCCAAACGGCAAGGGTTTGAGCCGAGCGCAAGAAGTGGGTGCTAAGATGTTTAATGTATTCTTTTCACCCGTTGCCTCATTCAATATCGCTAATCACGGTAAAACCTATGATGAAGTCTTTGAGCAATACTACATTGCACTAAAGGATATACCCAGAGATAGGGTTCGGGTCTATCTATCCATGTCATTCCACGCTACAAAGAAGCAAATGCACAAGGCTATGAAAGACGCTTTGATGCTTGGCGACAAGGTTGTATTGTGTGATACAGACGGCAAAGCATCAAGCGAGCAATTCTATCACACTATACGCAGGGCATTAGAGCATACAGATAATGTTGCAATTCACCTACACCAAAGCACAAAACTCATGCAAAATGTCGCTACTGCCTATGATATGGGTATTACGGAGTTTGATTGTAGCATAGGTGGTATGGGCGGTTGCCCGTTTGTTGAAGGATCTAAGGCTAACCTTGCCACAGAAGATTTGGTTCAATGGTGCAAAGAGCGTGATATACCCTGTAATGTGGGTGATTTATCACAAGCGTTAGAGATTGTTAGTAAAATCAAAAATCATCAAGTTGTCTTGGGTTAAGTTTGGTATTGTAAATATGCTCTAACAATGAAGGAGGGTATCTTGCAAGTGGGTTATCGTGATCAGCATAACCGATTGTTGAACCTCTCCGATAACACGCACGACACTTCTTTTCTCCCGTCATTGGGTCAGGTTGCATATCACATTTCCTTTTGAGTTGATTAGGCTCAATTGAAGCGGGGCATACGCTAAAATTAGGGTTGTTTTCCATAAGTGTGTCATAAGTAGTGAAGTCAATCGCAGGGTGTTTTCCTAATTCGTGCAAATTAACACCCTCATACACCGTGTTGGGTTTAATGTCATCAGGAGTCATTCTTCCCGGTAAAGATACCTTTAACGCCAAATTAGGTGAAATATCTTCCCAACCTCTCGCATCAAGGAACTCTTGTAAGAACGGTAATTGGCGTGTTGAACCCCAAAAATCAACGGCAGGGTTGTCCTCTGCTATTTTGTCTGCTGCTGCATACGCACCCGGTCCTTGAGCATCACCTGCCGACCATAACCTTGCAACAGGTTTGTCTTTTCTTGAAGTGCGGTCTAACAATGCTCTTGGTGTTGCAGTAAGTGAATAGGCTGATGCTACTTCTTCTGGGTGTTCTATCATTCTATCATAATTTCTCCAAAGTGCTGCTTGTGTTGAGTTGAATTTGTAGTTATGGTCGCAAGCATAACAATGACCGCAAGCCGAATTAGGATTATCTCTTGTAGCAAAGACACAGGCTCTTGGTGGTGCATCCATCATAGATGGCCCTGCCATTTTACCCGGTTGTCCGTAATGCCCGAACTTCTCTGGCTTTCCTCTATAATCAAGATTTACACTAACATCTTCCCATTCTGGCAATTCATAATCAGCGTCAAGGGGAATATCCATCAAGCGGGGATTACCAAACTCATCGGTGATGTGGTCTTGCACCAAATAGTCGTTTGCTTTTAACCAATTGATAAGATCCATATTTCCGCTATTCCATTTCCCTTCAACCTTTTTTCCTGATTCTTTTCCTGTTGGGATGCCAAGATCTTTCCACCAATTCATGTAATTTGGCATTTCATCAGGTGCTACTGCCTTGTTGAATATATCAGCCATTTCTGTCAAATCATTGACAATTGACCTGCGAATGATTGTCTGTGGGTCTATGCCGTCAGGAAAAAACTCGGCTTTTCCTAACCAATCGTCTGGGTTGAATGCTTCACCAAACCTTTGTTCCCATGCCATAGCCTCTTCTGGTGTTCCTAAGAATTGTTGTTGTGGGTGATCTCTAAAATACTCGGCAGCGTCAAAGTTAGGAATGTTTGCAGTAGCAATCAATTCGGGCTTAATGCCTCTTTTACCTACTGTTGCAGTATTATCCCTGCGTCTGTTCAACATTGTGCTAAAGCCTTGATCGCGATATAAATCCGCAACAAGTGGGCTATTGTATGCTATGATAGGCAAACCATCTTCGGCTAATTCACCCAATCGCCTTGCGAGTTGTTGTTGCTGACCGCTTTTCATATCAAACTTATCAGAATACCCTGCTTGCTCTCCTTCATACGGTGGGTCAATTGGCATAATACCCCTATTGGTATCAATCTCCTTATCCCTCAAAAACTCATCAACAGGCATAGCATCCATTTCCCAATTTTCCATCATTGGCTTGTAGTGCCTGTAATTCCATATATCAGCATAAGGGCCACCTGCGCCTCTTGTCATGGTATATCTTCCTGTTTGGTTGTTATATCTGGTAAATGCGTTTAGTGAAGATTGCTGCGTCATAAGCCACAATTGGGCTAATCGTTTGTAGCCATCATCATCTAATTCTCCACGATTCGCCATGTCTAACATATAATTTAGTGAACCTTCTTCTGGATTTATTGCACTACCTCTTAATGTCGGTCCATCATAATGGCTTATGTCATGTCCTCCTTGAACCGCAGCCTCTTGGCCGAATTGAGAGCCAAAGAATGTCGGCTTGCTAATCATATTTGGCCTTGCTATATATTCCGAAGGATCCATCTGTTGCCCTGCTTTTTGTCCTGTTGGGAAAATTTGTCTTGCCCTGTCATCATCAGGAATACCATGCCCTGTAAATTCCGACCAATCAATTTCAAAGTTGGGGTCTTGTTGCATTTGGCGATATGCGTTAATGATGTTAGCATCTTTATCGGCTACTGATATTTCCTTCATAGGCAAATTCAATGGTAAATTCGCACCACCAACCATTGGGTCATACAGAATATCAGCACCTGTCCTTGAAACTATGCGCTTCAAAGGGTCAATGTAGTGATCTCTCCCTTTACTACCAGCCCACTTTAATGGTGATTGTATTTCTGGGCGACCCTTTTGCGGGGGTTTTATACCTCTAACACCTTGACCTTTTGGCTTAGGGTCAGGGCCATCAAAGAGATAACGGTTAGCCATTGTTCCGTTCCCTCCATTCTTGTTCAGCCTTCTCTTGAGCGACCCTCAATTGTGCCATCATTTCACCCCATTGTTCACTATACATAGGGTTATCCCAAATAGTAATACCGGGATTACCTGCCGACCTATCTTCATTTGATGGGTTTCCTTCCGCCATCATGTTAGGCCACAAATCTTCTGGGGGTATTTCTTTGGTTGAAACAACGGAGTCGCCTTCGCTCGGTTCGTAGTCTGGCCCCATCAACATTTCAGGCACAACGGCACTATGATCTATACCCGGTTGAATACTTGGGTCATCTTCATCACGCCAAAACGGTATAGTTGCTATTTTCGGAGAACCCCGTCTGCCAAAGGACATCCAACGCCTTGCCAAATCTGGGTTTTTTGAAGCATATACTAACGCCTCTGGCCCAAACTTTATCCCATCTCTAAGAATAGGCATGACATTTTCTTCTGGTGTAGCATGATAATACCAAGGTGCTTTTACCAAACTACCTAAATCGCCATCTCTGTCATACTCTTTCCATTTGCCATCTAAATCAGCAATAAAGTATCTCCCACAACCTCTGCAAAAGATACTGCCATCTCTTGAGTTATGATATTCATCTTTCAAATTGCAAGAGGGGCATTCAAAAAATGGGGCTTCTTTGATAATCGCCCAACCTGTATCAAATGCAACACCCATCAGTCCTCATCCTCCAATTCCTTATCCCTTTCTCTTTGCTTCAACTCTATATCTAATTCACGCCAATTGTGAAAACCTGCTTCTTCAAGTCGCCTATCAGCAATCTCACTAAGTATATCGGTTAAATTCTTTCGCTGATACCGTGTGTTTGGGTCATCACTTGCAGGGTTTTCCAATTGTTGCACATAACTATCTAAATCCCAATCATCAGAAACACGGCTTGCCCTTTGCTTAAACTCGCTATCATGCGGTTCACCACCAAACGCAGGGAACATTTCACGCTCTTTTTCAGTCATCTCATCTGTTGGCTTTCTTCCATCAAAAGTTTCTTCATCTTCTTCAGGAGTCCAAACTTCTCTATCATACTCTGAATCCATGAATGCTTGAGCAATAGCCCTGCTAACAGGGTCATACTTGTGCCTCCTTTCAGCACCTGCTTTTTGTGGTTGGTATCTGGGTTTTTTACTCTTTAATCCAAAGAATAAGCCACCATCTTCTGTTCCTGTATAATAATCATCATGTCCTTTAATGTAGTATTTGTTATATGCTTCGTTGAACGGTATTCCTTCTTTTTCAGCCATTTCAGATATATAGGACACAATATCTAAATCATCAAAGCGATTGACATTTGCTCTCATATCTGTGTAATCACTACCAGAATCTCTGCGATTGCGCCTGAAGGCATCTCCTTTTTCTGATAGTGGTTTCCATCTATCAGCCGACTCCAAACCTACATTTCTCATAGCCGACATTGGTTTCCCTGCTAATGGGTGAGGAATTAACTGTTCCTCAATTGGTTCATACTGATCTCTTTCATAACTACCAATTCTGTCATACAGGTTTGTTAATTCACCTGTCAAGTCATACTCTGACATTTCTTTATCATCATAACGGCCTGTTCTTGTTTGATGTGGCAAACCATCTTCCTCTATATTCCATTCTTTGCCCTTGTATGTTCTTTTCATTGAGGGTAATTTGTATTTTAGATTGCGACCATCATAATTTTCTTTCAATTCCAATGCTTCTTTTGGTATCAGTCCGTATTGTAATGATGGGAACAAATTGTAAATGGTTTGCAAATCTCTTGGGGTTTTTTCGGGGAAGCGTTCATCACGGTATCTCCCTCTTCCCGTATAATACTCGTTATATGCGTCAAGAACCTCTTTGTGTTCTGGATTGTTTTCGGGGTCAAACTCAACAAACTCCATGTCAGATCGCATCATATCAGGGAATACCTTTGGCCTGTTTAGATTCATTATATCATCTTCAATGCCTAATTCTTTCGCATAATCAATCAATTCTTGCTGAATAGCAGCCCTTTTTTGCGTTATGTCGTCAATTACCGCTTGCTCTTTCGGACCGGGTTTCTTGTAATCTTTATCCCATTTCCAAGGATAGCCATCGTTGTAATCTTCTCTTATTGCCTCAATCATTGCTGGATTACGATGATGATAGGATAACTCCGAACTATAATCCATGCTATCAATGTATTCATCTCGCATATTCGCCCACTTTGAATACAATTTGTAGTATGGGTTCTCTTTATTATAATCCTCTCTGAACCCGGCTGGCTTTTGTAATAACCCTAATTGACTCATTCGCCTCAATTCGGGTTTCATTGGACTATCGCCATAAGCCCCCATATCTTCATCCCATAAATCAAATGACATAGGATAATACCTCATATTCATTGGTCGCCAATCTTGAACATAGCCATAATCTGGGTCTTTCCAATCCCTGTCATCTCCGATTAGTCTGGTTTGGTCGCCCACTTGACCTGCCAATATCCTTCTCAACTGCAAACGCCCAATTTCGCCCTTTACATTGTCTGGTAAATCGGCAATCGTCTTAGGAACAGGGGCATTACCTGCTAAAACATCTTTGAAGTGATTGTCTAATGCCGACATAGCCTCCGAAGTAAATTCTTCGGCCATCTTTTTCCTTCTCGGTCCTGTATTTTCGTCATAATAGGTGGATGGAGTCATACCTGTCGGGTCAGTAGCATAAGCCCCAGATTCGTCTAAAATTCCCGCACCCTGTTGCAAGATTGCATTTCTTAGGTTTCTGTATATGCGTTCCTGTGGTGGCAGTAGTAATCTTTCAGCGTCAGGGTTTCTGACAGGTTGCCAATCTGATTCAGACATTTCACCCAAAAGTGGCATTCCGGGTTTCCTTTCAGGAGGCACACCCATGATTCTTCTCAACTCACTTGGCCTTCTCCCACCTTTCCTTTTCGGGTTTAGGTCTTTTGCCATTCTTTGTGCGTTAATTGGATTTTCAATGCCCCACTTCTTTTGCGCCCTTGCAACCGCTTCAAGATAGGCTCTCCTTTCGGCTTGCTCAACATCACGGTGATGAAGCCACTTAGCAGCAGCATATTCAGGATTAAACGGAAATTCTGTGGTGTATGCAGCCTTTTCATGCCATGCACTTCTGGTGCTTTTATCACTAAACCTATTTGGGAATGGTTGTCTTGGTTCTCTCATTCTTGCCCTTGCAAATGCAGGATCGTCTAACATTCGTGCCATTACTCTTGACTTTTCATCACTTGACATTCCTGAAAATATACTTGAGGGGTCTTGCGTGAAATACTTAGAATATAACTCATCTTGTGTTGCTACATGGCCTGTTTCGTGGTCGGCAGTATCAATAATATCAGGTATCGCTTCACCTTCAAAGTCTTTCAGCCTTTCATTATATGATTCAATAAAATCATCAATTTCATCTTGATCGTAATCCATTCCATCAAAAGAGCCATCTAATCTTGGGTCATCTGGTGCGCCTCTTGTGGTTCTCCACCCAGATCCTTCGGCAAATGGTCGCAAATATGTGAAATCTCTCCCTGATCTTGGGCTAAGATAGCGAACCACATCCGTTCCACCGATGATTTCTCCCGTTGGCTTGCCTTCATCATCACGGATTCTTTTGCCACCTACATTGTCGGTTCTTGTTTCCCACCCTTCTGGTAAATTATCTGGGTCAAAGTCAGGGGGCAATGCTTGAACCATTGGGAAATCTCTTGCCGATGCTCTTGCATACCCCAAATAATCGCCACCACCTTTTTCTTTGAATGGTCGCACAAGAAAATCGGACTTAGTGATGATTTTTCTTGCGGTTGAAGGTGAAATACCCATCAAATATCCCCCTTTTGTAGCATATCCCATGTAATTTCAAAGGCATCTGATGAAGCATAGAAGCCCATGTCCTGTGATGCTTGGTCTGTTGGCAAACTCGCCTCCGAGCATTTATCCCATGCTTCAAGCACACGGTTTGCAAGAGAATCTTCCCATGAATGATTGGATCGTGGGCTATTTGGGTTCATACCCGGCCTTGTTAGACTCCGCCTCCCATACATGAAGGCGTAGCCCTCTGCATCAAACCTGTTCTCTAAAGATTGGCGGAACTCTTCACAGGACATAGCCTCATACATTTCCAAAATACGGAGTCCTCCATCGGGATCGTTTGTATAGGTGCTATCACCCCATCCCTCCACTAAACCTTCACGCCACATTTCCTTTGCTTCGCCACAACATGGGTCATTTCCCATGTCTGTTTGTGTCATATCGGGCATAACATCATCATCGGGCATGAGTATTTCTCGCACCTTAAATGCCAAGTCTGGATCCTCAAGTGTTCTTTGAGGCTCAAACAAATCAAGAGGTTGAGATGCCTCTGGATTTATATTGATTCTTGGCGAGCCGTTAGGTCTTTCATACCTAAAGTTTCCACTCACCATGCTTCACCCCAAAGCATACCAACCCTTTAGGGTTTTTATGATAGACTTGTGATATATCGCTAAAATATCACCTTGTTAATGTTGTCATTTGTGTCAAGGTTAATATGTATGGTCGGCTCGCATAGGTTCATGCAAGGCCAACCCGTCTTTATCATGCAGCAGGGAACAACACAGGAACAAGGGAGAACCGCCCAAACTAACAATATCGCAGCAGCGAAGGCAGTTGCACAAGCGGTTCGCACCACTTTAGGACCAATGGGTATGGATAAAATGCTCGTTGATGAAAGTGGAGATGTGATTATTACCAATGACGGTGCTACAATCCTTGAAGAGATTGATATTGAGCATCCAACGGCTAAAATGATTATTCAAATCGCCAAAACACAGGAACAGGAATGTTATGATGGCACTACATCAGCAGTTATTGTATCTGGCGAGTTGCTAAAGAAGTGCGAGGGGTTGATCGAGCAAGATATACACCCAACCACCATTTGCAGGGGGTTGAGAAAGGGTCTGGTCTTTATATTAGAAAAATTGAAAGACTACGAGATTGCCGACATTGACCTTGACAAAATTGCCAAAACTGCCCTTACAGGTAAATCGGCTGACTCGTTTAAGGACATTATATCTGACATTTGCGTTAATGCGGTGATGAATACCGACAGTCTTGAGGAAATTCGCATCTCAAAAGCACTTGGTGGGTCAGCAGAGGACAGTATTATCCTTGATGGCATCATCATAGACAAGGAAAGATGCCACCCTGCTATGCCAACATACCTAAAAAAGCCGTTTATAGGGCTAATTGACAGTAATTTGGGTGTAAAACAGACAGAAATTGATGCAAACATACAAATTACCGATCCTGCACAGATTGAGGCGTTTTTGGCTAAGGAAGAAGCCGAATTACAGGCTATGGCAGAGAAATTCCATGCTGAAAAGGTCAATGTAGTGCTATGTCAGCGTGAAATTGATGATTTAGTCAAGTATCACTTCGCAAAATTGGGTATTTTGGCTCTTGAGAAGGTCAATAAGACCGATATGGAGGCAGTAGCGTCAGCATCTGGTGCTACAATCATCAATAATGTCAAAGATTTGAATACTGACGCATTAGGTTCGTTTAATTTGGCTGAACAGGAAACACTTGGCGAGTTGCCAATCCTAAAACTGTCAAATGGAGTCAATGCAGCCACTACTGTGCTACTGCGTGGCCCTACTACACACTTTGTTGATGAAATTGAAAGAGCATTTGACGATGCTTCGGGTGTTGTTAGCGTTGCACAATCCGATTCTGTTGTCCTTGCAGGTGGTGGATCCACCTATACAGGCTTATCCAACAACCTTGCAGCCCATGCAAAGACTGTATCAGGCCGTGAAGGTATGGCAATCCTTGCTATGGCGGAGGCACTTGAGGCAATTCCACGCACTTTGGCAGAAAACGCAGGGCTTGACCCCGTTGATGAGATGATGGCTTTGCATAAAGCACATGATAAGGGCAAAAAGTATCACGGAATTAACATTGAAGTCGGTGGTGCTATTGATATGCGTAGTCTGGGAGTCTTTGAGCCTAAGCGAGTTGTTGAACAGGCACTAAAGTCAGCAGTTGAAACCGCAATCATGGTTCTCCGCATTGACGATATTATATCTTCAAAGAAGCGTGATTAAGCCTCAAACACTTTACTGTAAATCCAAGCGATTGGTAGCAGTATGATCAGTATTGGGATTAGAATCAAGCCACCCAGAGCCATTAGTGCGAGCAACCATAATGGTTTATTTTCATTCATCTTTAACCCCAAACATTCGCTCATATCTAACAGGGAGGCGTTCTGACATAATTTCTTTCACATTACGGACATCTTGAATCCAATTTTCAACATGATCTGCCGTCAATGGTTCAAATTCCCCACTTTCCATTGGGTGATAATTCTCCCACCAACCATCTTCTGTTGGTGGCATAAGCACACTACCCTGTGTGACCTCACGCATACCAGATGAATGCCCTCTATCATCAGGCAGCCAAGGAGTCAAAGCATCATGCCCCATATCGCCCAATAGCACATTCATTGGTGATAAACCACCCAAATCTTTCATTCGCCAATCTAATTCCTGTAATATCTCTGGATCTTCCATCCAATCTCCGTAAAAATCATGTTCATCATCACGACCCCAACCATGCCGTTGAACAATAGGGGAGTCTTGTAAATATCGGTAAAGATTTTCGGTGTAGTAAGGTTTGATTGTGTTTTCATGCTTACCATCTTTCAAATCTTCAAAATTAGACCAATAAGAACCGGGTGAATAACTCTCTTTGCGTGGATTATCTGCGGTGTAGTAGCGTGTGAATATATCAGCATAGTGTTTTGCTTTGTCGTCATCGGATATAGGGTCATTCCATTCTGGTCGCATAACTATGGGGGGTTCTCTATTGATATTTCCACTATACAATTTATCACGAGGGCTTTGCACTTCTCTCCAAGTATCTTTTCCGCCTTCTGCTAACACATTGTTCAATAAAGTCATAGAAGCATCTCTAAACTTGGGTGAAGTAATAAGTGGCTTCTTTGGTTTTGGTATATACACCATTTGACTTTTATCATCATTTTCTCTCAAATACTCTTGAATCCCTAATAATTCCTTTTCTGTGCTACCCCTATACATCGGGTCAAACGGGCCACCGTGATAATATGTTCCTGAAACACCTGTTCCAGATCCTCTGCCGGGCAACATTTCATGGTGTGTGGGCCGATAACCACCAATCTTGGGATTTATTTCTGTGTCTAAAAATCTTCCATGTTCTTCATTCCATTTTTTGCCATAGATAGGAACGGCCTCTGTGACCGCAGGTGCAGCAAGGTCAAATCCGTGAACCCGGAAGCCCTCACCCCAATTCTTGACAATATCCCAAGCGGT